TACTATATTATGTTGAAGTGTGCCGATAGAGCAAACGTTAAAATATATGAAGTAGACCGAGAAACAAGGAAACAACTGGAACCATATAAAGAGTATTGATATGCTCCCGTAGTCTAATGGAAGGGCAGCGGTCTTCTAAGCCGTGATTTTTTTGCAGGTTCGAGTCCTGCCGGGAGTACCATATAAAAGAAAGTAGTTTTCTCTCCCCTTAGCTTAACAGTAAAGCCCTGGATCGTAACCGGGAAGATGTGGGTATCGAATCCCACAGGGGAGTCCTTTTGTTGCCCGAACGGGACAACGGGGGTATTTTAGACAACAAGGCTGGTAAGGATGATACCTGAAAAACAAAAGAAGCTTGATGAGCTTGATGAGCTTGTTGCGTCGTATGTTAGAACAGGCAAGTTCAGACAGATCGGCATGCAAAGATTGACAATGACCACCTTCGTTTATAAGATGATAGAGATCCTAGCGGATGACGATGAACACAAGGAAGAATTAGTTGAACTATTTTCGGAGTTGTTAAATGTGTGACCCAACGGTAGCGTTTTTTGCGGGATGTGTTATAAGTTGTGTGCTGGTGATGGCCGGATGGGCCATGGGAGGCGACCAATGAAAGAGCCAACTGGACTAGACATGCTAGAGATAGCCCTAGATGAACTAGAGTGCTACGTTGATGATTGGTTGGAAGCCCCACCGGGCTCCGAAGTGTACACAATACGAGCACAATTTGATGAGGCCTATCGACTATTAAAAGAAGAAAGGCTTGCAAATAAACCCTGTGCGTGCTATCTGAATAACCAGAGGTTATCCCAGGAGGCAGGTGATGAAAGTCGATCTTGAGCTTGGTGATGTTTTAATTAAACGTGCGCACAATGGATGGATGGCCTTAACAATAAGTGAGGCAGATCCAACGTATGTTTTAACCGATGTATACTCTGATTCAGAGACAGATGAATTAGGTATTCATGAATCTCTAGCAGAGCTACTGTGGGATCATTTCTGTGCTTATTTCAGGAGCAAGTGGCATGGCGGCATTACTCTTAAAATAGAAGAAAAAGGACGAGAACATGACGATCAATAAAGGCTGGAAATACGCCATAGTAAAAATAGGCGAGGCAGACGGCAGTGACGTATGTGAACTCGTGGAGCTTTATCCGCTTGGTCCAAGTGGGGAATATAACACCTTTTGCAGGGCCCGCATGTGTAGCCTAGAAGACTTACATATGGCCACAAGAGATATCGAGCGCGACGGCACCAACTTGTGGTTTTGGGAGAACGGAGAATTTACATATGACGCAGAGGAGTCTTGGTGGGACTGGAAACGAAATAAACAAAGAGACGGGCTCGTGGGCGGCCAGCACATAGTAACGATTGAGCAGGCTGAAGGCACTGACGATTGCTTTGTTCCCATACCGGATGAACTGTTGGAAGAGCTAGACTGGGAAGAGGGAGATGAGATCCTTATTGAAGAAACAGAGATCTGTGAGCCTTGGGGCGAGCACAGAGGGTTCACTCTTGCCAACCTATCGAAACCGGAAGGACACTTATCGAAAAACACTAAAGATGAATTGTATAAAGAAGGGGTTTACAAAATAGCGGAGAGGCTTCATATGCACGCCAATGGCACCGGGGACATTTCACCCGATGATGAAAAGAAGTACCGGGCGTATTTACAATGGAGACTGGACACTTGGGAGACAACGGGAAATGAGTTTGATGCATATATGAAATGCCTCATTGAGACTGCTCTGGGAGGAGAAGTATGACTGAACCAATTAAAAGTGTGTACGAGAATCACGGCGATACAGTTGAAGTCTTGTGGACCAAGAAGTTCAAGACAGGGTATATCCTCCAGAAGGAACGCGTAACCAGCTACCGCAATGACAACAAGCCCCTGGACATGACGGTTGCCTATAATCATGATGGAGATTATATGGGCGGTAGCAAAGATGCGCACTTCCTGTGTAACAAATGCGGCATCAAGCCGGAACTTATTGACAACGGGTCGAGTGTCTGCTCTATTGGGTTCAATGAGGAGGAGCAGAAATGGTATGGGTGGTCCCATCGAGCCATGTATGGATTCGGTGTAGGTTCCGAAGTTAAGGTTGGAGACTGCGGGTTCACTCCCAAGAACGAAGACGAGTTCCTTAAAGATTGCCATAATTTTTGGGGATATCTCGATGGACATAAAAGGAATATAACTTCTGAGCATGGAGAGATCATACCTGGGGGTGCCAAGGGTGTGTGGACACGCTGGATATACTCTGACGACGAGCCTAATGAAGAAAGGCGTGGTCAAGAGGGCGCAGTATTCTCTGATTATCCTGAAGACTGGGGTCGGGGAGAGTGGAAGGCCGAGACGCTTGAGGACGCCAAACAAATGGCAATTGACTTTTCGAATGGGGTGTCATAAGTGGGAACTAATTATTACGCTAAATATAATATCTGCGAGCACTGTCACAGAGGGGATGATTACAACACTTTCCATATTGGAAAGAGTTCGAGTGGCTGGATGTTTAGCTTGCACGTCGTAGAGCGTGATGACTGGAATGATGAGTTCTATGAATGTGCAACGCCGAGGTCGCTTGTTACTTGGAAAGAGTTCTTGGAGAAACCCGAAGTAGCAATCTTTAATGAATATGGAGAGCAGGTGCCTTGCGAAGAAATGATAGAGCGCATTACACAGCGGAAGCCTCACACCGGGAGGGCTTTGCGAAGACATGAACTTGATGGCGAACATTGTATTGAACATGGTGAGGGTACTTGGGATCTGATCACAGGAGAATTTTCATGAATATCGCTGGCTATGCATATACTAAGGGTGAAGAGAAGAAGCACCAAGAGAACATAGATAGGTACGGGGAAATTAAGCACCTTGTATCGAGGATACACCTTCAGAAGGTCTCCATGTATGCCAAGACGCAGTTTAAAGGCGAACTTCTTGATGAGGAATGTCAGGCGCTGTCAGAAAAGGATATTGCTCTTATAGCGGATTACGGTAACCTTTGCTTTGGAGGCCATTGCACTAAATCAGATGACGGCAAGAGCTTCTGGGGCGCTTACTATACGGATTAGAGATGACTGAAGAAATAAAAGACAACCAATTTTCTGTGAAGCATTTTCCAAAAATATCAATGGTCCAACTCCATATTAACAAACATGAGCCTGGAAAGGATGATTTTCCGGAGCATATTAATATTGTTAATTATCGTTGGGAGAAGAGGGAGGATGGCGAGTGGGAAGTAAACGTTGACACAAGGGCCTACAGGTAGGCTATGAATTTAGGGCTAGATTTCCATGATACGATTTCATATGAGCCGGAGTTTTTTGTCAAGCTCATTAAAAGTTGGCCTGGAGATGTGTTTATTGTTACGGGCACACCGCCGTCTAAGATCCAAGAAGTCGAAATGGCCCTGGAGAGCTTAGGGCTTGTACGATCTGACTTTAAGGATGTGCTGACTGGGTACGAATATGATAAAGCGGACATGAGTTTAGAGCATTTCAAACGAATGGCAAAACATAAACTAAAGCTATTGCAAGATAACAACATTCGCGTCTATTATGATGATAATCCCTTTTACGTTAATTACGTAAAGGACTACGGGATCCTCGCCTTGCAGCCCATTATGAGCAAACAATACCTACAAGAGTTTGAGCAGGCGGATCCTTTTTTCACATGCAACCTGCAAAAGAATCAGTTTGATTATTTAAAGGACTTGGAAGACACCGAGATGCTGAAGAAGTCACATATTGACGATGAGTTCATGGACGCTTGCTTGGATGATATGCTGGAGAATGAAGATGAGTGAAAGAAAGACACCACAAGAACAGTTGATTGAAAAATACCCTGAACTCCTTGAGCACGCCTGGCCTTCCGTAAATGACGGCTGGCTTCCCTTGCTTGACACTCTTTGTGGGATGATTGAACACTATGTCAAGTGGCAAGAGAAGGGCGGGGTTGTCATCGTTTCGGATTATGAAGAACCACCGGAAGAAGGCAAGTGGATGAACCGTTTCTTCTTTTCGCAGATTAAGGAAAAGTTCGCCAAAGGCCGCTTCTACTATTACGGCGGTGACGATTACATCAGGGGCCTTGTTGATATGGCCGAAGCGATAACTGGCCACACCTGCGAGAACTGTGGAAACCCCGGCAAAGAGCAACCAACCGGCTGGTTCAAAACACTATGCGACCCTTGCTTCAATGATTGGGACGACATCAGGAGCGCCAAGTGGGAAGTGGAAAAAGAGCGGCTCCTGAAGGAGAAAAGAGAAGATGGCATTTAGTTCGTACCATGATAGTATCGTAGACGACCTCAAAGAAATATTCGAAGAATACAGCCAGATGGAAGACAAGTTAGAGTGGATTTATGCCAACTTCACAACTATTGAGAATGAAACAAAGTGGCGAGAGTTTGAAGAAGAGTTTGATTGCAAGGTTTTATGCCCCCAATCGAAGAAAAGCAAGGGTAAGCAACAAACCACCACGACAGAGGAACGGCTCAAGGCGGCGGGATTTGAAGATGTGAGCGAAGACCAAAGAGCATGCAATAGGCTTTGCAATGAACTATACGGGGATAAAAAATGACTGAGAAAGAATTTTGCTATTGGCTCCGGGGATACTGGGAGCTTTCGACCGAGGATACATTGACAAAAGAACAAATTGGGGTTATAAAGGAACATCTACGAACGGTGTTCGACAAACGGACAACTCCAGAGGATATAATTATGCCTGGGATAACAGATCTTATTTGCTAAACGATATGACCAAAGAACAAATAGAACAGTTTTACGAGGATTACCGTCGCACGGTTGGTGAAGAATGTGCTCCCGACGAGATACACTGCTCCTGCGTCCCGCTTCTTCGGCTTGAGATCGAGACACTGAAAGAGAAAACGAAGGGACTTGAGAAAGAACGCGATATTCTTCTTCTTAGATCAAAAATACTTGAAACCCACTATCGGTCGGGGAACCCGGGTCTTTATGCCGAGGGAGAAGAACACATTATGCAATTGGAAAAAGCTGGAGCCGTAAAGGTAAAGATAAAAAGTGTCCAACCATTGACTTATTCTCTTGTTGGCGATGAGTTTATGGACGACTGTTTAGACAATATAACGAAAGACCACAGGCACGTTAAAGAAAACTGCGTTGCCTACCAAGAAGGCGGAATTGGCTGTCCTGACTGCTACTGCGACTCAACTTGTAAGGATGATAGCTGCCCTATCTGCGGCGGCAACACACCAGAAAGAATAGATGAGCAGATTACTTGGATGGAAAACACAATGAGGACAACAAGCCTTAAAACAATCTATCTTACAGAGGAAGAACTGAAGCAGGCAATAGCCAATTATATTAGAGATCGAGACGGCAAGCTTGGTCCAAATGGACTATACATGCACTTGACAAATAACAAGTGTACAATGGAGTGGGCCGACAAGGGTGAGTTTGTCATTTCTATTGATGGCGAAATAGAGGATTGAATACGGTTATTTGTAATAATTTATACTAATTACTGCGTAGAGCCCACTGAAGGTTCGGGAGATGCGCAATGCCGTTTACCAATCTAAAGAACAGAAACGCGACAGAGGGTGCTGATAGCGTTTATATTAAAGGCCCCACAACGGCATGACATGAATTGGTTGTGGCTTCTATGGAACCGGTTGTCCAGGGTAACTTTGTTCATGGGATCAACAACGATATCTTTGAACAACAGGTTACGCTTGACGGGACGGTGGCGACCAGCGCCTCCCTTGTTGTTTTGACAAGTGGTGTAACAAAAGACGCCACGGCGTTTGTTCAAACAAAAAGAAAGATCAAGCATGCCCCGGGCGAAGGCGGTGCCGTCCGGGGCGCTATGATTTATGGTAGCGCTTCCGCTGGGACCGTCCAATTTTTCGGTGCGGAAAATAGCGAAAATGCTTTCCTTATTGGTTATAGAAACCTGGACTTCGGCGCTCTACACGGCGTGGCAGGCAAGACAGAGATAAGGTCCCTACAGGTGACCGATCCCTGCGCCACTACAGAAATCACAGTGACCCTCTCGGGGGGATTCCTTGGTTGTGCCCGTTACGGGAGGCAACGATGTGACTCGAACAGCATACCAATTATCTATAGCGGATTATACTGGTGTCGGCTTAGGCTGGAACGCCGATGCTATCGGCGATAAGGTGTACTACTCGTCTTTGCGATCTAAAACCACGCTCACTGGCTCCTATACCGCCGCAGGGACTTCCTTTGCCGGAACATTCGCCCAGGTTCAGGCAGGCGTCAACAGAGACATTACATTTGTTAAACAAACTGATTTTAATCATGACCCATTGGACGACACTGGTCCCTCTGGCATGGTTCTAGACCCCGAAAAAATCAATAGTTATCAAGTCGAATATCAGCATGGCTGCGGAGATATACGTTATTCTATTTTAGATCCCCAAACCGGCGATCTGATTAAAATCCACGAATTTCAGTTTTCTAATTTTTTAGATAGAGTCGATTCCACCAACCCAATTTTCTCTGTTAAATCCCTGTGTTCAAACAATGGCGGGGCCACCGCCGCAACATTAAAATGCGTTCATATGTCTGCTTATTTAGAAGGTATAAACCCCATCCTTGACCCGCTTCATACCAAATATCATAATTTTGGTGAAATTCAGTCTGCCAATTCTGATTTTGCTAACGGGCCTTTTTTGGCATTAAAAGCTAATCGGACTTTCAACGGTGTCTCTTCGTTTGGTCAGGTGAGGCTACTGAGGCTGCATGCGTCTAACGATGTCAGCACCAGTGGATTGAGTGGCGTCATGACCATCGCCGTATATAAGAATCCGAAAATTAATGGTGATGTCGATTTTCAATGGTTTGATGAAACCAAAAGTAATGTTTCATACTCCTCTTTAACACCGGGCTCGGGAGATGGTGCCAACTCAATAGACATAGCTGATATGGAACCCATTTATGTTTTCAGCATAGGCGCGGACGGGGCGGCAGAGCAAGACATGGAACGCTTGAACCTATGTCTAAACGCTGGTTCTTACTATGTTTTCACACTGAAGACCACGAAAGGCCACCAGGCAGGGAATTTCTCTGCTACGTGGCTCGAAGAGCAATAAGCTTCTTGCGGATATTTGCAATGATTTATACTAGTTATTACACACACAGAGTGACATGTTTGGGTTGGGAACAAGACAAGATGCCTTTTGTCAACCTAAAATAAGGAAATGAATAATGCCGTCGAGCTTTAATTATGGACAAGGCCTGGGGAAAGTCGCCTCATACCAAGCGTCTGCACGTCCATTTTTGACCTCTTCACTGACGGTTCCGGTGTCTTCGGCCACGCCATTGATAGTTTCATTTAACCAGGTGTCAAGGTTTGTCGTGGTCACTAATACGTTATCTACAACAGATCCATCTTCTCCTTTAAGATTTGGCTTTTCGGAAGCAGGAGTCAAGGGAACAATAAATAATAATTTTGCTGTCTTGGACAATGGCGAGAGCTTTGAAGGGGAGTTCCGGGTTGTAAAAGTATTCCTCTTAAGTAATACAGCAGCCGAAAGCTCTGCCTCTGTAGTAGCTGGATTAACAAATATCCCCCATGGCCATTTGCAAGCTAACTGGTCTGGGTCACAAGGGGTTGGATAGCATAAGTTCCTTGACTTCGATGCCTGGGTAAGTTAAGATTTCGGCATGAGTCAGCTTGAACCAGAGCTAAGTCAATGCCCCCGCTGCAAGGCGGATCTCCAAGGGGAACCTATCCCAAGAGAAAGCCAAGAGTTCTACGGCGGGCATACACACTTTAGACGTGAGGTCCTGGTATCTTCCCGTGAGCATGACGTTGGTCTTTATTATAAGTGCCCTGACTGCCCAGGCGCGTGGCATCGATGGCCAAAGGACAGCCGGTATCATGCCATAGCTGAATCAGTTATGTCCAATTTGGAAACAACTGAATAATCAATGAAAGATAGACCGAATATTAAAATCATGAACGCCAGGGATAACGAGGAGGCTGGAATCGCCCTGCGTGCTGTCGGAGAGTTTAAAACAGACTTCAAAGACAGGAAGACAGGCCAGCATAATTTAGTTATCTTTACATATAGCTACGATAACCGAGATAGAAAGAGGCCACCTGATTTCACTGTAGGTGTATGGTGGACTGGCACCCGTAATATCACTGCCTGGGTTAACACCAGGGAGATTCATGTTGATGAGTAAACCCAATAGAAATTAAATGATTCGTATTTTCGTGCTTTTACTTTTATAAGTAGCTATTTATAGGGAAGCATACGACTGAACGTTTATTATAGACAGGGGGACGATTCAAATGCCTACAGTAAGAGAAAGAGCGATAGCTGATTTTGAAAACACCGTTAATCTTAAAGCCGCAACAAATGTAAGCGGGCTTTTAAAGGTAACGAATACCGCAGGACTACGTGACGCCAAGACCCTCCGAGCGGCAGGCACAGCCGGTGTCAATCCGACCGACATCTCTGCTACGGAACTATCAGTCAACACCCATTATAAATCAATCGCTGCCGCGACGGCGATGACGATTCCATCTGCTGCTGCGGGAGATATCGGTGATTTTATTACCGTTTTTTATGGCCTAGCGATTAATAACGCGGCTGCCCATACGTATACGACGACCACGGACACGGCTTTTGCGCTTGGATCCACTGCGGTTCGAGTCGGCGCAGTGGTTGCATCTGTTGGCGACTTGGCAGCCGCCTCCGATAATACTCTTACGATTACTGGAGCCACCAATGGTGACGGCGGAGCGGGTACAACTGTAAAGTTTGTAAATATGACCGGAGCCCTTAATGGCTGGGCCGTAGAAGCCGTTACTCTTAATCAGGGTAATGGCTCCTCAGCCGGTACGATTGCGTTCTCTAACGTCTAATAATTTGACAACGCGTACTAATTTGGTACAATGGCATAAACTACATGGGGAATCACTATGAAAGCTTACGCCATTGTGCCATTTTTTCTATTTGGATGCATGGGACACCCCCCTGACACCACGAATGATCTAGGCACCCCTGGTGTTAAAGTATCTGCTGTAAGTGATGTAGTAAATGATGTGCCCACGGAGTCGGAGCCGGAGACTCTTGAGGTCCTTGAGGTTCCCGTTGTTGATGTGCTGGATATTGCACCTGAGCAAGTGGAGCCTGAGCCTGAAGAGACATACCCGGAAGGACCGTATGCACTAGAGCTATTCGGCGTAATACCAAATATGAGCTTCTACGACCCCTGGGAAGACACTTGGATTGAATTATCGGACTACTTCTCACACGGGGAGCACAAAGCCCTTCTGATAGCCAGCAGCGCGGGCTGGTGTGGTCCTTGTCTTAAGGAGACGGCTGCTTTAATAGAGATATATGAGAAGTATCATGAGGATGGCTTAGAGATTGTTTATACAATGGGCAATACCAACATTATTGGTGATGCACCATTTGATAATGTGGAGCCGGGTTCGGCTGGATTTCATATTGATTTAGAATTCATGGAAGCTTGGGCAATGATGGCTTCTGACTTGGCAGACAAGAAGTTGAATTATAAACTCTATGCGGATCCCAATAGGGAATTCATTAAATACTTCCCTAACCACTCGTGGCCGTTGTCGATGCTGGTAACGACCAAAGATATGGGAATTAGACTAATCCAAGAGGGTTACTGGTCTGCCTTGATAGAGAACAAGATTATGCTGGTTCTTTATAACGATGTACCAACTATTCCATTTGAGTAAGGAGCATCTGTGGAGCATCTCAAAGAACGGCGTTGGGTTACTGGTGGCGGGGATGAGATAACATTCGAACAGATTGTTGAGCAGGTCGCGGCACACAGTGAGAAGAACGGCACCATATCAGTGGGGACGGATAGCTTCACCAGGAAAGGGATCTGTTATTTTGCAACTTCTATTTGTCTTTGTTTCGCTGATGACCAGATGGGCGGGCGCTTCTTTGTAAGCAAAAGCAAGATAAAGGCGAGCCGGTTCAAAAACGTTATTCAAAGGATTACTGTGGAGGTGGAGCGCTCTGTTCACATGGGGCTGCTTCTTTTGAGCCATTGCCCGCAGGTGTCGATTGAGTTGCACTTGGATGTGAGTGGTGCCGGGAAGGGAACAAAGACGAGTAGATTCTCTGATTCATTAATGGGATACGCAAAGGGAAGTGGCTTTGATTGCAAGATCAAGCCAGATGCCTATGCTGCAACAAGCGTGGCGAATAAGTACTCGAAGTGAAATGGGTAGAATGGGAACCCGCTTGCATGACCCCGATAATGGACGGGCCTATAGAACGGGTCCTCTTGCTCTTGATGATGTTGCTATTTGTCTTGCTTTTTTGTCTGATGTGTCTTATGGTGGTGGAAGATCCGGAAGATCGGAAGCCGGATAGTAAATGGCCGGAGATGGGAAGTGTTTCAATATACGAAGAAAAAGCACACAGGCGCAGAGAAGGTCTGGTGGAATTGCGTGTGTATTGGAGAAATACAAGTACGCATTACTGAGAGGCCCGGTATCGACTGGCAAGCACTCCGGGCCGACAAGACCCTGCGCCTGCCTCATAGCGAACGTTGGTGTCGTGCCTATACGGCACGCTTGACAAGCAACACCATGGTTGGTAGATTCGAGGACAAGGAAGAGGCGGCGAACGCGATCCTTGAGAGACACCGAGAATTGTTTAAAGAGGAGCAAACAGAAAATGAGTGAGCAGTGGACTGGGTGGACTAGGAATGTAATTGATGAATACAAGGACATTCCAACGGAACAAATTAAAGAGATCCTACAGTCCAAGGCGCACTCGTTCGCGGTTTTAATGGAGCAGTGGCAAGGCGACTTTAACTTCTCTACTCTGGTCAGGAATGCCAACGCGTTCAATGCTAAAGAAGTATTCTATCTTGGAAGAAAGAAGTGGGATCGTAGAGGAGCCGTTGGGACACACCACTACATCAACATTAATTATCTAGGCGATGATTCAGAGGGCATTGATAACCTCCTGAAATTAAAAGAGAAGTACCACATTGTTGCAATTGAAAACAACTCAGTCGATAGCAAGCGGCCATATAATCTAATCGATTACAAGTGGCCAAAAAATTCCCTGATGATTTTCGGAGAAGAAGGCCAGGGAGTATCGCCCCAGCTATTGGCGTTGGCAGACGACATAGTAGAAATCAAACAGTTCGGCTCAGTTAGGAGCCTTAACGTAGGAACGACCAGCGGGATTATAATGAATTCCTGGTGCGGGCAACATGCTTAAATTAATCAAGCTCGATATGGTTTCTCATGAGCTTGCCCGAGCGCATCTTGATATCGATTTTAATTTGGTGTTGAATAAAATCAATTGTTTCGGAGTGCCGGGTGCCCAGCATAATGTGGTGAAACCTCAAGTTGCCAGCGGAGACGATGCCGATAAGTGCCCCTCTTTCGTTTAGAATGGGCGAGCCTGAAGAGCCTGCCATAACTGGAACAGTATAAAGTGATTTCGTGCCATGTTCGTAGTGATTATACTCACCGCAGTAGCGGCCCTCAAGCAATGGGACCATTTCCCTTTGGAACAGGCCGCCTGGGGCAGCAATGTTATAAACGAGATCGCCGGGCGCAGGAGACTTTCTACTTAGTTTGAGAGGTTCGCCAATATAACCCCATACATGAAGTACACATAGGTCTTCATGATCTTCATAGGCTAGAACCTCTGCGTGATGTTTATTATAGTCGAGATCATAGACAAAGAAAGCGCGCTTCGACGTTTCATCAATTGGATAAACGGGGACGTTCATCCTTGGCTCAACGCCCTCCTTGCTACACACATGACCAGCAGTAATGATATAAGAACCGGACTTGGATCTTCCGACTATAGCCCCGGAGCCCTCGCCAGTAATTTGCGATTCGTAGCACTTAGAATAAATATCATTTGGGTCTGCTGGCGAGCATGTCATAGAGAAGACTTCATGCTGCACTTTGACAAAAGATTGTCTAGGCCACTCAAACGCCGCCCCTTTGTGCTTGATTGGTGTGGAACAAGACACCATTAAAAGAATACACACTAGAAAGAAAACAGCGGAAAACAAGAGATTTTTTGCGTATGCTAGCATCCTATAAGTAATTAGGGAGGCTTTGTGAAATTTTTCGTTGACAGTGCGGGATTAGCCTGTTATTCATACGAGGACAAGGAGAAATTGTATGGGGGACATATCATTGAGAGAGTTATTTGACGAATATCAAGAGCGCGAAAGACTCCGAGAGTCAGCGAGAGGTGAGAATGATGAGCATGATGATTATCTAGAGCACGATGAGTGTAGTGAGTATGAAGAAAGCTCTTTCAACGGAGAATAGAATGGATAGCTTGAAGTATATCTGGGTTATAAAATACAACCAGGTTTTGGGAGACGTTCTGTACGCGTGTAGCACAGGAGAGGTGGCACGAGAGAAGGTTTTGATGCTTGTAAACGAAAACCGACATCGGTTTAATGAGTATCCAGAAGACAGACCGACCGAAAACGACTTACAGTATTCTAGGATGGCTGATGACGAACTGCTTGGTTGGTGGTTTGAATACACCGAACTGGCCGAAGACATTAGTATAAAAAGAGTCCAACTGCTTAATTCAGCGGATGACGATAAGCCAGCCGAGGATGGTGAGGATTCCTTTGAAGACGATCCCTTTAAAGACGACTCCTTTGAGGAACTCTAATGGACATCAAACATTATCATGAGATGGTTAATGCGAAGAGCCCGGATGGGAAGTATATCCATCCTGCGTATAGGGTTGAAAGTGAAAGTTCGCAAACATACCACACACGAGGGGGTAAACGCAAAAGATTACTTCCAAGGATGCCCATTGGCCCCCCGGCAATTTTTACGAAAACACCTGTTGACAATGAGGGGTTTATGATCTACGATATGTTTGGAAGGCCGAAAAAGATATAGGCAAGCAAAGGAGTGGACTTATGTCCGGTGTATTATACAGCTAGAGAGAAAGCGATGGGGAATGGTCGAGTATATCACTTGGCAGCCATCCTCAGACGCGGAAAGAGTGTAGTCAAAATAGGTGAAAACACCTTCAAGACACACCCCAGGTTTGAGAGGGTATACCCCGACGGAACCAGCGGGAGCCACATGCACGCAGAAATGAACGTTATACGCTTTGCGAAGCCTGGCGATACCCTGGAAGTGCTTAGGTTCCTAAAGGGCGGTGGACGCGCAATGGCGAGGCCCTGTGAGCATTGTATGAGGTATATTAAGGAAGCTGGGATTAAAAAGATTCGTTACACCAATCGAAATGGCGATTGGGAAGAGTTTAAGGTAAGATGAAAGAAACCAATAAAAGGAGGGGGTGCTATGAAGAAAGTTCCTGAGGAACGAGCGATAACTATGGTGGGTGCACACCTGGGGTTATCACTTAAGAAGATTAATGAATTACTGGCACATGCTGGATTTGGGCCAATGAATAAGAATTCCTATAAGTCGGAAGTCCGTGACTATGCCCCGGCGATCTTTGGAGATAGCAGCAGCTATACTCTGGAGGAGCACATTTATAAGCCACGAGGCTGGTCGAAGGATGAATTGAACAGATGAACAAAGGAGGATGGCTAGGCATGAAGATTTTAGTACTAGCGGCCCTGCTGATGGCGGGGTGTGAAACGGTGTACCACCACAACACGGTTCATCAAGCCGATGTGGTGCATAATGACACGGCGGATGTTTCTGTTGAAGACGACACTGTGAATCTTTATTGTGAGCGAGTGTTTTGTGTGGGTGAATAATGTGGGGATGTGGCGGAATTTGGTATACGCGGTGGCCTCAAAAGCCTCTGAGACTTTGTTCTCGTGCCGGTTCGATCCCGGCCATCCCTACCAAATATCAAAGGAGGATTAGAATGTCTTGGATTACGACAGTAGTAGGAATATCTTGTATCTGGCTTGGATACAAAATCTTGGCCGATCGATTTGATTGGCATATAGAGCGTATCTGTGGAACTAAGCAGGATAAGAAGGATTAAAATGCCTTGGGCAGCAGCAATAGTAGGATTAGTCTGTATTTGGGTTGGCTATAGACTAACATTTAACAACTTAAAAGAAGCCAATAAAAACAAGGAGAATAACAATGAGTAACGTATACAGTTTTCAATTCGTTAATGAGGATGGAGAAGGCAAGCGAGTGTTCAAGGAGCACGCTGACACTCTTGATGAGGTGAGCGAGATTGCCAGTGGACACGCGGAGGCGCTTGGCGATGAGTGGCACATGGTCTCCATCCTTGACATGACCCATTTTTATGATAGGCTAGGTATGGATCCAGGGATGGTAGGGCTCGGAGGGAGCAATGAGTAACTCGCATTTGATTAGAACGTTTAAGTTTCTCTTGTGGGAGCCGGAGTCCGGTGACAGAAAGGTTGTTAAATCGGAGGCCATGACGTTTCCGGAAGCGGTAGGCGGCGCCTATATTGAACAGAAGGCGTTGATGTCTCGCACATCGAAGACCTATCGTATCGTGAACGCTGTGGACACAGCATATAGGCCACAAGACTGAACGAAGGACAATTGTTAATGGCCCGTAGCTCAGGGGTTAGAGCGCGATTCTTATAAAGTCGAAGCCGTGGGTTCAATTCCCACCGGGCCGACATTAATACGAAGAGGAAAGCATTTTGAACAATAACGCAACATCGAGCCTGGATATTTTTGTTGAAAAGTTATCGCAAAAAGGCTATCGTATGGAGGGAAAACATGTTGATGCCTTAAACACTCCATATTTAGTGGACACTGATTTAGAAGACAGGGTGATTGTTTTAAGCCCTATATGGACAGGTGACAACTGGACATATGAACACAGCGTCGGCAGAAAGTTTATTTATGGTGAATCGTTTATTCGGATGCTTCCGAATATGAATGGCAACAATTCTTACTTAGACAGAGAATTCTCTGAGGAATATTAAGGATAAAAAAATGAGTACCACTTGGAATGTTTGTTTGGAAGATGGTGTCTACGCCTTTTGCGTAACTAACTGTAACAATGAGAAAAACGCACGAAGCAAGGCCCGAATGTGGCTTGGGGTTGACAAACTCCCTTCGGGAACTATGGTATGGAGGTGGCCGGAAATTCCAGATGGTTATGATTACGAACACTAATTACAACATGGTTGAATTTGATCCAAAGCTTCGAGAGGAAGAGAACGAGAGGCTTAAGGATGAATTCCAAGATTCGCTGGTTGGCGTCATGAACTTCTTAAGTGATCGTGGTGAAATTGAACACATGCGAACACTAACCAAGCTGAACAAGATCTTTGTATCGTTGGTTGAAGAAAACCAGTATTTGGCGGAGAAGCTTGACGAGGCGGCGGCGTCCATGATAGCGTTTCAAGCCCAGGTGGTTATGAATAACCCCTTGAGCACCAAGAGGATCAAGAACTAATTGGAGAGAACGGTGAGGGTTTCATTCGCAAAAAAGAAGAAGGCGAAGCGACGAAGCCCTGCTGCTCGGTGGGATGCGGAGAACCGCACAAGCAACCGCGCAGGTCCGCACCACAACCGCGATCAAGATGTGGTCAAGAAGACACATAGAAAAGCGAAACACAAGAAGAAGATTAAAGAGGACTGGGATAAAGAATGACAGCCGTTGAAATATTCTGCAATCAACTTAAAATGATTGACAATCAAACTGACGCGGAGAGTACCGCATATCACTATCTGCCAACTGAATCAGTCTGGGTGGATGACCTTGGGTTTGTTTGCATTCAGAATAAAGAGACACGACAGCATGTTCGGCTGGGCCTTAGAGATGACGGCTCTTGGTGCACCATTAGCACCCCGTTCGCAGACTTGGTTGAAAAAGAAGGCGTCCCAATCCAGCGACACTTAGAAAGATTGTTTTTTAGTTAAAAGCGCTTGACAAGGCGTGGAATGTGTACTACGGTACGAGCAAGACACAAGGAGGAACCGTGTTTAAGCTTGATCTTGGAGCAAATGTTAGTATGACTTCTCTCAAGGGAACCTTTACGGCGACCTTTCCGCAGATGATTGAGAAGTTCGGCCCAGGAGCCGAGGGTGTAGATAAAGTAAGCAAAGAATGGGTATTCACCGATGAGCACAACAATGTGTTCACCGTATATGACTGGAAGTCAACTAGGCTTTACGATCCTGGCTATCCTGAACCAGCGGACCTGTGGGCAAGCAAGGATCCATATGAGTTTCATGTGGGCGGTCGCACCTGTTGTGATTCGTTTGTTAATTGGATTGCGGGAGAACTTGGGGTTGGTGACGGACAGGTGACGTTTGTTGTTGAATGGACTGAAAAGCATAGGACGCGGATAAGGGCGTCAAGTGGTGCGTCCGCCCTTGATACATTCTTGGAGATGGGCGATCTTCAGGAGGAGCACGACTACCCTTCCCTGACGTTTTGTGAAGTTGTGAACATTGATTTGATTAACGAGACCCACAAGATCAAGGAAGGGTTCCTGTTGGATCCTTCTCTCCCCGAGCCACAAGACAGCACGGGCACGACGGAGGCAGAGTAAGATGAGACTCCTTAAACCGATAGTGTGTAGCTTACCGTTTATCGGCGCGGCCTTTATGACCCACTTAGAACCTGCTGTGTTTATGCTCTGTTATTTTCTAACGGCTGGGTTTAGTGGGGGGATTTTACTTGGTGGTCATAAAACGAAAGGCGATGCATTCAGGGTAAATGATGCCGCATGGGCGCTTTGTTGGCCTCTCTTGTGGTGTGGCGCAATAAAAACGCTAGTCTATTCGGAAGAAATTGAGGGGTCGGAGTAAGTGGGGTTTTTTAGACCGTTGGCGTGCGCCCTGCCGATCATTTGTGCGGTAATCATGACCCACCTAGAGCCTGTTGTATTCGTACTTTGTTACTTTTTTATAGCTGGGTTTAGTGGGGGGATTTTGTCCAATGCTCGTAAGATGGCAGAGGAAGAGTTCAATAGCGAGGATACCGGTTGGGCGCTCTTTTGGCCTGTCCTGTGGAGCAGGACTTTAGAAGAACTTATCTATGACAAAGAGGAGTTTTAAGTGGGATACTATATTGAACATTGTGGCGGGAATATCACAATTAAAGAAGAATACTTCCAAGTCGCGGTAGACGGCGTGCGTGCCTTGATGACCAAGGTAGAGGAACAGGGCAGCGGCAAGGTTTCAAATGGGGAAGAGGTCCTAAGCTCCCATTACTCTTGGATAAGAACCGATAGTGTTATCAATGCCTTAGAGAAAAACGATCTGGTGGCCGCCTTGGCTGAGTGGAGATACGAATTCTATACGGACAAGGGCACGGGAGCCCTCGTTTTTAGTTACTTTAGAGGAGAGAAGTGGGGTGACGACGCCCAACTCTGGGAAGCTCTCGCCCCTGCTATTGACACCGGTTGTCATATCGAGTACCGTGGTGAGGATGGACACCACTGGCGCTACCTCTTCACCGATGGAAAGGTAAAGGAACAAAATGGAACAATCATTTGGGAGTAATAATGTCTGAATCAAATCATGGTAAATCTTGGTATAACGAAGCACGGTTTGCAACCTTTAAAGAAGCAGACAAGCTCCGCAAATCAATCCAGGCAAGGATTGATAAGTTAGAGGAATCCACTGGTCAGGTCAAAGTAAAGCGAATGGCGGACGATACATTTATTGTCAAGGTTCGCGGCTTGGAAAAAGAAAAGAAATCAAGGAAGAAGGGCAAGAACAAACGTAAGAAGGATTGATGAAGATTTATGCTATAATTGGAAAATCAGGCGAAGTCCTAGGCCAATTCATAGTGGAATCAGATGACAAAGCCCATGGGTGGGTGGAGCCGATTGGCTTTCATGAGTTGACACCCGGCGAAGTCTACGCTATAGTCGAAGAACGTCGTAGCCTGGGAGATAAGGTAGATTTCTTAGAGGTTAAAGATGGCGGGAAGGTTTCCTACCTTGAATTAATCAAAAAATAGGAGATGAAGATGCGCGTTTGTAACTTGGGAGTAGATAGCGGTCAGATGTCCATTGTTCCCTTTGGGGGTGCAGTTGATTTAACAAAATACAATCACATCGATGGAATCTTTGAACTGATTAAAGCAGCCCCCGGTGCTCGCGTCTGTGTGAGCGTAGAATACAATGATCAGGGCCGCGTTGCCAGGCTCTTCGCCAAGGTAGGGCGCTTTAGCAAGAGTGGTAATAGGGTGGGGAGCTTTGAAGCCTCAAACAGTGGAAAGGTCGTAATAGCGGACCCGTGTTATATTCTAAGTGGAGATTTTTATGGATTCAACGAAGAGGCTCCCAAGCCCGGATACGAAGCAGCTTGCCAATCAACCAACAACGAGCACGGAGCGGGCATGTTTGACACCGGGGATGGTATGGGTGCGTGTAGCTCTACTGGGTACGGTGATGGTTGTTATCCTCTTCGCGTTAGGCTGGATTCTAATGGTAATTTTACCGATCTCTCTATTGACTTCGTTGAAGAAGAGAATTATGATGATGATGAGGAAAATCGGTATGAGGTTTGATAAAAGCCGCTGGAATCCGCAAGAGGACTGCCCGGATGATACAATTTGTTATAACTGTGGAGATGAATTGAATGAAGAACGAATGGTGGATGATCATCCAGAGTTCCACGGCTTCTGTAGTGACAGGTGCCTTGAATCACTCCAAGTATAAGGCAACCAAAGAAGAACCAGAAGAAGCCAAGAAAGGACTAGACAAATGAGGTCGCACTTAAGTTAACTTCAGTGGTCAAGATTTTGTTTACGTTGGCTATATAAAACAACTAGCCAAGGAGCACCTGAACGATGCCGACAGAGTATGGAGCAAATGCATCAATATCTGGCTCGCTAACAGTCGATGGGGACATTTCCCTAGGCTCCGGCGATGACGATATAAACATGGATAATGATACTTTGTTTGTTGACGCTGACACCAACAGGGTGGGCATTGGAACAGACACACCTCATACTTCGCTTGCCGTAGTACATGATTACAATACGGTAGTCTTTGAAAGCCAAATATCGGATGGACAGGGCGGAGGAGAGATACTAAGGTATTCACCGGGAGCGGACGAAACCTTGACTCCTGGACAGCTTTATTATTTACATACTGATGGCACTTGGAATCAAGCTGATGCTTCTGCCGCTGCCACTGGGGCTAGTCAAATGCTAGGTGTTGGATTAGGCAGCGCTCGTAACCTTGGACTAGTGATCAAGGGTTTTGTACGAGTGCCTTCTACGGAGATAGACAATGTTCCTGCTGGGGGTGCTGTTGACGGACTGCCAGTGTATGTGTCGGAGACCAGCGGCCACTTTAATTTCGCTGCACCAATCACATCGGGCGCCTTTATTAGAGTTGTTGGATATGCTATTGATGATGCAACGGATGTTCTAATTTACTTTGATCCGGATTCATCATGGGTTGCGCTTCCCTGAGTTAGGATATTCACTGTCCGATGCGAGCGAAGCGATAGTCTGAAGGAGTTCAAATGAGAGTTCAAGTATATCGTAATCTTCACAAGGAATGCTGGTCTGTGGTTGCCTTGGAGGGTGAGCCAAAGGGCCGAGTGATTGGTCACTCGAAGTTCCTTGAATTAGAAGACGTTACGTTCGTAGTCCAGCCCGCTGGGCGCAAGCGAGTCCTAGAAGAGAAACGAAAGAATGTCCACGCTTTTGTAAGGGGTACAATGGTTCAACCCGAGTCGGGAGAGCTTTGGGAGAAGGTTAAGTATAATCCTTACAAGTACGAAACGTTTGTTGACATGGGCGGCGATCCTGTGTACGCTGCTGATAGTGTGTTTATGAATGTTGATGGCGGTGTTTACGCCCTGAACCCAAGAGGATAAAATGACTGAACACTTTAAAGTTCGTACATTTCACGGCCACCCCGACTTGGTTGCTCAACTTAGTTTGGATGCTAATGTAATTGATGTAACAGAAGACGAGAACCATGTTTCGATTAGCCTGACCAAGGATGAGGTTGCATCACTTGTCTCAGCGCTGAAGCGTGCTTCTCAAACTGTCGAACTAGAAAAGGTGGAGTCCGAACGGATTGATCGGGAAAAGAATGATCCTAAACATTGGGCAATCATTCAAAGTTTGGGGTGGGGGCGCTCCTATGATTATAATCGCATGAGCGACCAACTTTGTAATTCTCTTTCAAGAGAGGAGAGCAAGGCGCTGCGCTGTTTTGTAAACCGATTAATGAATCAATTATACGAAACCTTTAGGGTGTGGGAGGAGAAAACGAATAATCGACTTGATTGCGGGGATGACTCTTGGTCAGACCTGAGAGCCCATGTGATCGGCCTTGGAGAAGAAGAGTTTACTGCTGCACTGAGGGAGCCGCAACGCCTAGTCGATCGATACGAGGCGGAGTACGGTTCCAGGGAGGGATACAGGGAATCTTTTATGCATGCCCTGCCCTACGATAGTGATTACAATTAACACAAGGCAAGAGGGGAACAAAATGAGTGAGTTCTACGCAATTAAAGACAACGTTACTACCCAGACACTCTGCAAGTTTACTTGGAATAGTGATAGTCAATTTGCGGACTGGGAATACATACTGGACCACGGATGTACACTAGAGCCGATTAAAGAGTCTGCGAGGTTCGCTGACCGGCATGAGGCAAAGAGCGCTGTACTCAAACTAAATGAACTGTTTGAGTCACAAGGGGAGAAAGTCGATTTTTCTGTTGTCAAAGTGCAGAGCGCCATGGTAGAAGAGGCTATCACCATGTCACTGGTTGATCTCGGCTAGGACGCCAGGGAGGAGAAGACGATGAGTAGTTTTAAAGTAGAAGTAATGAACGGCCCCTTTGCGGTGAACCAGTTTAATGTAGATGCAGAGGATCACCTCGGTGCCCTCTGTTTGGCCCTGGATGCTGCGTCTAACTCGCCAAGCGAGCCGCTCTTGAGTCCGGGTGATAATTACCCTGAAGGCGCACGAAGCATTCAAATTGCAGTGTGGGAGGATCCCGACATGGAAGAGAATATTAGGCATCTGGAAAGAATCAAGGAGGCTGTTGATAAGGCCCTGTCCAAGCTCAAGGCTGGCGGCGAACTCACTGATTCACCGCACTGTAACGACCTCATCATGGCGTCGAACTTGCTTGACGACATCGCTCAAAACCTGTAGGGTTGTGTAAGTAAACAAGGACACCGGGAGAATGATGATGGCAACTGGAATTGAATGGTTCTTTCATACTGATATGCCGGAGAACACCGATCTGTTTGATCAGATTGTTTCAATGGTGTGTGTGTCTGAAAAAGAGAATGAAGGAGAAGAGTACACGGATATTGTAGGTCATCTAATTAGCGCCTATGGAGGGTGGGCTGACCTTAAGGGAGTCAAAGGTATTATTTACTTTGAAAGCAAGAAGGAAGCATATGATTACTTTCATTCGGAGTACCGTAAAGCCTTTGACCAAGTGTGTAGTTGGAGGAAGTCAGAGGACGACGACCCCTGGTGGCCCGCTGCGCTGCCCGAGGTCCCCTTCTTGCCGTCCACGGTACTCCGCTCGATTGCGGTCACGCTTGCAACGCGAGACGTGGCAGAGAGTAAGGCACGCGCTGAGTACGTCCAGAAAATGCAAACAGAACACGGAGACGACTGGTGGAAAAGAGCAAACTAAATAACAATGCCGTAATTACCTTCGATTCACTCATTGCAATGGGATGCAGTTTTAGCCCACTTGATTCATATCGAGATTTCTGTGAGGAAAACGGATTAATCGATAACAAGACAAGAGGGTTTAGAGGAGTCCAAGTTCTTGACGGGAATAATGTAATCAGCTCAAAGCAGTCAACGTATCCTTATCCGACTGAAGACTCTGGTGGCAAGCTGGCACGGGAGGAGATAGAAGGGGTTACTTGGACTAAAGCGTTTGTCCACGATGACCACGTTGTACTTGTTCCGTTCCTTGCATTGAACCATAGCCCAATGTCAATTAGAATTAAGAAGGACACGCCTGTTCGTCTTGTATTCTGGGAGAGAGAAGAAACAGTTGACAACGAGGACGACGGATGGCAAGATTCACGTTGTAGCCTAGCAACGCTCCACGAGCGAGACAGGAGAGGCGGGTGAGAGTGAGCCTAGGAGACGTTTTGCGGCTAGAGGGCAAGACCTTGCACGGGAAGAACCGCGTGAGGGAGCAGGGGGCCTTGTGGAAGGTGCTACGACAAGATAAGATGGGTAAGTTCTCTGTGTTTCCCGAGGGCACTGATTCTATTTGGTTAGAATCAACCAAAACGAAAGCATGGAGAATAATCAAAGAGAAGAGCGATGAGAACTTTAATGTTGTTGAAGTAATCTGCAATGAATAGTCTGGGTTGGTAATTCAATTGGCAGAATAGCAGACTCTTAATCTGAAGGTTGTGGGTTCAAGTCCCACCCGACCCACCATTCGTTTTCCCATTGACAAACTACTTATGGCTTGTTAACGTATCGACATGAACGCAAGTAGTGTTCATCAGGAGAAGAAGTTGTTTAAGAATATTGTTGAAACAGTGTGTACGCTTCACGAGAAGGATGGCAGCATTACTTCGATTGGCTTTTATGTGTACATGACTGTTACCACTGTGGCCCTTATGTTTCCATTGATTACTTTGCTGTAGGAGAACGAAATTGAAAAGCGATCCGAATAACTACTGGAGCAATACTTCGTTTGGACACCCGTTCGGCCTTTGGTCTCACTGTCCACGCGAAGTAAACAGTGAGGGCGAGACCGTTTACTCTGGTGGACTTCCATTGCCGGATGTTCCAGTTGCATGGGGAGCCCGTGCGATCCTGAACCCGCGACGTGATACCCCGATTGATCTATTGTGGGATCGCCAGACGATTTATTGTGAATCAAAGGCTTTGCGGAAGCCGTTCTGTCAATATTTGGATAATTATGTTATCCCGATTCTCCAGGCGAGGGCGAAGCAGGTGCTTTGGGGCACTCTGAATGAAAAAGACTACGGGGATGAAACAGCAGTCTCTAAGTCAAGTGAACCAGACAGGCGTGCGATGGATGGCACGGTAAATTGTACGTTTACTTTGTATGAGAATTATGCAATCAAGGTGCTGGCTAACACCAACGCTTCACATGGGTATCTTTATCTGATTGCTTTTCCTCAGTCGGAGTTCTTCCCAGAGAGTAACTACATTAAAGAGAACGAGGATCCCAATTTCAACTGGCGAACGGATGCTCGCTGGACTGGTCGGGATGAGTTTGCCACGCCCCCCAATCCTGGGGAGCGCGTCTACTCAGGAGGCTTTGAGGGAGTTGTGCTTAATCAGTTTGTTATGCACGGGTATAGGCACCTTTCTGTTATCTGTGATAAAGTGCCTGATGGCAATCTGAAGTATCTGAAGGAGGAGACTCGTTATTACGATTCAGTCAACCCCTCTGCGGATTGTTCAGATGATGATTGTTGGACCCGACGCGACAAGATTCTGAACGGACCCGGTTACGGCATTGAACTTTGGCCGAATGGAAAGAACCCCGGCTGTTACTTGGTTAATCTTACGGGTAACGAGCTAGAGTCCCTTGACAACGACGCACTTGCCGTATAGCATGGGTCAAGCACCACGAACAGGAGGCGACCGGTGGGTTATCGAAGCGAGTGGCAACTGCTGATTGCAGGCCCCGAGGACAAAGTAAATGAATTCACAAAATGGATGGAAGAGAAGAAAGGAGTCACCACAAAGCAATCACCCTATTCTTTTTCTGAGGAGTCTGTCTGGGCGGCGATTCTCGATGTACAACATAAAGAGAAAGAGCAACTCGATAAAAACACAATCGGGATTGCCTTTGGATACGACTCAACCAAGTGCTACCAGCCGTGGGACAGAGTGATTGATTGTATCTTTGAGAAGGCAGAGGAAGAGGAGTCAATTGAAGTAGCCTACGGTAGGCTCGGAGAGGACCCCGGCGACAATGACTTCAGGGACACGCAGGGACGACTGTACGTTTCTTTTGTCCAGAGCCTAACCCCTCCCTTCGACAACTATTGACATCTAGGCTCACGTCTGTATACTGATTGAGAACTAAGCGATGGAGGCTTGCAATGAGCAAGACAATCAAAGTGGGTGACGAGGTTAGCTGGCGCGGTTCTTTTGGTAATGATGAACCAAAGACAGTGAAGGTCATGAGTCTGGAAACAACCGTCTATCCTAGAGAGAAGTATGGGGAAGATGTGAATGAAGTAACCTGGGATCTGGTAAAAAAGAATCGGGTTAACTTCGGCCTGAGTTCTGGCAACTGGGCTTACTCTGAACAGGTTGCGCCGGTTGGACAGGACCCGAATCGCTACCACGGTCTCAGGCAGGTTTCGCGTAACGAATTCAAAGACCTGTTTGCTATCATGAATGGTACGAAGCAACCGTACTAAAAAGGAGTTGACAATGATTAATTCTACTGAATATAATCTGAACTCATACGAAACTCGCCTTGTAATTGATTTCTTTATGCATCACTTGAAAAGCGAGGAGAGGCATACGTTCATGTATCAGTTTCCTGTAATCTACAACAAGTTGTGCGGGAGACATATCATGGGAGTGATGAATCTGAAGAGCGAGAGTGTCTTTCAGGACGAGGAGGACGAGTAAAATGCAATCCACCAATAACCCAGGAAAGATGCCCGAGTGGCTCTATTACTGTGATCCAGTTGAACTGGCAACCCTGGCATACGGGACGGAGCCGACAGTAGTTGACATATTTGAAACCTTCTGGTATCTTCAGGTATGCCCAGTGGCCGAAGCGTAGGAGGACCACCATGCAGTTTACTAAGATTGTTCAAAGTATCAAGAGCCTTCGGGATTCAATCGAAGTGAACCATGGGGCTGGTAAGAGTGAGGCTGCGGTGCTTTTAGATAAAGCAATGAATACTGTGCTCGCTGCAAAGGAGTACCGCAAGGTAGAAACTAATCAAACAATGGGAACATGCATCTGGGGAACATGCCAGAGATGTTCTAACTGCAAAGAACAGAGAGGTTCAAGATGATCTACAAGTATGTAGTCACCTCAGACCCCGATGAGCATGGTCAAGACGTGCGTGTCTTTGATTGGTATAAAGACGCCAAGGACCTGGCGGCGACTGAGGGTAAGTGTGTGGTTGAATTGCACTATGAGTTTGTTGATTCAGAACTTGTATTTGACTACAGGGAAGAAGCCGGTAAGGAGTTGAAATGATTGAAGAAACACGAGTAGACATGGACAGGCCCGCAGTCAACTCCGATTCGTTTGAGTTGATTGGACCCGACTTGATTGATGAAATGTACTTTTCGGAGAGCCTTTGTGCTAGTCTTGGATTGCCTTATTTTGCAACCGAGGATGAGCGGGAGAATGGCTATTGGTCATTTTGTCCAGGCAAGGTATTCACGGATGCATATGGGTACGACACGCCGCATCGTAAGTTGATTGCTTATTACATTGTAAAGAATAAGCGAATCAACCTACGCCCTGTAGTGGCAAACGGGGACTCAGGCGACTTCCACTGTCCCGGTTGGTTTAAGTTGGTTGAGCATCATTCGTACTTCAGGGATCGCCCCTCCATCACCAGCCTGTGTGAATAGTTTAGTATTTGGCACTTGACGTATACTGAATCATTTGCTAACGTAGTTGAGAACTTCACAGGAGGCACCAAGTGTCTGAGTACACAACGAAAGAAGAAATCTCTCAACTAATCAAAGAGACGTTTGATGTGTGTGGCGAGTCGGATCTCTTTGATTGCACTAAGATCCAGTGGAACAGCCGGTTCACCCGACGCATGGGCGACGCCCGTTACAATCACTTTAAAGGCACTGGCCGGGTTCGGTTTAGTTCAGTTCTTTGGAACCGAGCAACCCCGGAGGAGCGACGAGAGACGATCATCCACGAGGCGTGTCACGTCGTCGCTGAGAGGCACGCTAGACGCCTTGGCCGCCGCACGGCAGGTCACGGGCCGATCTGGAAGCGGTACATGACCCAGGCGGGTGCCAAGGGCGACCGCTGCCACACTGTCAACCGGGATGGGTTGCGCCGGAAGGTCAGGCGGGTGCCGGCTTACTGTGATTGTAAAGAATGGCAGATCACAAAGACAAGGCAAACAAAGATGCTGAAGGGCTACCGCTACGGCTGCCCGGACTGCAAGGCTTCACTTAGTCTCAATGCGGCCCAAACAACTCGCTACTAAGCAGTTGACATGAACCTGAGTATCGGCTAGACTGATGCTCAGGTTCAGACAGGGAGTGACCAAATGAATCCTTTGCCAACTATTGAACAAGTGGAAGCCCTAGCGGCGAGAAAGAGAGAGTTGGCTTATATGAAAGAGGCCATGAGGATTCTTCGAGAGTCAGGACTTCTTTATTCACTTAGAGACAGGGAGCAGACAAATGAATTGCCGTAAATGTGACACCGAGATGGTTGAGGGGCAAGCGATGGTCCCGGTTTGGGGAAACAGACTAAACCGAATTAGGCGAGGAGTAACCACCTACCCAATCACGGCAGCCTTGCGGACTGTTTGTAAGTGTTCTAATTGTGGTCACTCTGTTTCGTTTGAAGGAATCATCTACGGGACCATCGAAGAGATCCCGGTGGTCACGAAGAGAGTAACCACAATAAACGTGCCCGTCTTGGAGGCCCGCTGATGTTTCGGTTCAAGAGAGCTAGAGAAAACGCGGTCAAAGAAGTAATCGAGTTAGGTTACGTCCGAGCGGTAGCGGAAGAAATAATTGACGTATACCTTGAGCACGGGGCACTCCAGGCGAAGGAGCGCTGGCCCTGCGAGTTTTCTCTGTTCAATGAAAGAAAAACAGCACTTGACATAATCGCAGAGAACAAGCTAAGGTTGTTCAAGTGGCAAACGGAAGAAGCCTTCAAGTGCGAAGGAGCGAAAGAGTGAATTTAGTTACACAAAAGGATCTGCACGAACTGATTGCTTTTTTGGCAGGCCCGACACCGATGTTCGTACCGATTCCAAAGGATACTCTACTTGTTCTAAGAGAGTGTCTAGAAATACTGAAAGATTCAAACATCTTGACCGGAAAGGAGACACACAATGCTTGAAACAACTGAAAGCAAGAAGCAGCGCCCGGATGATAGTACAATTGGAACCATGGCGGCGGACCTTGCCCTGTGGCTGGATGAACAGGTGGACGAGTGGTTCAACTCGAAAGACCTGAATAAAGAGTACGACATTTCAGGCGATTGGGTTATTCAAGCCCTCCATAGAGGCGTGGACAAGTGCAAGTGGGAACTCACGGACGAGAGTTCGTTTGAATCAGCTTTTCAGTGTGCCCTTGATGAGGCAGACGACGACGAGTGGGACGACGAAGACGATTGAGCTAGAGTGGAGAAGACAATCAAAACCTGTTCCCTGCTGCCCTCTGGCGCAACGGGGGGGCATCGGGGCAGTATCGGGACAGCTTGCGCTTGGACCCGGCTTCGTGGAGACGGCTGACACGGCCCGGATATAAACCGGTTCGTACAAGGGCAGCCGGAGTGAGTTCGATTCTCACCGGCAGGGAACAGGTTTTGATTGACATATACTGAATCATTTGCTAGGTTGAGAGCAGATGGACGCCAGAGGAGGCCCTAAGTGAAAGTGACCAATCTAAACGAAGCACCCGAGTACCAGGGCGAGCGAGAGGTCTACGGGTTTAGTGTATCTCAAATCCTTCACGCTTTGCGGACTCTGAGCCTGGAGGTTGACTGCGCGGAAAGAAGCAATCGGATGTTTCGTAGTGTGACGGATGAAGCGCTTGAACTATCTGAGAAGATCAACAAGTTGAACGAGGTTGCCCTCGTCAAGAACGTGGTTGAAAAGGAAAAGAAAGGATTGATCAAATCCAAGACCTATGTGATAACCGAGGATGAGTTCACAAGAGTCAGTTGACACATACTGAATCATTTGCTAGTGTGGTGACAGATGGCACGGAGGTCGCCCGGTGAAGAAGCTAACTGAAAAGCAAATGGATTATGCTGAGTCTCTGATCAAAGAGAACGGCAGGCTGATCCGCAAGTACGCACCGAACGGATTGCCTAATCACTTCAAAGTCGATCGCGCCTACAGAGCCCTGCGCTATACTACAAGTAAAACACGCACGGGTGTGATGGGGAAGGAAACCACAATTGATCGTTTGCTTAGAACCATTGAGCAAGTGAAGAAAGAAGAAGAAAGAACCCAACAAAAACGGGACGAGTTTAGGGCAATTGCAAATGAGTGCATCGCCCTGGGAGCCACGGCGGAAGAGGTCAAGGATTACTGTAAGCAGAACGTCTGCCAGTTGGTGAAAGACGCCGCTCAGGGGGGATACGAAAGCGCCGACTACTGCGACGGCTTCCCCGGACAATACTCTGATGCATATAAAACCGTAGCGCGAGACAAGCAGAACGCGCTGGGATTGTTTAGAGAGATTACCTACATTGAGCGCAACAAGGCGTTTACTCTGATTAGGCCTGACTGGTGGATTAGTGTAGTCAGGCAGTACAAGCGCACCCTTGAGGATCCCGAGAACGCGACAGAAAACGATTGACTTCTACGCTCAGTTTGATACTGTGAAGGAGTCAAACGGATAAAAGGGAGAGCGTCATGTATTACAAGTGTACACAATGCGGGAAGCAGATCGCTGCCGTGCCGGGTCGCATCCGACGGCACTACGAGGGATGCACGGGAATCAAGACAATCAAAGTAAAAGGAGCCCGATGATGCCAAGCCCGAACACCACGCCGAAAAGATGCAAGTGCCTTATTCAGCACGCGCTGACTCCCGAAGAGAGGAACACGGCAAAAGAACGATTGAACTATTCCCGTGAGGCCGGATGCCGACAGGGAATCGAGTTTGCTATGATTGCACTAACCGGCAACTGCCCTGCCAAAGAAAAAGGCAACTAAAGAAAAAAGGGCGGAAAAACAAAAAAGAGTCAGAAAAAAGAAAGGCGTTGACTTCTTCAAAAGGTTCGATTACTGTGAAGAAGAACCAACCGGGAGAGCCCCATGAGCACCTACCAGCACGACAACCCAATTGTTCTAAAGGTCCAGGCCGCAGCGGATAAGGACATCGAACTAAACCGCACGGGTCGGGTCACCGGTCTCCTGGGGATGGCCCACGAGGAGATCCAGAACGTTTCAGGTAGACTAAAGGAAATCGGCGAGTACGGAGCCCTGCCCGATGATGTTCTGAACACTCTGAACGCACTGGTTCAGCAGGTGGGGATCTGCCGGGGGATTTACCTGACCAGACTGAACGAGCGCCGCCGGGAGGACGAGGCCCAAGAGGCCGCCCAGGTGGATAGTGCAGTCAAAGGAAACCGGCCCACCCGTGACCCCCTGGCCCGCCGCCCACGGCGGATCGAGATTGATGATCGGCCCACCACGGCCCCGGCACCGCCCCAAGATAATCTGAATGATTCCAAGCGGTTCCGTAGGATCGAGTTGGACTAATCGAGAGATTGAAAGAAAGGGGTTGACTTAACTGACCCATTTGGTACTGTTGGATCATTCCAAACCGGGGCACCGCCCCAAGGAGCTAGCGCATGTCCTTTATTACAAACAACCAGATGCCCGACTCGATCGCTTACACCGATCGGACGCCATGGCACGGCGCGGGAATCAATATTGATGGATTGTACAAATCCGATGCCAAGCCCTCCGAGGTTCTCGCGGATGTGTTCGATCAGACTGGGATCTCCACCCCGGTTCGTAAGCGCCCTGTCATGGTCGCGGGCGGCTCCAAGATCCCCGGCTTCATGGCGACGACTCGCGGAGACAACACGCTCGGTATTGTCAAGTCGGACTATCGGATCCTTCAGGATACGGGCGAGTTCGGTGTGCTCCAGCCGCCGGAAGAAGTGGTTAATGAATTCGGTCTCAAGATCGCCACGGCTGGCACCTTCGACGGGGGCGCAACGAGTTGGGTGCAGTTCAAGATCGACGGCACCCGGTTTGATGTAACCAAGGGAGACGCGGTGGACCCCTACTTCATGCTCCTCAACAATCACGTTGGAGCCCTGAAGGCCACGGCCGGAGGGTGCACCACCCGCGCCGTCTGTACCAACACGATCACCTACGCCTACCAGCAATCCAAGGGCAAGGGCCTGAACCTGAAGCACACAAAGCGCGTCACCGATGAGCGCGTAGCCGAGTACCGCACTGCAATCGGCGAGGCGATCCGGGTGCTGATGGGAGTCCAGGACTTTTACCAAGCCGCTGCCGGTGTGCAGGTGAACGAGGAAGCTTGGAATAGTCTGCTTGACTTCAGTGTCGGGAAGGTCAAGGAAGTCGAGGACGGAGCCCGGACGAACAGCCGCCTCGCCAACCGGCGGGATTATCTGACTGGACTGTTCGACGGCGGATCCATCGGTTCCGAACTGGCAGGCCAGACCGCCTGGGGAGCGCTCAACGCTTTCAGTGAGTTCGACAATTACCACGCTGGCGTGAAGCGCCGGAAGGGTATGGAAGAGTCGGCCTGGACCGAGGAGGCTCAGCAGGCTGCACGGTGGCAGAATGTTCTGCTCAACCAGAAGAGCCCGACGCAGAAAGCCGATCAGTTCCTCCGAGTGTTCACTCAGAACGCAGGGGACCTGACGCAGACCGGGCAGGCCCTGGGCTTCGCGAGCTAGGACAGGCGGGGCACCTGGGAAACCGGGTGCCCCCTTGTTCACTCGGTTCAATTGGAACAGATTGAACCCGGTGAACAGGGAAGCCAAGGGAACGACTATGAATCAAGTGAACAATAACCACAGGGAATGCGAGGGGGATCAAACACAAGCCCCCCAGGTAGCCCACAGTGCCCCCAGGACGCACCCCAGGCACCCCAGGCATACCCAGGGCTGCCCCAGGCTCCCCAAGGCCACACAGGGCCACACAGGCACACCACAGCGTGTCAAGGAAAAACAGGTGAACAAAGAAAACCCTTGACAACCTAGGTAAAGTATGTCCCAGGGGGGGCCGATGGGTGGGGGCACCGCCCTAATACGCGCTCATAATGGACCCCATTTTCCCAGATGTTCCCTTTTGTTTTGATCCCAGGCGCTCCCATGGTTTGTGCTCCTTGGGCACCCAAGTCATCCGTGTGCTCCTTGGTGCTACCGGATGTTCCCATTGTTGGCTATCAGCGTCTAGAACGAATCTAATCGGGTACAGCGTTTAGCGTTTTTCAATGTGGGCAATGTCCAGCCATGTATTCTTAAAGGAATGCCTATTATGGGCATTGGGAAAAATTTTTTCAAGGTATTTTTGAACTATTAAGGATTACTTACAGGTTCATGGGGCGGACAATCTTTATGTTCAAGGGTTATTGGTGTATAGGGGGCTTTTTAAAGGGCTGCTCTATACGGGGGCCTAGCTGGTGGGGCTAAAGCTCTTGGAGGGCCGTTTCTTTGGGGCGTAGCTTTGGTGCTCTTTTATGCTTTGATCAGTTTCGTTGCCACTTAAGTGTAAGTGTTTTTTCTAATGTTGTCGCCTAATTATAGCATGCGGGATATGAAACTCATATTGGGAAAATGGGACCAGTTCGTAAACGAGCAGCAGTATAAGCTGCGACAAGGGTCTAGCGCAGAGGGCACATCCGGCATTGTTGATCCTCAGCAATCTTTGGTTCCAACGGGACTGGATGACGATGTTGACCCCGATACGCAAGGGTCCGCCGCCGAGAGCAGAGAGCTAGCGATGGCATTGACTCATGGAGAGCCTGCAACTCCGCCCGGTCCGTCAAGACACAAAAAGCCTGATGACTCGAACCCCTTTAGCACCGTAAGTCGCATAATGGACCCGGCGAGCCAAGGCGGCGATCCGCTTCATTTCATCCCTAAGGATGTATAAATAACATGCGTGATATGAAGCTTATTATGGAAGGTTTTCACCATGCAACCAAGAGGTTGGTGCGTGAGGGCCTAACGCGGGATGATGTTTTGCAGTTTCTTGATGAGGTTCCTTACGACCACCCTCTGCCTCCGTTTGCAAACGCTGGTCCTGGTAAGGGTGGTGATTCTTCTAAGAAGTTATTTATTAAGCACCTGCAAAGCGAGTCCCAGAAGGGGAACCGCGTGATGAACCTAGATGAGCTTGAGGACCTGTATTTTGACTACTGGGAATATCTGGCTCGCATGATGGACCCTGACGATATAAGCCACCTGTAGTTTGCGCACCTGGCCTTTGGTTACAACTCGCGAGGCAGGGTAAGGCAAGCTTCCCAACGTGGGAACTATATAAAAAGAGGCTCCACGGCAAACTTTCGGCGGGCTAGGGCGTTTCATGGGCTACCCTAGCGTGTCTGCCGTGGAGCCTTGGAAACTTCTCCCAGTGTCCCCCATGGATTATCCTACCTTAGGGGACACCTATAAATAGTATAATTTTGTTTATATTACAAGCTTTTAGAGTAATTTGACAATGGTCAACGTAAGCTGATAATAGTCAAGCAAGGCCTTGTACTTTGTTCACTTGCTTTGGTTCTCGAAAAGAATTACTGGAACTTGCTTGATGCCCAACTCTTTGGCTGCGTGTGCTCTGTGTCTCCCGTCCTCTTTTCCATCTTCGTAGATAGCTAGGGGATCTAGGGTCCGACCGGATAGGATATGGTTCTTTAGGTCATCGATATTTTCTCTTGCCACCTCATCTACGTCTAGTGGCCTGACCCTTCTTAGGTATTCATCTGGGGTCATATTGGCCATGTGGCCGCCTCTGGCTTTATAGTCTGCGTCCCCATACCACTCATTGCGATCAGCCAGTGGATAGTGGAGTTCTTCCAATCTAACTTTGATGGGCTTTACATCTCCGTCTGGGGCCGCCATCAACACTGGCACCGCCTTCAGAGGCCTCCCGGTATAACGATACTCGCCGGGATTATCTGCCTCTTTAACATCGTCCTGATTAATCAGTGTAAAGACAACGTGGAAGTTTTCATCGTGAAACGTTGCTGACGTTGTTGCGTGATCGATAGCAAACCTTCTAGACATAGTTATATAATCATTTGTCCTGATGACATCAGTGGACGCTGGCTGGGCTCTATAGTACTTTACTTTTTTACCTTCTGTCAAAAACGCGCGCCAGTTTTCAAGTAGGAGTTTCATATTTTATATTTAATCCAGTTGTACGCCTTACGATATCCCAGATAATCTTCTTTCATTTCGTTTGCGTATGCCTCTTGCTCGAAGGGGATCCTTCTGTACGCAACGTGTCCGTCTCCATACCTGACTAACCCAATCAACCAGAATATCCCGTATAAAAGAAAGAACGGGATTGCCAAGAGTTCCTTTTGCTGGGCCACATGAATCATTTCGTGTTGCTTCGTTCTGGTGTCCATTGGCTCTTTAGATAGGACAAACGGCCAAATGGTTACGGCCCTTATGTCTATTGGCGCTATTTTTGATAACCACCCCGGTATCCTGCTGTTCTCTATTATAATCATTCTACATACCCCTGCGGGTTAATCCTAAGTGTTCCTTGCATGTACATGGTGAGTCGAACAGCGGCTATACGCTCTTCGGGTGTCATATTCATGTATATTTGGTGTTCCTTGGGATAGCTTTTATCGGCATCAAAAAAGTCTGATATCAGCGGGACTTCTTTGGATACCCAGGTTGGGTGCGCTTCGGTATTCTCTTCAACTATTACTTCAACTAATGGGAATAAATACTTCTCCATTTGGTCTTGTCGTATTAGGGCCCAAGCTGCATAATCGTCTTTTACATCTTCTACGTTTTTGTATCTCCTAAAATGGAAAACATCATCTGGTTTTTGTTTCAGGCCAGCTAGTCTCCGTAACCTATTGAGAGTGCCATGAGAGAGGTCGTGTTCCATGCCCTCAATGTCGTTAATGATTCTTTTTATAACCCCCAGGTTAGAGGGTCGGGATTCGTATTCCCTAATCATCGAAGCGACTAGCTCAGAAAGGACTTTTTTCGTTTTCGCTGGCGCATACGTCTGTGCACCGTACCATTGCTTTATCATACTATAGATATCGTTGAGCAATTCGGGTGTCATTAAATCTTGTTTTCCGAGGAACAGTGCCCTTGCCATCCTGTACATATGGTCGCCATCGTACACTATTTCTGACCAATCCTCCGAAACAAATTTTCGCAAATCTTCAATTCGGGGCTTATCATTCTGGACTCGTCCAGTTCCGTATAAATTGTTTATAGCGCCATTAAGTGTATACTCTGTCGGGTTCTTTTTGCAGGCGTCTATGATTAGTTCGATGGGGGTTCCGGGCTTTTTAACGATAACCTTGGCAATTTCACTGTGCGTCCCAAAGCGATACATATTATTACCATGCTGCGCCCTGTGAAAGCTATCGTCCAGGATCGCTTTCTGCAACTCGGGGGTTACGCTTGGTGAGGCAACAACCTCTTGGGCTACATATCTAAATACAATACCCGACTCGTCTGGTTCTATCCTTGTAAAGTCATATGCTTTTCTTAAGAATGAAACCGGGAAGGCGTATTCAAGTGGTCTTTGGGACGCAAGCATAGATCCGAGAACAACGCGAACATCGTCCTGGTTCCATCTAAAGTATTCCTTATCATTGAATAACTTTTCCGGAAACATAAACTCCTCGGTCTTCTTCGGAACTGCTCCAGCGATTTTGTTATATACAATACCACGCGATTGTCCGTAGGCACCTATACTCTCTCTTATATCCGATACGCTTGTAAAGAGATCATCAAACATCGCGGACATTACTTCCTGTGCCGGCTCATATTTTAAGACTTGTTTGATCATATCAAACTTTTCGTCGCCTTCGAGGTTCTTTATAACTTCTTGATATAATTGAACATTTTTGGCAGCATCTCGTACTTGCTTCTTGGCTGGATGCAGACCCTTAATGGATTTTGCGTGTGCACGCATTGCATCCATTATGGGCGGGAATCTATCTACTAGGATTCTTTGCAAGTCTGATTTTTGTAGGCCATCGTTAGCGGCATTTACAGAAACGCCCCCATGCTCACCTTCTAGCCTTGGTTCTCCGTTGATGAATCCAACGGACAGCTTGGCATCTGGGTTCTTCCTGGGATCTTGACCACGCTCTATTATATAATAAAGGACGATATCATGTTCTTTCCTGCCTACATAACTCAAGAAAAGATTTTGTGTTTCAGTGGCGGCTGTACACCAAGTGGTCCCTTTTCCAAGCTGACAGCTACTTTCCTTGGTGTGTGGCATCACAACCACCCATGGGCCAAACTCACCAAGATGGGTTGTTTCTTCTTCTTTGAGTCTGCGTCTTTCTTTGGATTTTGAGCCGCCTAGTTCCTCAAGCATAGTCCTGAGAGAGCCGGGAGTTTTGTATGAATAAATGTCCGGACTCAACCCCTTCTGTTTTATTCTGTTTTTGTTTTTATCAAAAACCCTAATGATATCAACGATATCCATCACGGGCTCTCCACCACGGCGCTTTGCAATCCACATCAAATACTGGGGATTTTTGATCCCTTCCTCATATGCCAGTTCAAGCTCGGGAAACTTTTTTATTAAGTTCTCCGCTTGTCCTTCTTCAAGGATCTGGCTTACGGACTTGCTTGAGTACTCATGCCAATTTTTAAGTAAGTGTTTCATCGTGTTCTAAGTAAACGGTTAACCTGTTTTTGCAATTGTGTAACATCTTCTTCTAAATGGTGTAGCCTATCTTGTGTAGTATACCATATGCCACTCAAGGCAGCAACCATCGCAAAGAGTGAAATCAGCGTTTTTATATCTATTTTCATTTAAAAATAATACTTCTGGGAGATTCATGATTGGTCAGCTTCTTTACGACCCCGTTGGTTTTATCTAAAATATACAGAATCTTTTCTGGTCTGAAGCCTGTTATTATCCTGTTCCTTACAATAAAAATTGGAACAACATTTAGCGATCCCCCATACTGTAACTCCTTGGCTACTTCTTTAAGTTTTTTGTATTCTTTAGGATCTTCAAGGTTTCTTTCGATATAGGCAATCTCATTGTCATCAAGGAATTCTTTTGCTACGCCACACCAGTGACACCAAGAAGCAGAATAGAGAACGACAGGATACTCTTTAATGTAGGTAGTGCCCGTTACTTCGGGACACACGGAGGAGCACGCCGCTATTAAAAACATTAAAAGCACGACGGATATATATTTTATTCTTGGTATTAACTTCATATAATATATAGCTTTTTCTTTTTGTTATACCCTATTTATGTCATGAGCAAAATGAAGCCCTTGCTAGAAAATTGGGCTCGTTATATAATGTATACACGAGACGACGAAGACGGTGGCGGCCACGGCACTGGGGAATCCGCCTTTGGTAGAGACGGTGGCTGTGGCTTGGAAGAGCCCGCGTATGCCAGAGAAGACGAGCTAACAGCAGGACCCATGACACTGCCAACCGGTGAAGAGGCCGGAGCCCGCAGCGTGGCACCTCCTGAAATTCAGCAGACCGTAGCGCCCGACAAGGACGTTGTGGGTAATTTCGACGACGCCTACAGCTTGGCCAGGGAGAGAGGCCAAGCAAAGTTTAAGTGGCAAGGCAAGCCATACTCTACACGCCGAGAGGGCGAGTCAGACACAAGCTGGGCTCAAGATCTTGGGATCTCTTTGTGGGACCTTCATTCTAGAACAGGCAAAATCGACGCCGACGGCCAGAGTGAAGATTGGTTTAATTCTCTCGAAGATGCCGAAGAAGAACGAAGAACACAAGAGCGTCGCAAAGCCGCAGAGTTCTATACGAATGAAATGGACCACGACGACTTTGGTGGATATGTTAACGAACAAAAGAAACCCAAAAAGAGGTTCCTTTTAAGACGTCCTAAGAAGTAAGTTCTTACCAATAATACATCAATGATAGATTGGGAACCGGAAGGATACCATGAAACTCTTCATTGACAAACAGAACTGCCAACGGCACATCTAGTGCAAACGCAAGGTTGTCTACCATTCTTAGTTCAAATCCTAAGCCCGGTCCCAGGCCAACACCCCAGTTACTTTCATCTTCGCAAAAGATATCATCTTTTGAATCTTCCTCTGTGCAGTTGTCCCACATTGCTACTGTCCCCCCGCCAAGAGTGGCGTAAGCCATGCCTGTCTGGCTTTTGTGCAGTACGTAGACAGCTTGTGCGCCCAGGGACACTACTCCGCCGTCCGGATGAACCAGAGGAAGCCCAGTTACTTGCCATCCCCAGGAGGTGTCTTCTGGCAGGCTTCTAAAAGTAGCGCCAGCACCTCGTGTGCCGCCCGCCGCAAAGCCGACCGAATACTCCGCATTGACAGTAAATGACAGCGTTCCCATAAGAAAGGCCGCCAGTATAATATTTCTTAAAACTCTCACTTTATTCTCCTTTGATTATAAAAGCTTCTGCTGTTTTATCTACATGCTCATAAGCCATAAACACGCAAGTTCTCATAAGTAGGGTAAACATTGCTATTAATACACATCCAATCAGTATTTCTTTTATGGCATTTCTAATCATTGTTTTGTTGAGGGATTAAAGCATTCGCTATAATGGCAATAATCAAAGATAAGGTCATTACTTTGCACAACTCTAATAACATCCACAATTCAAATTCCATAATATTTTCCAGGATTTATTATTATCCTTTAATACCATGAAATGCACGAAGAGCGCTAGAAATAAATATTATTCTAGTGTAGAGTCCAAAGGTTTAATTGGCGCAATGTTTCGATTAATCTCATCGGCGTATGCTTGAGCCGCTGGCCCTCTATAGTGAATCTTATCATACCGGATCTCTTTGGGTCTCAGGCCCTGGAACGTCGGTTCCCTTTCTGGCCAATCCAACATTGAGACATAGTTAACTCCTGCCTGCTTTCCGAATTCACTCAGGTGGCGATCTGTTTCGAATCTTCCACGCTTAACTTTGAGGCCCTTTTCTCCACTTGTTGAACTATGTCTGTGCGCTGGTCCAAACCATGTGACGTTAGGAGAAATAGATTTTAATTTTTGCATAAGAGGCAGGGCGTTGTCTTTGAAAAAATTTGTCATATGTTTTTGATCTCTGCCATAACCACCACGCCAAGAGTCATTCTCACCTAAGCTTATAATAACCTGATCTGGTTTTAACGTCTTAAGGTACTCCGCCGTCCGGTTAGTGAGGGTTTTATTCCAAAACCTAGAGCCTGTCCCGCCCTTAGCAATTCTAATTACATTAGCGCCACGGGCCCTTAGTAGGGATTCTAGCTTCGATCCCATATGCTCATTTCGTACCCAGCCTTCCTTTTTCCTGAAGTTGAATGTCTTCGGGACGCCGAATACTCGCGCCTGATGCGCATAATCTCTGCCTTCTTTGGGGGCGCCTATCATCTGGGAATCTCCAAATAAAACAATGGTTTTGCCTTCGAGATCCTTGCCGGGGACGGACGCTAAAAATCTATCGAATTTTTCAAATAGTAATTTCATTCTATAATTTCCACTGTGTCGAAAAGAACATGTTCACCGGCCAGATAATCAACCACATCTGGAACGTCCTTTAGTGTTTCAGCTAACTGTCCATTGCGTATTATTAGCCAATATGGGGCCTTATAAAGTACTTTGAAACTCTCTTTCATGTTATTTTGCATTACCAAGACCTTGCCAAGGCGCTGAGCGGTTCCCAGCCTGTTCTTAAAAAGATTAACTTCAGACTCTGGATCCGTGTAGTCCGATATTTCAAACTGTGTTAGTTCCACTATGTGCTTTCTCCATTTTTCAATCATCAGCTTCATCTGGAAACTCGCCCCTTGCCTTAAGTAGTTTGATGTCTTTTATACCTCTTTTATCCCAAATGCACCCAGAGGCCACATCCCAGTCGCCAAACCAGAGACCAGGAATCATTCTGTTCTTGCCATCGATCTCTTGGAACTCCCATTCTTTGCTATAAGGGCAGATTTCTATTCCGGTATAACCAGCGTCCTGGAGTTTTTTCCAATTGAGCTTCCTCCACCCGGAATAATTCTGGTCTTGGAAGTTTTTTACAAGCCACCTCAAACCTAGTCCCGACGAGATCTTTAGGATATCATCTCCGGGAATTATTTCATACAGGTAGTGGGCGTCGTCTACCCAAGACGCCATCCCCGAATATCGCAACCACGACACCCAGTCATCTCCGCATGCATACCACAGGCCCCTGGGTTTGTTGTTGCTTTCGGAAGTAAATGGGTTTTTCTCTTGCTCCATGTCTCTAAATCCCTTGTAGGGTTCGGAAGAGATGAATGTTTTTTTATGCGAGGGTATTTTGTATCCCCAGAGTACCTCGGTCTCTTCGGTTAATAGGGATCTGTTCTTTTTATTCAATGTTATCTTCATTGTTACTTTTCTTGTTCTTCAGGCCAATAGTGGTTTCTAAAATTTTCTATATTGTTTTTGTTTTTATTATAGAACGACTTTAAAATCCTCCTCTGCCTTTTTATGTCGCGGTGGTTTGGATCTCTACCCCACAGGGAGTCGTCTAACGACACAGCCAACAATTTATCATTGAATTCTTCTGTTTTTTTCCTGCTGGTTTTTCTGTTGAGGATATCTTGTAAAACCCTCTCCAACGCGCCCAAGTTGTAATTGGATAACTTTTCTCCTACACGGTCTTTTCTAGTGCGTGCATTTGCAAGCTCTTTAGAATATTCAATATAATCGGAGAGCGATTTTTCCAATAGTCGGACAGCCGTATCTTCTGACACTTTGAAGCTTTCTAGGGAGCCAGCCAATAGTTGAATTTCGTAAGGGGCTAAATTATTAGTTAAGATCTTCCTGTTCGCCTCCGAGAGAGAGGGATTCCGAAACAGCTCGATCTTCCACTGAGCGGCGCTGCGGGTTTTTTCCCGGAGGGCAATACTCAATGGGGAGCCTTGCACTATCCTAGCGTCACCAAGCTCTTCTTTTTCCTTTTTAAAAAAGTCGTCTAACGCCCTGTCTTTCTCTAACGCAGTCACTAGCAGCAAGTCCAGCACCCTCGGATCCGTATTTTCTCTAGAAGATAAGCTACGATACGTGCGCTCTGCTCGGTCCCCCTTATCATATAAGTCGGTGCGCTTTTCACTGTCCATACCCCGCCAGTCGTTCCAGTCGGCATGGTATAATAGTTTTTTTCCTACAATAAACTGGCTTAAGTGTTTTTTAATCACGCTGTCGGGGGTGGTTTCGTTTTTTAGTAGCCTGTCTCTTACTCGGCTTCCAAAGGCATTATTAGGCAACTGATGTACGATATCATAAATCTGTTCCAAATATTCTGGCGGAGCGTCACTACGTTCTGAAAGGTTTTTAATCATTGTGCGCCATAAGTCGTGCCCCTGGCGGCTCGGGCCGCCAAGCCCAGATTCACTATAATGTTTTGTTTTCTCAAAAAGCCTTAGTAAAACATCCATAGGTAGTGACGGCCAATCGGCCAATCTAAGTATGAATAGATCCTTCTTATCAGCCTTTGTTTCATCAATAGTATCAACAAGTTTAAGAAGGTGCTTGTCGTCAAAAGAACTGTTATATCTTAGATTCGTTATAGTCTGCTTAAGCGTATTATCCTGGACGACGGGCTTAAGTTTGATCATTGTGTCAACAATCAAAGAATTTAATTCATCATCCTGTCTCGCCATCCGTGCAACCCGTGGCAGCGACAGCTTCCCGGACCTCATAAAGGACTTGATTTCTTCTGTGGGTATTATTGCTATAAAGTCATCACTTTCGGCGTATTCCTCGGCGGTAAAATTTTCAATAATCCATGGATAAATCATTTTAGCATATTTTTCATGAGGAGCTTTGTTCTCCTTACCTTTAATTTGATAAATCCCATCGCCCTCAAGAGAGTACTCTATTGTCACATGCGGATTGTTATTGCGATCCCTAAGAGAGTAGATCTTGATTTTGCCTTTCTCGACCTCGGGACAATAGCCACCAACACAATGCCCCATCTTATTGCCTTCCGCCGCTAGGTCTTCGGATGGCACATCAACTATTGTATACCCATTTCCAAAGTCATGAAGAACGTTCTTGCTTTCAAAATGCCCGGTATCCTCGACTCCTTTAAACTGTTCGTGCCAGTCTTCAGCGGCGGCCTTCATGCCGCCCCAATTCAGGGACCACAGTGGTTCCGTTGATTCCCTGGTTCCATTAAGAAAATCAACTATATAGGGAAGACCCTCCGGTCCTTTCATGTAGTGAAGGTATCCTCCTACCCTTCCGTGGTGTTCTCGAACAATATTTGCAAGCCACTTTGTGTATACTTTTCTGTTCTCTCTTGGAAAGAATCTGTCTTCTAAGTTTTCAATGATCTCAAGAATATCCTTACTGAACATTGGCCCTTCTTCTGCCTGCTGGGCGATCTGCTGATGGTATTCCCTGGGGTTTGCCTCTGCGGGCATCGGCGTATTCTTTTGCAAGACAGTAATATTAAATTTCTTTATAAATTTCTTATCTTGCTTTGCTTCGTTGATGAAGCTTTTCCAACCGCTATTCATTCAAGGTCCCCTTCTTTCTTTTGTTGGCATAAACAGACCACCGATATACTGTTCTCAGGGTGTCGTCAAGACTCCATTTTTTTGGAATCGTTACCATGGGCAGAAAGGCATGAAGAATAAGAAGTGCTCCTCTTATCATCAGGCTTGTTCCAATACTTAAAGCGAATTTAAGATGACTGAAGTACGTTTCATTATTTTCTTTTAAATGCTTCATTTTTCTAAACTCTCTGGATCTACGATCCATTCCTTTGTTCTTGGGTCTTGTTGATATAGGGGCCGGTGGGCCTTTGGTATAGGAGACGAGGTTCTTTTGGAAGGCTCCGGTATATTGCCATGAGGCTCATAGGTCTTTCCAAGATCTATCTGCGTTTTAAGATCCTCACGAGTCTCCGGTTTTTCACCTAGCGGAAGCTGCAACTGCGGCAGTTGTTCTCCGGTTATATCTGTCCCTCCTGGGAACTTTTCCGGGTATGCGCCAAGGCCTTGGCCAATTGCTTTGCCGTATATCTCTGATGTTTTCTTGGGATCCGGTGAGGAAAGTATTGTATGTAGTCCAACGACCACATCATAAAAACCAGTTGGGTCTACAACACTTGGTAGAATCTCAATTGCTTTATCGAAGGCCGCCCGTGACCCATTTGATTCGTAGGCATACGCAACGTCAGGTATGGATAAAATTGTCGCAACCACTGCCCCTACCGCACCTACTTTTATCGCTGGCTTAATAGAGCCCATCTTTACTCGGGGAGATCCAGAGGCAGGATATGTGGCCGCTACATCTGGCTTATGCGGTAGGCCTCGCAAGCGAGCTTTCATATCCTGGAGGTCTAGCTCAACTTGAGCCTTCTGTTTTGGAGACAAGTCGGGACGCGCTAATTCGTCGTCAAGCTCCGCCAGGACCCCCCTGAACTCCTTGTCCCACTCTTCCATGGTCATGCCCGGTGGAGCAGTATTTTTTAAGAATTCTAAGTGTTCGGCAGCCTCTTGTGCAAGACTAGAATCGTGTTCAAGGCGATTAACCAAACCGAACTTTCTAGTATTAGTTTTAGCTGCGGCTACCTGAGCTAGCTGTACTGCTTTTGTGCGAGCGTTTACAAGTGAGTCAGCGCGCACCCCGTATACCGGTGCCAAATCCCATAATGCTCGATGGAGCCCGAATCTGCTAAGCCTTTGTCGCGGGGACTTTTTTTGCCCTGGCCTTGCTTTTGGCCACTGGCCAGTCTTTTCATATTGGTCTATTTCCCGTCCCGTCCTCGGTTCCAAAAGCTCAAATGCATCTACGGTTCTGGTCTCGTACTTACCAAGCTCGTTTACATCTCGACTTACATTTTTTGTTCCAACGACCATCCTTCCGTCCCTACCGGGAGTTCTCGTAGTCACGGTTTCGTACTTCTGTTTTGGTTCATACGTTACCTGTTCATATTTTCCGGTAACGTATAGTTGCCCAAAGAGATTTTCAAACTCGTCACTGATCAAGAGAGCCCAGTTTTCTCTAGGTATAGCATGGTTTTCTATAACCAGCGGCGCGTAAAATCTCTTCATAACCGGTGCATCGTATCCCACTGCGGCAATTGCTTTGGCGCGTTCGGGGCCCTGAGGAGTCCGGTGTAACCTGACGTTTACTGCTTTCAGGCCTGGAGCCTCGACGGGCCGGAGGTTGCGCACCTCCGCTTTTTTTACACCAATCATCTCAAGTGCTCGCTCGGCACCATATTGGTCTGCCATCATTTTCATTCTTGCGAGGACATTTTGTTTAGCTGCGAAAAATACATCTCTGGCCATATCGCCGGCAGCGCGAAGCTGCTCTGATCTCTTCCATGGAAGCTTTAAATCATAGACGGCAGACTGCGGGTAGCCTCTGGACACATCCTTATTCATATATTCTAGCCATGTGATGTTTGGGTCCACCCCACGCAGCACCCCACCCGCCTCACTTCTTGAAATCATTCCCTTTTTGCCAAGGGGAGTTCCTTTGAAGAGAGGGTTTCTGCGCTGCTTAAGGCCTTCCCAGGAGGCACGAACTGGAATTATATTACCTTTGGCATCTCTTCTATACCCGATAATTGGCAACTTTGGATCGCCTTTGGCTTCAGTCAGCATTTGGTTTTTGTTTGTGATTTTTATTTTCATCCTAATAAAGCCCTCTTAAATCTTAACCGTATAAGGCCCGTTTTGGGGCCTAGAACGCATTCAAACACCTTGCCTAGGCCCCTACCCTGCTCAATGTCCTCATCTTCGTCCCAGGAGGGTATTTCGGTGGTCTTATAGTCAGTTCCAGCCCAGGGTCCATGGCCCACTGGAAGATATCCACTAAAAAACGAGGGGGTGGTCGGCTCATCACTTGCTCGACTAGACAAGTTGATCCCGTAATTATCACCGTAACTACGGTTCACAATCGGAACCAAATATTGATTAATTGAAATGCGCTTCTGATCATCGCTCATCGTACTCCAGTTTTCAGCGACCCACTTAGCGATCTTGACCCGGCCTTTACCTTCGTCAGTATTCATTAGGGTGGCGTTGGAGCGGTATATTTGCATGATAAGTCCTTTCGCTGTGGTGCCGTCAAAGAACTCCCTTTCTTCTTTTTCTACTTCTTTAGCTTTGGACTCCATAATAGTGCTAAAGACATCGGCTACTGTTCTTTTAATTTCTTCTACGTGTCTATCAATAAAGCTAATATATTCTAAAGCAATATTAATCTCTTCTTTAGTGTCGGTAGATCGGATTTGAATTCTTAAATTAAAACCGATTTCTCTTTCTTCACTAGGTGTGGGCGAACCACGCCAGCTTTGGTTCATAAAATAAACTGAGAACACGGCACGATTAAGATTTTCAACGCCGGAGAATACTTTGGGCTCCCAGCCGTCACCGAGATCCAGGTGAAATTGCCTGCTAATATGTTCATTGGCCGCCTTTTCTAGAGATGCCAATCTTTTGTTTACTTCGGATTCTGCAAGTGGAGAAAGCGCAATCGCGCTATAAGCGCTTCTTAATTGAACTTTTTTAGTTCCAAGGCCAGCCCTCATTAGGGCTAGAGAATCGTATATCGGGGGCTCGCCGGGAGCAGACCTGGCCAGGACCAATGGGATTCTTAATCCGGTGGGTAAAAAACTCTCAGTCTGGTCATGTTCGGCATATCTTAAAATAAACTCAATTGTGCCATCCTTGTTTTCATCACCCATGAAGGCAAAGTTTTCAAATCTAATAGTGCCCTCTTCTCTGTTCTCTTCTTCTTTTTCCAATTCATCGAAGTAGCCGGCAGGCATGTAGCCATTTTCTATGAGGACCTTGCGAATCTTTTCTTTGATTACGTCATGTTTTTTGTCAATATCATCGCGGATATAATCTAAAAAATAACCGGCGTTGTCCGGATTGTAGCAATCGTCACAATTATAATACAATTGGAATTCTATTTCCCATGGCGTCTCTGTTCCAGAGCCAATACTCCACTCCATTGATTCCGGGTAGTCAGATATGTCTTTAATAAGCGACTCAAATGCTCCTGACGCCTTGTAATCCCCATGTGTGTTGGGTATTAAGTTATACTGGTCGTTAGGAACCCACTTCTCTTGCCCGTGGACATCACCCTTGGTGGCGGCTTGTGCGCCTCCCGAAACATCGATAGCGCCCTCCCAGGACAAGGGAACAGTAATAGACATACCGGCAGAAACGGTTACGTAGGGCTCATCATGCCCATCTACTTCCCCATGGAACCAGGCGTGTTCTAATTCATTGCTAGCTCTAGCATTATGCTCTTCTATTTCTGTTTCATACATCTCCCATAGGTTCTCTAGTTCTTCTTCACCACCTTCTGTTTCAATAAAGCCGTGATATTTGTCTACCTTTTCTCCAGACGCTGAAAAGAAGTTGTTTAACATTCTAGCGGGAGTTGTATCTCTGTAGGTTCCGCCTGTTATCTTTAGTTCGTCATCGCTCGGCAAATGAAGGCGTCCACTTTTGGCTACAAAGAGATCCTTTTGCCTTTCCCATGTATCCTTTGAAACGGCCTGAACAAAGCCAGCGGGGTGCGATCCATATGTCGCAAGCTCCGGAATAGCAAACTCTTTAGCCATGTAGCCACCTTCAAGCTCAAGACGCCTTAGACGAACTCTTGCTTTGGCAACGATACCATCAACTCCTCTAGCGGAGTCTCTAAAGATCTCTTGATCATCAAAATCAGACAGCTTCTTATACTCCGTCTCCTCGCTGCTTGCCATGTCTACATCGCTACCATACATCTCCTCATCCTCGCCTTTAACACGCAAGAACTCCTTTAGCTCATCCGTGGGAATAAGATATACGACAGCGCCATGCCCTCTTGACTCGGCAACGGCACATTGGAAATAACTCGCGCCTTCGCTATGACACGATTTAATATTTCCAATGTCACTCATTCTCAAAACATCCATGGGATGACGAGATACAACAACAGAATATTCAATTCCAGCATTGCCGCCGCCGCTAATAAATGCGTCTTCAATGGCCTTCCAGCCACTGTTTTTAGTATAGTGACCTTGGGCTCGCTCCCACCATTGCATCAATGGCTTTGGAACGCCCGCCTTTGCCATCGCCTTTGCAAAGCTGGCAACCTCCTTGCTCTTAACAATCTCGCCTGCCCTGGGGCCTTTCGGGATCTCACGCTCAACGGAACGCTCTAATTTTAAATCAGGAACTTCAACATCGACCTCATACTCTTCTCCGGTATCGAGCTTTCGAAGCTTTTGCTTGACAACTTTAGTAGAGAAGCGCCTTTTCGCCCAAGAAGCGTCGTCTTCGTTTTCAGGTGGCATCCAATTGTCGTCTATGAGATATTTGATCGCTCTAAGCAGGTACCTCTCGTCTTGGGTTTGAAGAGGAAAAGAATACCGTAGCTTATCATCAAACAGTCTCCTGAGCGCAAGTTTGCTATAATCGCCACCAAACCAATCGTTGATAGCTTCTGCATTCTTATAGCTGATTTCGTTTAAGAGCCTTTTCCGCTTATCTTGGAGAGGCACCAACTTAGATTGCCTATGGACAAATCTATTCCAATTTTCTAATATTGGTTTCATCACAATAAATAGGCCCTTTAAACTGGATTGTTCAGCTTTATTTAATACTTACAGGCCATTGCATAGAGGCTTAATCCCCGCCATAAGTCTTATAAAGCTCGATCTCTTCTTCGTACTCCGGTTCTTGACCTTCAATTGCCATATCAAGAGGAGCTTCGTTCTTCTGGACAGAGAACGTCATTATTTTTTCGCAGTGGCAGTCTTGGCAATAATTGGTATCCATATTACAATATATAGATTACACCTTGTTAATTACTTGACTCGTCGACAACTTCTTCTCGGATAACCAACAGGTCCCTGCGCATGTCTAGAATTCTTTTTTCTAGCTTATCTTGTTTCTCTTGTGTAACTGCAACTTTTAATAAGTGCAACTGTTTTAAGAGATCGTCTATCTTGTTTGCGGTCTTATTCGGTACAACAACCTTCATTCGCTATTTGCCTTTGCTTAATAAAGTCACTAGAAAAGCCGGGATTGCGGTCTATCGCCCACTGAAGCCCGCGCCGGCTTTTACAAGTGTTAATACGCTACTAAATAGTAGTATGATTTTTATCAAGTGTCAAATTGTTTTCTCAGGTAACTACCCGAAATAACTATATTCAGCCGCCGTCTTTTCGTTTAGGGGCCATACTTCCAAATGCTTTAAATATATCTTGTGCTTTAACGCCAGGTTTTCTAGCAAGCCCGAAAGCCTTTTTAAGGCTCGCTAGGAGGGGGCTCTGACTTGCGGGGGCTGGCGGCGTATTTGGCGTGCCAAGAGTGCTCGTAGGAGTTGTTCCAGTGGTGGGCTCCGTTGTGGCGGTGGGAATAGCTTCAGTTTCCGGGAGATCTGACACTCCTGCCAACTGTGTCATGCCTTGGCCTATATCGGATCTAAGGCCAGCAAGCTGCTGATCTGACTGGGTTAGCGACTGGGTGAATTCTTGATCTTCAAGTTCTCTTTGTGCCACTTCGTCTTGAAGCTCACCCAGTTCCATATTCCCCTCCTGCTCGTTTAGCTTCGAAGTATATTCTTTCCATTCTCTAAGTAATTTTTTCATATAGTAAATAGTTCGATATTATTCATCTTTTGGGAACTCTATTCCTTTTTTCTTTTCTTGATCGCCTTTGGTTTCTTCGGGATCTCGTACAGGACCCGGTTTCATCCAATTGGGAATTCTTTCTTTTGGTTCCTCTGGCGGCTCGTCAACACTTTTTAACCACCAAGGGATATCTTCGGGGCCAGTTGGAGCTTCTTCTCTAGGTAGCCTGACTGCGGGCTCTCCTCTTTCTATTGACTTGAGAACATCGCCTGTGAACTCCCCTGCTTTTCTGGATGCCTGGAAAGCCTGGCTCACCGGATGGTCGCCTATTAGATCTTCGATGCGCTCAGCCCAATCATACTTTCCCTTTGGGTCGCTCGCTGCAACAACTGCCGGATCGGATGGATCTAACTCTTGCGCCAATGATGGACCATATTCCACCCTTTCGCCTTCCGCCTGCCCCTGCCCTGTTTTTTGTCTGTTCGTAGCGTTATAAAACTCAGCGTAGTCCTTATTGGCATAATGCTTTCCAGTATTCAAGTCAACATATTCTGTAATTTGACTAGATGGTATCGACTTGGTTTCTCTATGTCTATTTCGATAAACAATAGAGTCATAACCTTTATCAACATAGTATTTGCGGATTATTTGGTCAGCTTCCGGGTAGGTTAGTGGGCCAGGCGGCATTTCAACCTCGCCTTGCTGAGCTAGTCGCCTTACTTCTCTGATCTGGTCATCTTCAATTGCTTTTGTGCTGTTAAACGATAGTGCATAAGGTCTTACCTGTCCGCCTTCAGCACGCCACTTAATCATTGGGGGCTTGTGGCCTTCCGCCAAATATCGACGCCAGCTTTCTAAAATTAATTTCAATGTTCTTTTCGCCAATAGTCATTAAGATTGTCACCTTCCGTGGCATTCTCTTTGTGTTGTTCTTTTTTCTTTCTCTTCATATCTTTGGGGATCTTTAACTGCATCGTCCAGTTCTTATTCACCTTCTTAATAATTACATTTTTTCCTAGGTGTTCCCAGAGTTCAAGGGCGTTTTCCGGATACATACCGGGGTATTTTCCATTTAATACGCCTCTAATATGAAGAACCGCCACCAATATTATTTGGACTTCTCTCTCATCTTGTCTTTTAAGTAGGTCATGGTGCTTCTTATCCTTATGGAGATGCTCAAGCACAAAGATAGACTTTATTATAAGCTCTTTGTTTTCTTTTGACACTGCTTCAAATACAGTAAAGAAGTGTCCCTTTATTACATGCACATGGTGATTGATTAGCGGCTTCTTGCCGATACTAACAGATGCGCTAGAATTCCCTATTGGAATACACAATGCCAATATAGTTAAAAGTGATATTATAAACTTTTTCATTTTTTTCCCTTCTTCTTAGAATACAAACACCGGCACTTTCCTTTTTTTCGTATTGTCTCGTTCAGTGACGAATTCAAATGACTATCAAGCATCTCAGAAAGGACCTCTTGGACCATTTTTTCCAAAGTTTTCTTGGTGTTACCCATATTATAATTAGTTTTTTATATTGTTCAGACATAAAAAAAGAGACGCCAGCACAGTTAGCGTCTCTATAGTGGTGACCGCCGATGTGGCGTCTGTACACGGAAGGGTAATATCCTTCACCACCTTTGCCCCTGTTGTTGTGTGATGCAACAGCACACCTATATTGTGTATAACATTCTAAGCTTGGCTTGGTAGGATAGCTATATCCCCGTACCTAACTTCACGTTTTTGACCATACGGGATGGATCCAAACGTGCCCTTGCGGGTGACGTGATCAGCTTTCGCTTTTCACCATTGGCACTACTGTTATACACAGTGACGCTTTGCTTGCTTACGCAAAACTTCCCGTAACCTTTCTTGGTTACACCCGGTCAAACGATAAACGGTCCAAATCCGTTTGTCTTGACGGCAGCACTTCGCGGGTAGTACCACGACTCTAGTCGTCAAGCTAACAAGTGGCTTCAGAAACACTACTTTCCTATCCACCGCCTTGTTTAAAGGCCCCGCTAGGGGAAATACGAAACAACGCATCTACTTCCTTAGGCGCTCGTCTATGCCTCCAATTAAGAAGACCCAGCCGCCCCGGATTGTGCAAGCTGATTTTAATCCCCGACGAAAAGGGGAATTCTAAACATTTTTTAAAAGAACAAGGGTATTCTATATTATAGCTTGGTAGTTGTCAACAAATTTATTCTTTGGTGATCCATCTCCAAGTAGATTTTTTAAACTTAGCTTCATGTTGTCCTTTGTGTCCTCTTTTTAGGGAACATCTACGAGTATTGTTTTTTATAACAACAAACTCAAGGCATCTCCAGCCGGCCAAAGCAAGGAACTTATCAATGATTTTCATGAAACTATCTTATTGCGTAATTTATTCGTAATTAACCGTATAATATATATCATATAATTGCATATTTTCATACAAAAACCTCTACTTAATATTACTAGGCGGTAAATCATGGGCAACTTTAGAGCTAGCAGCAGAGATTTAGAATCGGTAACCGTTAGGGGTAACTCAGAGTTCGGTCGTCGCCCCACCGACATTCATATGTTCACCGGCTCTTTGTATGTCTCCGGCAGGGTCCAATCTAACGAGATGATCAGTGTTACTACAAGTGATTTGCACATCAACGGCTCTACAAAATCTGGGGATAGCTCCGATGACCTGCACGAATTCACCGGTTCCCTTTCCGTGACGGGAAAGACCCAGTTCAATAATTGCGCATATACTTGGCCATATGCTGCCAGCGGGGTCGGATATGGCCTAACCAATGACGGTGATGACAATCTATCATGGACCTATATTAGCGGCGAATACAGTAACGGCGGTGATTGGGTCACATCAAATCGAACACTTGGCAATACAACAAATTATTCACTAGATATTGTGACCAATAGCATTTCCAGGATACATGTTTCTAAAAACGGGAAGATAGGCATTGGTGTGCAGGGTGACGACGTTACTGAATCTTTAACGCTCGCCAAGGGCCAGTCTATCAAGGCGTCTAAGTTTAAAGCCTATAGCTCTGCCCGGTTTAAGAGGGACATTAAGCCAGTTGAAGGAGCCTTGGACAAGGTAAAGAATCTTCAAGGGGTCTCCTTCTCTTGGAAAGAAACCGGAGAACCTGACATCGGCTTAATCGCAGAAGATGTGGCCGTCCCCTTCCCTGAGATCGTAGACAAAGAAGACGATGGCAAGATCAGCAGCGTAAATTATCATTCTTTAATCGGTGTTCTTGTTGAATGCGTCAAAGAACAACAGGTCATGATTGAAGAACAAAAAAAAGTTGCAGTTTCTCAACAAAGGCAAATTGAAGAATTAAATAGAAATATCAAACACATAAAGAGAACCACAAAAAAAGCTAGAAGTTTTCCTTTAAAAAAATGAAATTTAAGTAGGCCAACTGCAGAGCCGTCCCCTATTTAGAAGACGCGGAGAATGGGCTCCGCTAAACATTTTTTAAAAATAAGGAACAATAAAAAATGGGAACTTCTTATGGATTATCGGCCGACTTTGCTGTCTTAACGAGCAGCGATCAGCCGACGAATGCCTCTGGTAGTGTTAAGATCTGGGCTGAGGCCGCAGGATCTGAGGCAAGACTCTACCTTGTAGGAACAAATATGTCTGAGGACGATCAAAAGTCCGAAATTATGCACTCTGCAAGCTACATTGACGACTCTTCAGCGTGGCTAGGTGGAGCGGTGGTTGACGTTGCAAACGATAGCTTTGCATTTGTCGATGCTAGCGAAAGCGACAAGTTAAAGAAAGAAAGCTTTGCTGACCTTGCTACTGCAATGGCTGGCACTGGTCTTTCGGCTGCCAATGGCGTTATGGCTGCTAATGCAAACAGCACGTCATTTCAGTACGACTCTGACGAGCTTCAGTTTGCGGCTGGTTCAGCCGGTGATGGCCTGTCTCTAGCCAGCCATGCGCTCAAGGTTAACGTTGACGATTCAACGATTGAAACTGACAGTGATGCTATGCGTGTTAAGGCCTCCGGTATTACCGAGAGCCACCTAAACACTTCTGTTGCCGGCGATGGTCTCGCTGGTGGTGGTGGTAGCGCGCTTTCCGTTAACGTAAACAGCACGTCTTTTCAAATCTCCGGTGACGAGATTCAGCTTAAGAGCGGTGTTGATGGTGACGGTCTTGCTCTAAGCAGCAACGTGCTTGCCATTGACTTAGCTTCTTCCGCTAACGGCCTTGAGATCTCAAGCAATAAGCTTCAGCTTAAGTCTGTTATTCCGGGCCCTAGAAGCTTCAGTGGTGCTGTTGCTTGCCAATCGACTCTAGCTGTTGCTGGTAATGCCACTATCGAAGGCGACCTTGCCGTTCACGGTGAGCTATCTTACTTCAATGTTGCCGAATACGCAGTTGAAGATAAGAACATCACCTTGAACGCTCTTTCGGGTTCGACTAATGGTGCGAGCAACTTGGCTACTGCCGCTGGCGCTGGTCTTACTGTTAAGGGTACCGATAGCGATGCCTCTTGGACCCTTCAAAGTGACGGTGACTGGAAGTCTTCTGCTGGTATTGATATTCTCACCGGCAAGACCTATCAGATCAACGGCGTCGATACGCTTAGCGCTACTGGTCTTGGTAGTGCAGTTGTGGCTTCAAGTCTGACTTCAGTTGGAACGATTGGCACTGGCGTATGGCAGGGTTCTTCCATTGCTAATGCGTATATTGATCAGGATCTAACCATTAGCGGTGGTTCTGTCGATAGCAGTGTGGTCGGCGGTACTACCGCTGCTGCTGGTACATTCACGGCTTTGACTGCCAACGATTCGCTCGCCGTTAATGCGGGTGTTACAATCGAAGGTGATACTGCTGCTGAAGTAACGCTTGCTGTTAAGGGAGCCAGTGGACAGTCTGCAAACATGTTCCTCGTTGAACAGAGTGACGGCACTGACGCTCTTGCGATCAGTCCAGCCGGTGTAACCACTGCTGCAAGTTTGGTTGCTACCACTGCTGATATTAACGGTGGCACTATGGACGGTGCTACAATCGGTGGCAGCGCTCCTGCTGCTGGTACGTTCACTAATCTAACTGCTAACGACGATGTAACTATCGGTGCCAGCACTGATGACACTCTGGTTGTTAACGCCTTGATTAACTCCGACCTTATTGCGGCTGCTGATGGCACCCAAAGGCTTGGTAGTTCTACGAGAAAGTGGGATGGACTTTATGTAAACGGCGCGGGCGCTATGGACCAAGTTGTTATTGGTGCCAGTACCGCTGCTGCTGGTACGTTCACTGACTTGACTGCTACCACCAACGTGGCCCTTACGGACTCCGCTGGTGACGGTACTATAGACGGTGTTGCAATTGGTCAAACTACGGCCAAAGCTGGTAAGTTCACGACTATGGAATTTTCGACTATGAAATTCGATAGTCTTGATATGTCTAGCATGGCCAGCGACATCAAATTTGCTCTTGGGACCTCCCACAGAGCTATTTGTAAAGCTTGGGTTTGCCATTCTGATGTTAACCTCAAGGAAAACATCAAGACGGTTTCCGACCCGATTGAGAAGATCAAGAAGATTCGTGGCGTATCTTTCGACTGGAAAGAAGACAAAGCGTCTGACCTTGGTTTCATTGCTCAAGAGGTAGGAGACGTTCTTCCTGAAATCTGCCAGATGGACGAAAACGGCGAGGCTAAGGGTGTAGACTACAGCCGCGTTGCTTCCGTTCTCGTAGAGGCTGTTAAGGAACAACAGAGCCAGATTGAGAAACTAACGGCTAAACTAGACAAGATGTCTGGCGAATAGCCTAGCCCTTTTAGGGTGACTCTTTTTAGAGTCTTTAAGGCCCCCTCTGGAAACGGAGGGGGCCTTCTGCTTTAAGAAAGAATATTATTTAAAGCGCTTATGCTAGACTCGGCATCACCAGTAGTGTGATGTATACAAATGCCGCCTGCATTGTTCCAAGGGATCACGTATTTTTCAAAATCATCAATGAGGATATTGATTTTGCCATCGTCGCTAGATGCCCAAAGATGTTTCTTACCATCTAAAGGTAAAAATATCTCCCTGGGTCCCGGATTAAGATGCCTGCGAAGCCAAATGTTTTTACCTACGGCGCTACTCTTATCCCATGGATGTGATAATATAGAAGGATTAAACTTAGATATATTATCCCAAAGCTCGTCCTTTTCCTTTGTGGGCTCTAGATTTGCCCAAAAGGCAGCATTGTTGCTAACAAGGTTGTCTATAAATAAATTTGCTTCTTGAAGCTCCGGAACAGGATGATTAATTCCAAATTTCCATTCAGACTCAATTATTTTTTTTATACGATCCTTCATGGACTTCGCTTGAAGCCACGAGGCTTTTATAATCCCGCCGTGTAAATCGACTAAAACGCCATCCATATCACAGTAAAGGTTGATGTCTTTCATGCGTCAGCCTTTTTCTTTGTAACCATCAATATACGCTCAGCTACGTTTGCATTAAGCTCGTCTAAGATACTCGACCAGTTCTCAATATCGGATTTTGTCATCTCATCTAACATCATCCAAAGAGAGTCTACTTCGTCTTGTAATTGTCTATTCTTCTCTACAAGCTCTTTTATGGTTTTGTCTTTGTCGTCTTTAGGCACTTTTTAACTATATTCCATTGATTTCTTTATAGCACTCTTAAATTTATCCGTCATGTCTATATTATCAACGTTTTTATAATCAACAAGCTTATATTCGGTATGTTCGTGGCTTAAATGTATCTTTCCGGGTGGCAAGCTTGCTTTATAATAGTGCGTATGCCCCTCAAAATGCGTCTCTACGGGATTTTCGACGTTAAGCCCGGTCTCCTCATAGACTTCGCGCTTAAGACCCGCTACAGGGTCTTCTCCGATATGTATATGGCCACCGGGAAGATCCCATCCAAGACCAACGATTCCGCTAAGGATCAAAACATTGTTCCCATCGTGTAGGATCCCCTTAGAGACAAGCTTGGAATCCCTTGGCTTTTTTTCTTTAATAAGCCTGATCTTCACTTAAAAACTCGTTCTTTGGCTGTTTTGTATAATTTATTCAAAAAACTCTTCTTCAATTTTAGCAATCTTTCAAATTTAACTTTATCTCTCGCATCTGTATAGAGCGTTGTAGGCTTTTTTATTTCGCCATCTATTAGTTGCTCATTAAAGTCATAAAATTTAGCTCTCGGGACTTTCCCGGTCACCTCAGTGACGGTGAACATCAAGAGAATAGTCGAAATCAAAATTCCTGTCATCCAATTCTTAAACACTTACATATTACCTCCTTTTAAAAAATTTGTCAAACCGATTAAAGTTTTCTCTAACTTGTCTGGCCTCTACATACTGATACATGCTTTCTTGAACGGAGGTAAGAATAAGATTCTCTATGTCCTCATCATCCCAAGTTTGAGCCATTTCTAGAATATATTTAATAAGCGACTCGGGCGCGTCGTCAGGTACACTCATGGTGATCTTGACCTCTACCGCCGCTGGGTCTGTTTTATATGCCATTGCGCTCAAGTCGAAATTGGGATAATACCGCTCTCCCGGCAAAACATTATTATTGTCATAGACCTTATTAACGATAGCCTTTTTAATGTTTATTGTGGCGTCGTACTGGTAGCCCTCGTCAGTAACGACCTCAATAAATTTACCAGCATACTCAGGGTTTGGCGTCTTAATATGGGTTATATTCTCAAATGATATCCTATACGGCGGCTCTCCAAACTCACCCTCTTCTATTGCATGATCCCAATCAAGATCAAACATACCAATACTTCCAAGTTCGGATTCCAGGTTTTTCATTGCGGAGCCTCTTAGGAAGCCTTCTCGAAGCAGCCATTCTCGTATAATTGGGGTGTGCTTTTCTATTTCTAGATCTTTATCATAAAAACTAACGGCAAGCTCTTCAAATTCTTCCATGGTATTCAAATACTCTCCATCCACTACTAGTGGTAGAGCAATAGAGATCTTTTCTGTGCCACCTCCAACCGGGGTATAGTCCAGTATTTTGGCGCCTGAAAACTCCCTGGTGTCGTACAAGCGGTTTTGACCGCCGCCTTGTCCTCCAAAAGCGTATCTATCAATATCTTCCGCATAGGAATCGGCCCCCAGGCTGTACTCTTCTAATAATTCCGCCAACTCGCCGAAGCCGGGCCAGTCTTGAGGCACATCTTTTGAAAGTGGTTTTATAAATTCAGAAGCTTCAAAATCAAAATAGGCTTTTGCTTTTACGTTAATATCCGGATGATTAGCGCGAAGAGAAATAGTTGCGTTTATACGAATCCTTCTTAGGCGGCCGTTGACTTCATCTACGACCTCTCTGACTCTTTCTTCACTTAGATTATGTGGCGATATTAAATCATCCTCGTCTTTTTCGTAATGCTTAATTTTAAATTTATGTAAATCGGCTCCCACAAAGTCTTCAACGAGTTCCCCTGCCGGGCTGTCGGAATAGCTACCCCCTCTCAAATACAGGGTGTCGTGGCCATGTTTGGTGTTTTTAAGCCAATCAATAAGGTCTTTTTGTTTACTTCGTGTCCAATCAGCAACCTTGTCTCCAAGAATGCCATGGGTATACGGATATACTTTCACCTCTGGGACGGCGAGCGAAAAGGAGAGGTTTTCATCTTCATCAAATCTATCAAACCTACGTATTCTTACTCTTGCTTTTGGTTCAATACCCTTAACGCCCCTGCTTTCATCGCGAAAGATTTCATCATTGTCATAATCCTGTAGGCTTGATTGAAGCTCTTCGAGACTATCGGAGGCGCCGGTAAGTTCAAAAAGCTCCTCCGCACCCATGAGATAAGCGACCGCGCCCATCCCTCGCGCCTCTGCAAGAGCGCATTTGAAAAACGAATGATCGGCCCTTGAAGGCGGAGAATGGCATGTTTCAAGTTCATCAAAATCAGCCATTCTTACAATGTCAATTGGATGCCTCGAAATAATGACAAAGTTTTTGTTGGAAGATAGTGTGTCTGGTTCCTTCCTGTATTTTTCCGAGTCGCTTTCCCAAAAATCCTTAAGCCCTAAGATTTCCCTTGAATCATCTCCACTTATTTTTGGGAAAAGTTCCTTTAGTTTGTCATGCAGGCGATACCTTTCTCCGGAAGTACCCCCGGGATCTATATCATTTAACGACCCAATTAACTCAGACGCACGATTTAAGATTTTTCCAATCTTCATCGACCTCTTCGCGAGGCCTCGCTGGGTCCTAATGGTTTTCTCCGCTTTTCCTCCAATAAAATCAACGAAATAGCCATTCTTTTTAAAGATTTTAAATAAAGTATTAACACTGTTGTTGTCAGAGATATCCGACTTTAAAAGTACACGCATTTTATCACCAAACAAATTACCAAATGCTAGCTTTTCCGGGTCAACGTCCGTTACAAAATCCGAGATCTGCTCGATCTCTTTTTCGGTGACCTCCGTGAGTACCGTATGTTTTTTCCTTTTTTTATTTGTTACCGATATCTTCATTTTTTTCAATTATGTCCCATGATCTCAATACCATTTTTGTTAATGTAAGAATTATTAAATTTAGATCATCAAAAATATTTAATTCTTTAAGACACGCCTTTTTATACCACTCTAAAACTTGTTCCTTGCTAGGTTTCTCAAAGGGCGCTCGTGACATCTACCCATCCCCATTCATGGACATTAGTTCATCATATGAATTAGTGTACAGTTCATGGAGTTTTGCCAAATAATCATTTTTTCTTAAGGCCTTAAACGCTAAGTTTTCAGAAGAGTATACGCCGACACTCTCCAACCCAGTTTTTCTCATCCTTTTTACTTTATTTTTTATTTTACTGGAAAGATCGAGGGCAGATTTGTGTTGCCCATTCGAAAATAACATACCAACTTCGTCGATTAGCTTCATTAGCGAAAGAGTTTTCTCTTCTACTGCTTTCATATCAATCGCTGGCTCTTCTTTTTTTGGGAATTTAACCCACGTGCCATTTAAAAGCGAATAGACCCCGGAAGAAACATGTGTTTCCTTCGTATCCTGAAGGTACATTTCGACTTCATGGCCTTTTACCATAATTTCATGGTGTTTATTCCATAACATCCGCTTTGCATCAAAGAATTTCTTAACAAGTTCAGTATTGTCGTCAACATCCTCGAAGTCTAATAAAATGTGCACATCAATATCGGAATACTCAGACCAGTTATAGTTTGCTATCGAGCCGGTTATAATAATATCATCTATATGCACATTGTCTAGCCCCAGGCTGTTGACAAAATCGGCAGTAATAACCATCAGGCGCTGAAGAATCGGTGGTTTAAGGGCGTTGTTTACCCAGAAATTTGGTTCAAGTTCATCTTGCATAACGAAGTCGGATATTCCCAGGGACTCCGGATACTGATAGTCGTCTCGGCTAAACGAGAATTGTAGCGAGGCAAATGGGCCTTTGAATGAGGGGGATCCAGAGGGCAGCTTTGGTTTGAACCTTGGTTTGTGCTCCTTTGTCCAATCAGAAGCCTTATTTAGCCAAGCAAGAAAATCATCTTCTTTCTTTTGAAAAGTCCGCCCACCCATACCCTTTTCTGAAAGTTTATAATTAGACATAATTGTACCCCTTGTAATAATTAGTTTGAATCATGTAGATACGTGATGATTTTTCACATAAGAGGATATTATGAAAATAGCACCAATCGCAAGCGGAATGGTTTCGCCCTTGCAGGTGAGAAGAGAAGAGGCCATGGCGCTCTCCAAAAACAGCCCCACTAGCGCCGGTCAGCAGGCCACGCCAATTGGGAGTGTAGGAGATTCGCCAATAAATACAGAAGGGTTTATCACACTTAGGACGGGAAGCGCGGAAGACTCTCCCTTCGCTATTTTAGATCAAGTAATCGTTAAAATGAAAGAAAACATAAACGAAATTGGCAAGGCCTTGGAGACAATGAAAGAGATGTCAGAAAAAACCTCCAAGCTGGCTCTTGGTCTAAGCGTATTAGAAAAGACTCTTGAAGCCATGGAAAAATTGCGCGGAGACGACAAGTAAACAATCCGTAAAATTAAGACTTCTCACTTGTCTTAGCGACAAGCTCTTCAATCTTATCGGCCAGTTCCGTTAAAAGCTCACAAACTCGAAAATCCGTCCGCCACACATTATCTTTAGCCATTTCGCTGGCTTTTTTTCTTGTTTCCTGAACTAATTCCTTTGGCTCCATATTTTAAATAGCATTGAATTATCAAACAAGTCATGGGCAATCGGATGATTTTTCATTTTTTAAAAATACCACCCAATACGCTCCTTGGGGTTTTTCTTTATAACATAAAGATTTCTCTTGTTTTATTATTTTATTCCCTTGTATCCTTCTTTTACGCTTTTTTTCAAATATTTAAAAGGCCGAAAAAGCTTTCAATAAAATACTTATACATGTGTTTGAGATTAATAAAGATCAGCGTTGAGCAGGGAGAAGATTTTGGAACTAAGTCTAAAAACAAACGATCTAAAACAACTCGTGAAGAGTTCGATAGAATCAATCGTATTAGAGAAAAAAGAAAAACGAGATGATACCCCAAAGGCAGACCTTATTGATGGTCTTGTTGAAAGGTATCATCCCGAATCATTCAAGTCAGTTAAAAGCATCTTAAAAGAACACGACAACGAGTCGTTAAAAGAAATTTCTGTCGAGGAACTCATGGAGGAAACAGGTGCAACATGCCCCGTATCCACCGCTCTCGCCGTCGCAGACGAACTTTTTGAACGAGGGATGTAATTTTAGAGGACTTCAATCTTTAGGATCTCCTCATCAACCGCAACTGGCTTCTTTACTTCTAGAGTAAGGATTCCCGAGTCATACTTTGCGATTATGTTTTCAAGACTCAACTCTTTCTCAAATCTCCATACTCTGCTGAATTTCTGAAGAATCGTCTCATCCGATGGATCACACGAAACCGTGATCAGGCCGTCCTTAAGCTCCAGGTTAAAGTCCTCCTTCTTAGCTCCGGGCGCTGCTATCTTGATGCAAACAGCCCCATCTTCTAGCTTCTCTTTGGAACACTGTGGGTATCCCCCGGTTTTCTGTTTTGGTTGATACCGATCTGGCCCTATCCAATAATTGAATGAATTATATGGGCTTTTTAGCTCACCAAGGGCAAGGCTATCAAACAAGCCATCCAGCGTATTAATAAGATTATATGTCCCCATCTTGTTTCCTCCTATATGACAGGATAAAGATAAAATGGGGACGCATTTTTAAAAGTCAAGAGAAAAGTTATTTTTTTCTTTCGTGCATAGTAATGCCGTTCAAGTGATCTATTTCATGGCAAACACAAACGAGTTCTAACAAATCCTCTCTAGAATCAAATCTCTTTGTTCCATTATAGTCACACTCAACGACTATGCTCATGGGCCTTTTGGTGATTACAAACTCACCCGGGAAGGAAAGGCATCGTTCGGCGGTCACTATGCTGCCAAACTCGCCCGTAATCCCAGGGTTCACCAGAATCAAGGGGCTTGTCACGTTTACAACACAGACAGATTCATTGATTCCAACTTGGTTTGCAGCCAAACCGATACCACTCTTGTGCTTTTGAAGGACACCGAGTAAGATTTTGCCTGTTTTTATACCCTGCTGAAGCTCTACTTTATCGCACTTCTTCTTTAGGTATTCCTTGTCTTTGACAATATCCATCTACCCAGCAGCGGGGCTGGCGTTCTCTACGTGCTCAAGGAAGCCTTCATTGATATGTCCACAAGACAAACAAGAAAACACTTGAACCGGCAAGAGCATCTCTTCTCCAGTGGGCGAAACCACCGGGGACACTTCTTTAATCAAGAATGCCGTATTAAAGAACGTGTTCTCACACTCGTCACACGCTACATTGTTACATTGTTTTAAATTCACATTGAGTCTCATTTCGGGCTGCATTGGATTCTCCTTATTATAATAAGTCTCCGACTCTATATATCATCTTGTTCGCCCCTGTCAAACTTTTTATTACTGATCTGTCTCTTTTATAATAAATTTTCGAAAGGGGTGAATCGTACCAGAGGTCATGGTCAGAGCCGTGTTCGTCTGATTCACCTGGCTCCCAAGGGCATACACCGTATTCTAGTTGTTTTGTTTCAACATCAACCCTGCTATTCATATAGTACTCCCACACCTTATAGGCATCCTTTGTTACGTAGATCCTATCCGGCATCGCCCCTGAGTCCTCCGATAGTTCCAGAGCAATATCATACAGCAGGGGCCCAAAGCCCTTGGGGGCGCTTACCTGATTGATAATAAAGGCATCACAGTCGGTGTCTTCATGGTATTTAGTAAGTATTATTTGAGCAGACGACCCATCCTGCCCTTTCACCTTATTAAAATTGCCTTGTGGAAGGCTAATAGCAGTAGATTTAGGATCTTCTTGGACCATCAGAATCTGAAAGGTCTCGTCGAACTGGTCCTTGTCTTTAGTGACGATAACAGACCACTCCGATTTAAGATCTCCAATCTGACTCATAGCTAGTTCAGTTAAAAACTCTGTCCAGGCCCAAGTCACTCTCTTATTCTTCTTCATCTTCTAGTTCCCATATTTTTCTTAAGACTTCCAAAATATGCTCTTTTTTCATTGAAGAATGTATTTCACCAAGGTTTCTTCTTGCCTCTAGAGAATTCATGTTTCCCTTAGCTATATCTGCGCATATGAGGCACATCAGGCTCTCCGAATCCATTTAGACCGCTCCTACTTGCAGGCATTTTCATCAATGATCTCCACAAGGTTATTATACATAGTAAGCATATCAGAAGTTAACTCGTAATATTTCCCTCCAGAAGCGATACAAATAGGCTCCCAGCCATCGTTATACATGCCGTTTTCTTTATGCCAGTCCTTTGTAAACACATATATCTTAGTATTAAACGTCTTAGAAATCAAATCCAACAGATCCAATTGAGTTATCTTGGGTAAGAAGTAAGATTGCGGAGTTTCATCGGTAAAGATAATGATAACCCTTTCTACGTCTGAATCAGTACGCCAATCGATAACAAAGTCTTCTTTAGGAGGAGACGACTCAGTAACGCCCTTTATTGTATCCCATACGACATCTGCTATGGCAACCGGCAAAGAAGAAGCACCCACCAAGTTATGCATGGCTAAATATATTGCGTCATACATCATTTCGCGGGCACCAATCATTGTGTACGAGTTTAAATTCAATTGTGACATTGCGGATATAAAATCAGTAAACCCAGATAGGTTATGATGAAGCTTAAGGTATTCTTTACCTGAGGAGTTAGCAGGGGAGTCCAGTGGACCAATGATAGTACCCCATTGTAGGACTTCTTCGTCAATGTAATTACTAGCAAACTTATTAAGGGCGGTCATGACGGCATTTATTTCAATATACATAGAACCGGACCAATCGATAATAAACAAGATATCAACAGGGTCTAACTCCTCTCCTGAATCAGTAACGCCGTCACAGTCGTCATCAACACCATTACATATTTCTTCTTGTGGTACAATTTCACCATCGCAGAACCCAGGGATGAATTCTTGTATTTCATCATGGACCCCTCCCCAGGTGCCCTCTTTACACGTCATGATTCCAGGTTCGCATATGCCTACGTATAGGGTCGCGGGGTCCCCTGTATAGCATTGGCCGAACAGGTCTTCGTCTATAAGCTCGTTACAATTATCATCAAAGTTGTTGCATTCCTCTTCTTTGAGAGGCTGTCCAACCGTTGGATCACAGGGTTCATCGGGATCAGGAAAGTAGACACAGGCGGCCATACAATCTGTCATCGATAAAGACGTACATCCTGGGTCAAGGCATTCACAGGTCTTATACCCCTTACCACATATAAGGGGCGACTCGTTGCAGGGGAATAAAACTCCCACATGACCGATGGTACATCCGCAGTTGAGTTCCTCATCAATTTGTCCATCACAATCATTGTCAAATCCATCGCATATTTCCACCTGGACGGGAGGGGCTGTACACGAAACCCAATTCCCACCAATACAATATTCTACGCCCGTTCCGCACGCTGTAAAACATTCTTGAAGCAGGTCTTCATCTGTAGAGCCGTCGCAATCATTGTCCACACCATCGCATACTTCTTCGGGCAAGAACCCACACAGGCCACAATCATTTAGCTGGCCTTCATCAATCTGGTCATCACAATCATTATCTTCCCCATCGCATATCTCTTCTTCGCACAGACTTACACATTCCGTATACTTAATGGTTCCTTTATCACAAACCTCGTCCTGCGTTCCTGGATATCCATCCCATGTTACGCATTCTATCGTACCTATTAGGTATTGCGTTGGATCGCATTCCAAAAACTCTTCGCACTCACCGACACTTAGGATCTTGGGGGGATCGAAACATATATCCTTTACGACTTCCATCTTTGTCTTGGCGTCTAGATCACAAAAATAATATTCCCGCCTGATGCACTCCTGCTGGTACTCGTGCGGCGTCATCGCCTTGATGTTCATTATCAATGACGGATCATAAATTGGGATAATAGGTGTAAGCCCTATGTCCCCGTCTTCGCCCTCTGTCACTTTATCGGCACAGGAGTATAGTGGTACCAGGACAATAAAAAGAAGTAGGAGCCTTTTCATTTAAAGTAGTTCTCCATCAAAGAAGTTGAAGAATAGGGAATTTTCCCATAGCTTTGATAGGGTTCTTCCCGCCTCTACAAAACTATGATGCTCTTTTATTATATACATTATTTGTTCTTTCGCAAGTTTAAAATATGGCTTAAATTTCCATTTATTCTCGCCAAGCTTTTTAAAAACTCTCCCTATGACGGTTTCTTCCCCTTTTTTGTCCACAACAATAACCTCATAATTGTCGTGTCCTATAGTTTTGTATTTTGTTTTTGATATCACAGCACCTTGGCGGCTAAAGTTGCTACCTTTGACCGCTCTCCCTTCAATAGTGTTACGTGCCCGGACAAATCGCATACCTTAAAACTTTCTACCGCATGGGATAGCCCGTTTGATGTAGAGTCCAGGTACATGCTGTCGATTTGTTCAATATCTCCGGTCAAGACAATCTTGGTCCCCTCTCCAACACGGGTAATGATTGTTTTAAGTTCGTGCTTCGATAAGTTTTGGGTTTCATCAATGATTATAAAGGCGTTAGAAATAGAGCGGCCTCTAATGTATGATAAGGCTTCAATCTCTATTGTACCGTTCTCCATATACATTTCTAGGGTTGTTTTGTCGTTACCCATCAAAAATTGAAGATTATCTTGCACCGGCATTAACCATGGCAATAGTTTTTCTTTTATATCCCCCGGGAGGAACCCTATGTCTTTACCCATCGGTTGCACTGGCCTAGAGACAAGAATTTTAGTATATTTTTGGCTCTCTACTACCTGTTCTAGCGCCGCACTTAAGGCATATAACGTTTTCCCGGTCCCAGCCTTGCCCACAATTGTTACTATTGGAACCGACTCATCCATGAGTAAATTAGCGGCAAATGCCTGCTCTTTATTTCTAGGTCTTATTCCCCACAATCCATTCTTGAACTCCACTATTTTTTTAAGGGGTTCTGAATGGTGGTTGAATCTTGCAAGAGCAGTCTTTTTCTCATTAGAATTTGATATCAACATCACAAATTGATTGGGATGAAGCTTCGCTTCTTCCGCAGAGATAAACACATCTTCGCCCGCGTAAAACATATCTACGACTTGTTCATCTACTAGATGCGTTGCCATCCCCGTAAATAAATCATCTGTGTTTGAAATAATCTCGTCAGAAATAAAATCATGAGTCTTTACTTGGAGCGCATCGCACTTGACTCTCATGTTTATGTCCCTGGAGACAACAACAATTTCTTTCTTCGGGTTATTCCTCTTCTCTGTGAGTGCCGTTGCAATGATTTCGTTATCGGGATTACTAATATCAAAACCAGAAGGCAGTACGCCAGGATCATAATTTTTGGCATAAATCATGCCTTTGTACTTTTCTACCCTGACGCCCTGGTTTAAATTTCCCTTAGAGCGAAGTTTGTCTAGTATTCGTATGATTGATCTTGCGTTTGCACCAACCCCATCTTGACGCTTTTTATGCTTATCAATTTCTTCTAGTACTTTTAGAGGTACAACTATGTCGTTCCTTCCAAAGCTGTAGACTGAATTTGCATCTGTGAGGTAAACACTTGTATCTAAAACATATATTTTTTTACTCACTTGAACCCTCTTTTTATAATTAGAGACTCCGATATAAATTCATTCTTGACCATTATACATATTTTTGTGGTTCACTAAACTAATTATAACAAATGGAAGAACTACGTACTATTGTTAAGGAAGCCATCTCAATTATTGAGGGCAAGGTTGTTTCTATTGAAGCAATCATGACATCTGCTTCCGACAGGAATATTTCGGATATTCTCACAGAAATACGAGGTCTTCGTGGAATTACTATTGTGAGTAGTTTAAATCCATCTGTCGCTTCTTCCGATAGGAGAAACGTTAGTAGCATAAAAATTAAATATTTGCCGCTAGAAGGCGAGCATCCAAAAAAGTATTTAACTGAACTACATAGAAGAATAGTGAACATTGACAACATCGTTAAAATTAAATTTAAAGACTTCTATAAAAAGAAGAAGAAGTATACCGGATTAGGAGGGATACTGTAATGGGATCACCAGGAACTAGATTAGCCAGAAAAAGAGCCTTATTAAAAACGCAGAAAGCTCGGAGAGGCGGGGTAACTGAGGCCGCTCCAGGGCCCGAGTCAAAGCCGGCACCCCCTAATAAAACGCAGGCTCACAGGCCTAAGCCTACGCCCAAGCCTGCTCCTGTTCTTGCTCCTGAGCCTGCTCCTGAGCCAGAGCCTACACCTACTTCTGCACCCGAGCCTGCGGTGCCAGACAAGCCTGCTAGGAAGACACGTTCACAGAAGCCAAAATCAACACCTGAATAACATATAGGAGAAAATATCATGTCATTCGACTTCAAGAAAGCTATTAAAGAGGGTATTAAATCCGCTCGGCCCTACACTTACAAACTAATAAACGAAAACCATCATACCGATACTGAGACCGAGGCTCTTGTTCTCGAAGAGGGTGTTGATAAGATAGAGGAAGAAGAAAATGAATAGCGATGAACTTGCAGATCTCAGAAAAGAGATTAACGAAGCTTCTTTGACAGAAGATCTTAAGCAGCACTACGAAACTAATAGAGACGATATATCTGGTGATCTATCAGAGGATTGGTCTTATGATAGAGATGACGATCTTGGTGACGCATATGGTCGGGATTTTGCTGGCGGCATGCCTGCCGGAGGCATGGCTGGCAACCTTGGTGATATTAGCGGTAGAACAACCAAGGGCATGACCGACCTAAGAGGCGAGCATGGGCTCCCTGGTCATGTGCAATCATACGGAGAAGAACTAGAACAGGGAGCCCCCGGTGCCCTTGATAGCATCGGTGGTATTAAAGGATTAGGACAAAAAGTAGATCCTAGGAAAGTACCCGGGTATTCGGGGAAAGATTTGCCCACAGATGTGCGGTCATGGGGTCAAACACTACAGCAGGGCGATCCAAAAGGATTCAAAGCATCAGGTGGCTTTGAAGAATTAGGACATAAATTCGATGCCGGTGAAATAGACAGGGGTCAAATTCCTAGGACCAGGGATGACGGATATGGCGATACGGCATACAATCGAGATATGACATGGGAAGACCTAGTTGGTGACTCCGACCCCTCCTTTAATAGAGATCCCGAAGATGGCCTATGGGAATCGAAGTCCGCCGTCGTTCGCGGTTGGCTTATAGAAAATCTAAAGCCCCTAAAAAGCGACGGATATGATCCAGAAAGGGTCGTAAAGGTGCTCAATGAAAGAACCGAAGAAGAATCGAATTCTCTAATGCTAACTTGGTTTCATGAAAACAAAAAACAATTACAAAAAGATGGATATGATTTTGATTTAATTGTTGATAAACTTAATGAGAACTAATCGATGGCAAGTAAACTTTCGTCAGCCACATTAAAAGTTAAGATAGTTGAAGACATCATTCTAGATGGCCGACAACGAGGTAGCCAAGCTACTGTTAGCCTTTCTGGGATAAATGAAATCTCTAAAAGAATTGTCACTATTCCAATTACGGAAGTTGAGATTTTGGCTTTTAGCGGAACCGCAGTTGGAAGTGGGACATTTTTAGAAGGTAGCGTTAAATACATTAGAATTACTAACCTTGATGATACAAACCATATCACGTTGACTTTTAAGAACGAAAACAATGATGAATTTGCAATCAAGGTAGACGCTAGCCACTCATTTATTTATCCGGGTGATAATTCTGGAGGTGTAGTAGACACCATGGACGCGATAGACGGCGCAGGTTTAACTCTTGCCTTGGGTGACCTGGTTAACATAACCGCACTAGCAGATACCGCCGCGTGCGATATAGAATTTTTTGTGGCCTCCACATAATCGGAGATAAAGATGAATTATAAAAAATTAACAAAGAAGTTTATTAAGGGAGACTTTTTAGTTCAGGAATCTTGGAGGGATGACTTCAGGACAATTCAAGACTTGTTAGAAAATTTAAGAGTTAGAACGGATGGCGATAGAAACAGAGTCCATTCAATCAAAAAGCGTCTTAAGTCTTTGAAGACCGAACTTAGTAAGATGGAAAGAAATCTTAATGAAGCCGTTGAAGAGCGGGATATTCTGTTAGAAGGGGTCGTGATTGAAACGTCCTCTGTGGCCGGGGGAGATGTTCAAGGAACTCCGGGTCCATTTTCACATACGACTGACCAAGACGTTGAAGATGCTGGAGGCCCATATAATGTGGATTTAGGGGACTCCTCCGAGGTTGTAGGAACCCAGGCAGGTGGTTTGCCTCGCCCGGGAGCTAAGAAGGCAGTTGTGAAGGCAACCACCGGCAATGTCGCTCTTGAATTAGACAAGGGTAAAGAATCTCAATTTGGTAATTAACATGGTAGATAGGCTTAAAGTTTTGCAGGAAAGAGTCATACGAGAGGAGATCTCTAAGGTTGTCATGGACAATCTTGAGAAAGAAGCTATTAAAGAGGCCTACATAAAAACCACTGTACGAGGTCTTTTAAAAGAAGTAGAGATGGGAAGATTTCCTACTCGCTCCACGGCGATTAATGTCTTAGAGGATCTCTTAAAAGAGATTATACCGTCTATTGAAGACGGATACAAGGACCTTGGTACCAGTGTTGAACAGAGGAAATCTTTTTCTCTGCATTTAGTTAAAGCGGTTCAAAACCTGTTAAGCCTTGACCATGCTAGACACGAAGGCATAGATGAAGGCTTAAAGATCAAACTATACAAAGACGAAGATGAAGATGAAGAAATCCTAAAGATGCTTGGTCTTGATGATGAGGGTCTCCTTGATATTGAAGACGAGATTGTATCAGATGAAGATAGGGAGAGGCAGGATTTCCGGATTTCTGGTCTCGATGAGACAGGTCGTAATATGGCCTATGAAACGTTTAAAAAAATAGAATCTAAAATAGTAACTTCAGCAGAACTCTTAGCAGATGAAGGGGATCGTAAAACCTTCTCTAAATATTTAATTAAAAATTTACGTTTATATATGAAGTCTTTCGAAGAGGATATTTCTTTAAACGCTCCCAGGACTTAATAGATTGGATCCCAATGTATTGGATCCCAATGTGTTGGATCCTTTACTTTATGTATTTAAGTATTAGTTATATTTAATAGTATATTAAAGCTTTACAAGAGATCCAATATATGGTACCCTAGGTACCCTAGGTACAAATGGAACGCACAAAAAATAAATACTTTAGTATTTCACATAAATTAAGAACAGAGAAAGGGATCCATAAGGAATTTGAGGTTTTACTAAATTCTTTATCCATAGAAGAGATCCTTTCTCTTAAACTAGAGTTAATGTGTAAGTTACTTAATGGAAAATTTTGTTTCCCATTGTATCATGTGTTGGACTTTATTGTTAAGGAATCAGTTTTAAACTTTGCTGAGACCTATAAAAGGACACAAAAGGAAATATGTTTGATGTTAGGTATTAAACTTGATACATTTAAGAAAATGAGAGTCCGGTATAATACTAAAGAATATCTAGAAATAAAAAATAATAATGAAGAAGTACATAATAGAAACTACTAAAAGTAAAACCGATCCAAAGATATTTGGATCCCCTATAATTATAAAAGATCCGTTACCTAAATACATTAATTTATTTGATGTTATAAACACAATACAAGGTATATTACCAGAGGTCTACTTCACTGGGATCGATTCAATTTATATTGGAAAGTTCAAGGAACTTGAAGATAACGAGACGAATGCTATGTTTTTCAAGGGTACTATGTATATTGATAACGAGCAGGATAATGATAAAGACCTCATAGATGATATAATACACGAGGTCGCTCATAATCTAGAGAGAATCGCTTACGATGAGATCTATGGGGACGACGAAATCGTTCAAGAATTCCTGATAAAAAGAAGAAAATTATCTAAGGCCCTACAGCAGAGGGGGTTTCAGGCCCCCCCACATTTTGAGTTTGAATTAAAGTGGGATCAGGAGATTGATCAATTTTTGTACAAAGAGGTTACTTATGATCTCATGAGGAAAATCGTCGGAGAACTCTTTGTAACGCCTTACGGGGCTACGTCGATTAGAGAATATTTCGCAAATGGCTTTGAATCTTACTACTTAGGTAAGCTAGGGCGGGTTAGAAAAATTAGTCCGTCTGTTTATAAAGCGATAGAAGCCCTAGAGGAGTTCATCAATGGATATTAAATTAAATTTAACAAGCCGGGGACTAGAAGTTCACGTCAGGGGAGAATTTGATCCTCGCTTTGAAGAGCGTGGTAGAATAACGTGCTCCTTGTTGATGGAAAAGTTGAGAGAAGAAGAGATAAGCGTCGGTAGGTGCTTAAAGAACACTGTCGTAAACTTCTCTAACAAATCTGGTACGTGGGTCTTTGAACCTGGAGATAAGACGGTGGAACAGGCCAAACGGTCAAGTCTCCCCTTCAAGGATAGCCGAATTACGAAAAGAAAGTCGCCTGAAAAAAATACGAACCCGGCTCCCAAGCCAGCGGCGAGTATAGCGACACCCTTAAGTGTCCAGCCAAAAAATAAATCTTTACAAGAAAGTAAAACGCCCGTATCCTCTAAGAGGAAAAAGAATAGAAGAAAAACGTCAGGTGCGTAGTGAGAAAACACATATCTTATTCTGAGCTTTCAAAGTGGCACTCCTGCCCTTATCAGCATAAAATTGCATACGTTGATGGTAATAAGCTGTTTAAGGGGAATATATATACCGCGTTTGGTACAGCAATACATAAGGCATGTGAAACACTTGTTCTGGGTGATGAGGTTGAAGAAGAGTCTTTTAGAGACGAGTTCCTAAAAGAACTTTCATTGTTGAATGAATCCGTTCAAGATGAAGAGCGCAATATCTTTTTGAAACAAGGTATAGAGATTATACCGAATATCATGCCGGCGGTGAAAGAATACTTCGGAGAGCATGAAGTCTACTCAACTGAAGAAGAGATATACGAAAAAATAGTTTATAATAACCTTGACTTATGTAATTTTAAGGGTTATATAGATTTAGTTGTAAAAAAAGATGATAAGTACCATATAGTTGACTGGAAATCCTGTTCTTGGGGATGGGATTCTAGAAAAAAGAACGAAAAGATAATAACGTATCAACTCGCTTTATATAAACATTTCTTTTCTATAAAGCACAATATTGACGCTAAAGATATTGAGACACACTTTGCTTTGTTAAAAAGAACGAACAAAAAGCAGAAAGTAGAGATATTCAGGGTCTCAACGGGGGAGAGAAGGGTGAGTAACGCCCTTAAATTACTTGTTAAAGCAATTGGATTCATTGATAAAAAGAAGTTTTACAAAAATAGGCTATCATGTGGAAGATGTGAATTCTACAAGACGGTCTATTGTACTTAATGAGGAATAAATGTCTGAAAAAATTAAGGTCTTTACGATCTCTGATCACCCGCTGATGGCGTCAGGGGTGGCCCACACAATGAGGACTATAATCACGGCGCTGTTAAGATCCGGTAAGTTCACTGTGTATTCGTTTGGTGGAGCAATAAAGCACGAGGACTATAATCCAATTAAGACAGAAGAGTTTGGTGATGATTGGATTATCCAACCCATAGATGGGTTTGGATCGCAAGAAACAATAAGGAGCCTGTTGCGTACTCAACGTCCAGATGTTCTACTGTTTCAATCGGATCCAAGGTTTTTTCAATGGCTCCTTGAGATGTCAAATGAAGTCAGGCCCTTAGTGCCTATGGTGTGGTATGGGATTTGGGACAATTATCCGTATCCGGTTTACAACAAGCCAGTATGGGGCTCTAATGACCACTTTGTCTCTATTTCTAAGGTCACACATGATATTGTTAGTACCGTGTGCCCTGATTTGGAAAATACCTACATCCCGCATTCCGTTGACAGTGAGCTATTTCAACCGACGCCCAAGGATGAATTAAGTAAATTTTCTGAAAAGCACTTTCCAACCTTAGAAAATGATAGGTTTGTTGTTTTTTGGAATAATAGAAATGCGCGTAGAAAGCTTAGTGGTTCTTTGGTATTTTGGTGGAAAGACTTTTTAGACAAGGTTGGCCGAGACAAAGCGGTTTTGCTAATGCATACAAATCCGTATGATCCAAATGGACAGAATCTTCAAGCTATTAAAAATGACTTGGAGTTGACAGACCAGGAACTCATTATAAATAATAATATCGTACCACAGGAGTTTCTTGCGAACATGTATAACTTGTCGGATGTAACGATAAATATATCTGATGCGGAGGGGTTTGGCCTGAGTACTTTAGAATCGCTCTCTTGTGGTACTCCAATTATTGTCAATATGACCGGAGGCCTACAGGAACAGGTTACGGATGGGAAGAATTGGTTCGGCGTTGGAATAGAACCGGCTTCCAAGGCAATTGTCGGCACACAAGATATCCCTTATATCTATGAAGATAGGGTTGGCAAGGAAGATGTCATAGACGCATTGGTTAAGATTTGGGAGCTACCGGAGGAAGATAGAAAGGCGCTTGGAACTCTTGGTAGAGAATACGTCAAGAAGAATTATAATTTTGATAATCATAATCAACAATGGGTTGATTTATTGACTGATATTCATGAAAGGAATGGAAGCTGGCCGACTAAGTTATATAAGGGATGGGAGCTACTGGAGGTATAAAATGAAAAAAAGAATTATAGTACGAGGCCCAGCACTATCCCAAAGCGGGTACGGAGAGCAAACTCGATTTGCATTAAGGGCACTAAGAACAAGAGAAGACCTATTTGATATATTTTTGATTCCTACTAATTGGGGGAAAACAGGCTGGATTTTTGAGGATGATGAGGAGCGGGAGTGGCTTGATTCACTTATTATGAAGCACCAATCGAATCTTCATGGTGAAAAGAGGCCCTATGACATATCCCTTCAGGTAACCATACCGAATGAATTTGAAAAAATGGCACCCATAAACATCGGGTATACTGCTGGTATTGAGACAACGAAAGTATCCGGGCAGTGGATTGAGTCCGGTAATTTTATGGATAGGATTATTGTTGTGTCTAATCACTCGAAGGAGGTTTATGAAAACACTTCTTATACGAAGAGAGACCCCAATACAGGGCAAGAGATTAAAGATTTTAGATTGACAACGCCGGTTGATGTTGTTTCATACCCTGTGAGGGAGACTGAAGAAAAAGATATACAATTGGATCTGGAATATGATTTTAATTTCCTGACGATTGCGCAATTCTCACCAAGAAAAAACCTTAAGTCTTGCTTGAGATGGTTTGTTGAGGAGTTTATCGATCAGGAAGTAGGGCTTGTTATCAAGATGAACATGGAGAACAACTCCTTGATCGATAGAAGCAGGGCTACTAAAAAGCTTAAAAAGTTCTTGAAAAAGTATGAGGATAGGAAGTGCAAGGTATATCTATTGCATGGAGATCTATCCCTTCAAGAGATGAATTCATTATATAATAATCCCAAAATTAAATGCATGATTTCTACTACACACGGAGAAGGGTTTGGATTGCCTCTTTTTGAAAGTGCATACAACGGCCTCCCTATCGTTGTTCCGGGGTGGTCTGGACAATGCGATTTCTTATATGCTCCAAAAGTAGATAAAAAGGGAAAGGAAAAGATTCGCCCCTATTTTGCGCATGTTGAGTACAGCATCCAGCAGATTGAGCCGGAGGCAGCTTGGCCGGGGGTTCTAGAGGCTGATTCTGGCTGGTGCTTTCCCAAGGAGGGCTCATTTAAGATGAGGCTTAGGGAGGTCTATAAAGACTATCCTAGGTTTAAGAGCCAAGCAGAAAAGCTACAGGCACACCTATTAGAGAATTTTTCAGAAGAGTCAAAACATGGAGAGTTCGTTGAGTCTGTGCTGGGCGGAAGTGATTTATACACCGACGACGCACAGTATATTTTTGTGAGTGATTTGTTCAAGGAACAGTACCAGGGAGGCGCGGAACTAAGCCTACAGGCAATAATTGATTCGTGCCCGACAGGACTCAACAGGGTCAACTCGAACCTTGTAACAAGGGAAATAATTGATAGGTTTAAAGATAAGAAATGGATTTTTGGTAATATAGCCAATATTGATTTTGATTTATTGCCTCTATTTCATGAATCCGGAATAGAGTATAGCTTTGTAGAATTTGATTATAAGTTTTGCAAGCATAGAAATCCATTGTTATATTCTTTTGTAGAGCCGGAAGAATGCGACTATAAAGAAACGCCTAGAGGAAAGCTTCTATCTGACTTTATTACTAATTCTAGCTCCACGTTCTTTATGTCTGAAAAACAAAGAGACATATATCAGGAGTGTCTACCCGGGATAAAGAAGGCAAATAGTCATATTCTGTCCTCTGTATTTGATGATGGCTTTTTCAAGAAGTTGGATATATTGAAGTCCCAGGATGGCGACAAGAAGGATAAGTGGGTCGTCTTGGGATCGAATAGCTGGGTAAAAGGGGCTGCCGCCTCTGAGAGGTGGTGCGCGCAAAAGGAACTTGATTATGAAGTGCTGTTTAATTTACCGTATGGGCAGTTTCTTGAGAAACTAAACCAATCCAAGGGCATATGTTTTAAGCCGAGCGGGTACGATACCTGCCCTAGATTTGTTATTGAAGCCAAGCTGCTTGGGTGTGAACTAGAGCTTAATGAAAATGTTCAACACATGGGAGAGGATTGGTTTGAAGGCGATGTAGATGGCGCTTTGGATTATCTTAGAACGCGAAAAGACTTCTTTTGGCAGAATAGTTTTGCGTAATGGAACAACATTTTACGATAGTGATACCTGCGTACAATGTTGAGCAATGGGCAGAAAAAAACGTTAGGTCTGCTCTGGCACAAAAATATGATAACTTCGATGTCGCGTATATAAACGACTGCTCTACCGATGAGACCGATGCGGTTGTCAGTAACACTATTGATAACTTGGGAGATCCTGAAAATTTTCATTATGAAAAAAACAAGATTAACAAGAAGGCCTTAGAAAACATATATAACGAGATTGTGCGATCTCACCGTGAAAGTATAATTATTACTTTGGACGGTGATGATTGGTTTCCTAATCATGACGTTCTTGCAAGATTGAATGAAATATATACGCCGGATGTATGGATAACTGCTGGTTCATATATTGATAATTCTAATGGGCTTGTATCGTCGCCTCAAATAAATAAGGGGTTCTGGGATGGCAATATTAGAAGGCACGCTTGGACAATTTCTCACCTGAGGACATTTCGCCGTGAACTATTTTTAAAAGTAAATAAAGAGGATATGTTTGATCATGACGGTAACTTCTATAAATGTACATTTGATCAAGCAATGATGTATCCTATGGTGGAGATGGCTGGTCCTGAGCACTTTTGTCCAATTTATGATGTGCTATATGTCTATAATAGAGAAAATCCCATATCGGTCGATAGAGTACACAGAGGGGAGCAGCTTCGCATTGAAAGAGACATAAGGGCCAAAAGGCCCTATGATAGGCTCGTAGGATTAGAATGAACAAAAAAAAATTAATAATAATTGCGCCTTCCCCTTCGTATGGTGCATCTGGAAACCTTATAGAAGCGATTAACGAACACTCGCGCCGGTTTACGGCGGAGGGCATCTATGCGGATAGTATACCGTATGGGTTTTTAAAAAAAGAACAAAAGAAATATTGGAGCGATTTAACTTCATTAGAAAGTATAGAATACTTACTTGAAGCGCTATATGATCCGGATATATATTTTTTTGGTATTTCTGGACGCTCACTTGATATGCTTGAGATCCTGTTTAAACTTGATTATTGTAGAGAATATAGAGTCGAGGACAAAATACAAATAACGGATCTGTCTGAAGAAAATGGGACTCCTTATACTCTAGGCCGGATGTCTTTTATCGGCCTTTGTTTGGCTGCGAAAAGCAAAGGCCTTTTTAGAGACTGGGAAACACTTTTAGAAATAATATTTCCGGATTCTCTGCATACGACGAATGAAAAGCTTCGTATTGTTGAAGAATACACGAAGCGGCTTACCGGAAGACTAGCGTCTTGGTGGACGGATACAACGTATAGGGAGAATAGTGAAAACCTTAACAGATATATAGACATATTTAATATCCAGGCGTTTGCGATGCTAGATTTGGTAGGGTTGCATCGCGAGTCTCTTCCTCTGATGCAAACTTATGATTTTAAGTATATTAGTGAAAAAAAGAAAGGAGAGTTTTCTGTAATACACACTCCGGGCCTTCGAGAATCACACAAGAAAGGAAGCGATATAGTTAAAAAAGTTGCGAGCAAAATCCCTAAAGTAAAGATCAATATATACGGAAAAGAAAACCAATTACCAAACAAAGATATAATAATTGAAAAGGCGCAATCACACGTTTGTATAGATAAAATTACTGACACATGTGGAGGTGTTGGAAAATCCGGCCTTGAGGCGATGTATTTTGGTGTCCCCACGATCTGCTCCCTACAGGACACGAAGGCGGTCGGAAGGTACGCAGACATGCCGGCGATAGATGTCAGAAATGAAGAGCAGCTTGAAAAAGAGCTTGAAAGACTTAGTTCGGATAAAGATTACTATGATCGCATAGCCAAGAAGACAAAAGACTGGTCCAGGGTTTTAAGTTATGAAAGCACGGTTGAGTATTTAGATGAGGTTTTGTACAATGGATAAAGTATACAACATAAAAGAGGGGTACATTCATAGAGAAGAGTATGTTACTTGTGAACAGATGGAGCATACGGACCAATTCCAAAGAGAGGTTTATCAGAAGGCCAGGACTATATGCGATCAGGAATCCTATAAAACAATTTTAGATATTGGATGCGGCTCCGCATATAAGCTTGTGAAGTTTTTTAGAGATAAAAAAATAATAGGGCTGGAACTTGAACCCAATCTATCTTTTATTAAAAAGAAGTACCCATTATATGATTTTCGAGAGTCTGATTTTAATAATCCTCCTCAAGACGAAGTAGATTTAATTATATGTTCTGATGTACTTGAGCATGTTTTAGATCCTGATGAGCTTTTAAGGTTTATAAATAAAGTGAACTTTAAGACTCTGGTTTTATCTACGCCGGAGAGAGGCGCTATACAAGGACTACAAAGAAGCTTTGGGTGGGAGGTGGAGGAAAATGGCCCTCCTTACAACAAGATGCACATTAGGGAGTGGACGCTTGGTGAGCTTCAAGAGTATATGTCACAATTCTTTGATATTAAACAGCAGTATATCTGCCCGGTCCAAGTGGAGTGCCAGGTTGTTGTAGCGGAAAAGAAATGAATATTTTTTTGGACAATGTTAATATCGAGTCAACAACGGGGCCAAACCACTTTGCGAGCAAGCTTGTTAAGCAGCTATTGAAAATGGGGCATGAACTTTACCACCCTGGTAGCATTCCCGATGTTCATTTGGCTTTTGTAGAAAGCTTATATGGGCGATTAAAAAATGCAACCGACGGATACATACCAATGGTACAGAGGCTGGATGGTATTTATTTTGATCCCACCGATAATTTTGCAATAAAAAACCAAAATATACTCGGAACTTATCGGAATTCTGATGCGGTAGTGTTTCAGTCTAGGTTTAGCAAGGAACTCGTTTTTAAATATTTTGGAGAACATAAAAACTCTACTATTATCCATAACGGAGCGGATATGGAGGCCATAAAAAACACTCCTCCGCATGTGATAAGAAATAAAAATGGCAAGGTGTGGTGCGCAGCCTCACATTGGAGGCCGTTCAAAAGATTGGATGAAAATATAAGATATTTTTTAGAGAATTCATCTGAAAACGATGTCATGTTGATTGCCGGAGAAACGGAACAGGTGGTTGAGGATAGTAAGCTTAAATATCTTGGGGAATTATCTACGTCCGAGCTTTTAGGGGTCTATAAGGCGTCGGATACACTTGTTCATCTTGGGAGATATGATAACTGTCCCAACGTTGTTGTGGACGCTCGTGCGTGTGGCTGTGAGATTGTGTGTTCTTCCGTAGGCGGAACAAAAGAGATCGCCGGAAAGGGCGCTATTGTTATTGAAGATCACTGGGATCTTAGTCCAGAAGAAGTCAATGTTTCCAGGCCTTTGGATTTTAGCAAGCAATACATAAATGATTGCGATACTGATATTGATATGGTAAATACTTCAGAGAAGTACGGCGATTTTTTGTCAGGGGTAATAGATGAGGATTAATTACTTTGATCTTGGACTGTATCATGGGACCGAATTAACGGTCATGGCGGAACGTATAATCCCAGAGATAGGATTTGATAATTTTTTTGCATATGGCTTTGAGGCATGTCGTGAGCACTATGAAGCGGTTAGTAATATTCCGTGGCTTAAAAAAGACAATATCAAAATTTTTAATTACGCTGTTTCAGGCAAGCCGGGGAATAGAAAACTATATCACGCTCCGAATAACTTAGGCCATTCGCTTTTTAGTACAAAAAAGAATGTCACAAGTGAAAGTGAAGATGTGGAATCAATTTTATTTTCTGAGTGGATTCTAGATAATGTCCCAACATTTAAAGATGATATCAATATTATAAAAATGAATATTGAGGGGGCGGAGTACGAAGTGTTCCAGGACCTAGTTAAAAGCGATTTAGTAAAACATGTGGATATTTTTTGTGGCGCTGGACATGATATTGAAAAAATTTCTGAACTACTCCCTGTTAAAGGCGACTACTACGCCTTACTAGAAAATAACGACATATTTTTGCATAAATTTTCTGCGACGGGAAGATTTGATTCTACGCCGGAAGGCACTACCTATACAATTATAGGGCACGATAAAAATGTAAATATGCTTGATTTAGTATTAAGCGCTATTGATAATAGGATTAATGGAGAGTTGAATGTCTAACGTTCTTAAGAAGCGCATTGGAAACCACATGATGAACCTTGATGTTGAAGATGGGGGAATCTCGGCAGTATTGTACCACCAGGGCCAGCGGGAGCTTGCCTTTATGGGCCTGCTACAGAATGAGGTTGAAGAGGGAATGACGTGTGTTGACTTGGGTAGTAATATCGGTTATACGACCCTTTATATGCTAGAAAACTGTGGAGATGACGGATTTGTGTATGCAATTGAGCCCGATCCTAGAAATTTAAAGCTCTTGAAAGAAAACATTGAGGAGAATGGATATGAAAATCATGAAACTGTTCATTGCGCAATAAGTGATAACAATGGAGAAATAGATTTCTGGGAAGCCAGCAAGCCGAACCTCAGTAGCGTAACAAAGAATAAGTATAGCACCAATAAGATATCTGTTCCGTGCTATACGCTGACGAGCTTTTTAGAGGGGAGGAGATATCCCAATTTTATTAAAATGGATGTCGAAGGCCACGAAGTGAAGATATTTGAAAGCGGCCTTGATTATTTTTCAAAAAACGAGGGATACACCAGTATGCTAGTTGAGGTACACCCGGCATTATATAATGAGGATAACGATTTTGTTAAGATCCTTAAGGAATATTTTAAGATTGGTTTTGATTCTAGATATGTCGTAGCGACACCTGTTCCGCAACCGCAGCTTTTTGAAATGGCAGGATATGAGCCTGTGCAGAGTGTCTATACAGACGGGTTTCATCGCGGAATATATAATAATATTAGCAACGAACACCTGCTTAAGTTTGCTTGCCAGGAGCACTGGGAGCAGGGCAGCAAAAAGATCGTGCGCAGCTTTATGGTCACTAGGGAAGGGTAGATGTACTTTAAAAAAAACTTGAATAACTTTGGCGTTGTCCTCAAGGGTGCTAGCGTGGCGAGACTTCCGGAGTTTTCTAGTAATTTTCAAGATTGTTTTATTGTTAATAATATCGATAAAAATGTTGATAATGAAGATTCCGAATACTCAATTATCGCACCCGAACTTAAAGATAAGCGCGTTGCACATTTCGTAAACAGACTTCATACAGCGCCGCTGCTACCGGAGCACTACAGGGAGCTTGGTATCGAGAATATACAGTTCTCAAAGGCTGAGCTTGATCCAGAGTTGACACATATGAAGCAGTATTATGAAAGTCTGGAATTAACCTGTCATATGCTTCCTGAGAGGCTACTTGAATATAATGACTATTTTGATGATAAGTTTTATCTTAAGCCTGGAGATGGCAAATACAAGAAGAAGCATCCGAACACTGGAGTTCTAGCTGTTATATATGCCGCTGATTTTTTGAAGCCTAAAAATCTTTGGGTTGTTGGATTAGATTTTTATCAAGAAGATTACCTGTTTAGACGCCCATGGCATAATTCGTTAGAAAACCAGCAGCGTAAGATGAAGAATACAGATATGGTTGGTCATTTTATGGATGTTGTTAAGAGAAACCCTGAGGTTGATTTTAAGATGATTACTGTCGCTGAATTGCCAAAAGCCCCTAATTTGGAGATTATTTATGAGTGATGAGAAAAAAATAATAGTACCTGAATGGTCGTGGAGTCCCTGCGATAAGCCGACTTGGAACTTCTTTACCCCGGCTCCGTATGAAAATGAAGAGAAGCGGCTAACGGTTGTTATGTGGGACGCTCTCTATAGGGAGGGCTATATTGATCTGGCACTGAAGTGCTGTCAAAACCAATATAACTCTGAGGATGTTGATTTTATATGGATTGAGTGGACCGACAAGCCAAATCCCATAGTGCTTAAATATGATTTTCTAGATGTTTATTGCATGAATTTGGAAAAAAACCGAAGCCAGTATCCCGCGTATGACACTGGCATCCAGTGGAATCTTGGGCTTTACCTTGCGAGGACTGATTGGGTGACGTACCAGCATTGCGATATAATGGGTAGAGAACAATGCGCTAGAATTATCAAGTTTATTGATGAACAACGGTCTAGTGACAGAAACGAAATATGGGTTGAAGGATTCCAAAACAATCACGAGGGAATTAGAAAAGCAGCCCACAGACTGGAGTTTGAATATTTGTTGGCTTCGTTGGGTAAGAACTTTGATAGTCTAGCGGTTGCGTACAGGGGAGCGTATTATACGGATTCGCGCGAAAGCCAAGGGTTACATACGGTTAATAAAAATAGGCTTATAGAAGAGACTGATGGATGGTTTTGGAATTGCTGGGAAAAATCTGAACGCTGGGAAGGCCCTGGGCATCCGCAAGAGAGGCTTGGAGATATTTCTCAAAAACAACATTTGATTGATAAAGGTCTCGCTGTGAAGCCTAAATTTATGGAGCACTTCGCGATTCCTCACAATACGGAGTGGCTTAGAGGAATCGAGGGGAGGGAAGAGGGGGTTAGCGCTGAAAATTTGATACACACTCCCGGCTCTGCGCCTTATGAGGTGAGCAATCCGTGGAAACAGGAATGGGAAAAATATCTGGAAGTGTGGAAAGTATTTACCAAATTTAATGGAGGCATGAAACATTATAGCGACTTTGTTAGAGACTGGATTCCCCAACATGAAATAACCCTATATAAAAAGTCGAATCGTGATTGATCTTTCTTTACACAAAGCGGGTTTTGTTGACGGACACCCTCAGAAAGGAGCCTCGGAAGAGGAGGGTTATTATAGTACTGATGGTGAAGATGGGGTGGTAGAAAAAATCTTTGAATCAATAGATGCCAAAGATAAAGTTGTTGTGGAATTAGGCGCTGGAAATGGCTGGTGGGAAGAAAAATATTGGAGCAATTCTTATAGATGGATTAAAAAAGGGTGGCGGGCTCTTTTAATTGAAGGTGACGAAGCTAGATTTAATACTTTAAAAGAATCTATGAATAGCTTTAAAAAGGTTACTTGCGAAAAAGCGTTTATTAGTTTGAATGAAGGACAAGAACTTGATTCAATTCTAAAGAAAAATCTTGTACAAAGTGATTTTGATCTATTATCTATTGATATAGATGGGAACGATTATTGGGTTTGGGCAGAATTGAAGTACAGACCCAAGGTTGTTATAATAGAGTATAACTCAAATTGGGAAGAGAGAATTAGTATACCCTATGATGAGTTACATTGCTGGGATGAGTCTCAATTTTTTGGAGCTTCGGCGTCGGCCCTTGAAAGGCTGGGTCATTATAAAGGCTATGACTTAGTGGCTTTTTGCAAAAGAAATAATTTAGTCTTTTTGAGAAGTGATCTGAATGATGGTCGATTTAAGATTATGAATTTAAATGATAAAGACTCATATATTGAAAAAGACCACCATAGGGGCCTTTCGGAAGAGCAAAAAAATAGGCTTGTACTTAATCCGTCTTTTTGCTGGGGGAAGTGAAATGAAACTACACTTGGGATGTGGAGATGTTCATCTCGATGGATTTGTCAATATAGACAGCATGCACATGCCGACAGTTGATGCCGTAGCTGATATAAGGTATTTACACGCCAGGAAGTACCCTAAAAATTCTGCGGACTTGATTTACGCATCTCATGTCCTAGAGCATTTTACTAGGTGGGAATACGGCTCTGTTTTAAGAAGATGGTTTGATATCTTAAAGCCGGGTGGGATTTTAAGGGTCGCGGTCCCGGACTTTGAAAAAATTTGTTTGCATTACCAGAAGCACAAGGACCTTCCTTTGTTAAGGGGATCTCTTTATGGCGGGCAAGATTATGAAAATAATTTCCATCATTGGTGTTGGGATTTTGATTCGTTAAGCCAAGACCTAGAAGAAGTTGGGTTTAGAGAAGTGTACCGATATGATTGGCGTGAAACAGAGCACGCACATGTTGATGATAATAGCCAAGGATATCAACCTCACATGGATAAAGAAAATGGAATGCTCATTAGTTTGAATGTAGAGGCGGTTAAATGAAAACCTTATTAATAGATAAGATTGAGGCCTTTTGGGATCATCGCCCTTGTAACATTAGACATTCTAAAAAAGAGATCGGTACAAGAGAGTACTTTGATGAAGTTGAAAAGAAGAAATACTTTGTCGAGCCACACATCCCAAAGTTTGCCGAATTTGAAAAGTGGAAAGGTAAGAGGGTTTTAGAAATAGGCTGTGGGATTGGGACTGATAGCATAAATTTTGTACGCCACGGAGCGGACTTAACGGTCGTTGAGTTGTCCAAAAAAAGCTTAGACCTATGTCGCAAGAGGTTTAAAACTTATGGGCTGGATGCCAGGCTTCTTCATGGAAACGCGGAGGACCTTGTACGTGTTTTAGGCCGTCAAAATGAAAAATTTGATCTTGTCTATTCTTTCGGTGTTATTCATCATACGGATCAGCCCGCCGATATTGTCAATGAAGTTAAAAAAGTCTTAAAACCAGGCGCTGAGTTCCGCTTGATGCTTTACGCAAAGTACAGTTTTAAGCTTTTTGATTTTATGAGGGAAACCGAAAGCTGGGATTTTTCAAATTCGGATGATATAATTCGGAAATATGCGGAAGCGCAAACGAACTGTCCCAGGGCATATACCTATACTTTTCTCGAAGCCAAAAAATTATTAGAGGGCTTTAATGTTGAAGAAATTAAAAAAACCCATGTTTTCCCATACGACGTACCGGAGTATATAAAGGGGAACTATGTTGTCAGGGACTGTTTTAAGAGTATGACAGAGGAAAAGTTTGAAGAAATGTCTGACGAGGTTGGGTGGCATATGCTAATAAGAGCCAAGCTGGAAAACGAGGAAGGGTAAGATGGAAAAGGTCTCGGTAATCGGAATCGGCAAGTTGGGTCTTTGTTTCGCTTTGACATTGGAAAAATCTGGATATAATGTTGTTGGTGTAGACATAGTAGAAGATTATGTTAAGAGCATTAACGACAAAAGGTTGGTTACGTCTGAGCCCGGAGTACGAGAGCACCTGCGAGCATCTAAAAATTTTCGTGCGACTGTAGACATTAGGGAGGCGGTGGAACACTCGGATATATTATTCGTGGTTGTAGCCACACCGTCGCTATCGAATGGCGGCTATGATCATAGTCAGATAGATTCGGTCGTTGAAAAACTGTCTTCTTCTGGGAGACAGGCGCGGACGAAGCATTTAATAATCTGCGCGACGGTGATGCCCGGGTACACTGACAAGATCACGGAGAGGTTGAAGGGCGAGGGTTTCGTCGCCAGCTACAACCCGGAGTTCATTGCCCAGGGGAGTATTTTAAGAGACCAACAAAGCCCGGATCTGGTCTTAATTGGAGAAGGCAATGAAAACATAGGCGATACTTTGGAAAATATCTATAATAATATTTGTGTTAATTCACCCTCTATTAAAAGAATGAGCCCGCTAAGCGCCGAGATATGTAAGATCTCTCTTAATTGTTTTCTAACTACCAAAATTGCCTTTGCTAATATGATTGGTGATTTGGCGGTAACGGCGGGCGCACAAGCAGATAAGGTCTTGGAGGCAATAGGAACGGATACAAGAGTTGGAAATAAGTGCTTGAGGTATGGTTTTGGTTATGGGGGTCCGTGCCTTCCACGCGACAACAGGGCCCTAATGGCCTATGCTGAAGAAAAAGATGTAAAGGTACCTATTAGTGTTGCTTCTGATGAGAGTAATTTTTTGCATTTGAAATTTCAAGTTGAAAAGTTTTTGAAGGATACTGACAAAGAAGAGGATGTAATTATTGAACAAGTTACGTATAAGCCAGGGACGGTAATCCTTGAAGAGTCACAAGAGTTAAAGTTTGCTGTTGAGATCGCGGAAAAAGGCTACAAGGTTATAATAAGAGAATCAAAAGAAGTCATTGACAATGTTAGAAGCCTATATGGAGACCTGTTTGAATACCAAGTCAGAGACAGGCAGCATCAGCATGCGGCATGAAGAAGTAGTAAAACATATTTCGTCATGGATGACACAAAAGCTTGTTGAATCTAAGGCGCGAGGATTTGTTATTGGAGTCTCTGGGGGGATTGATTCTGCCTTAACTTCTGCGCTTGCTGCAATAACGGGAGAACCAACGCTGGCTCTTAACATGCCGATAAATCAAGAAGAGGGGCAATTTAGTCGTTCAAATGAACAAATTGATTGGCTGAAAAGTAGATACGATAATGTTTTGTCGCATGTTATTGATTTAACAAGCATGCATGAGAGTTTTAAGTCGGTATTGCCTTTCGAGATTAGCGAGCTTGCCTATGCCAATTTAGCCTCCCGCTTAAGGATGATAACTTTATACGCTTTTGCGAATTCAAAAAATTATTTAGTTGTTGGGACCGGGAACAAGGTTGAAGATTACGGAATTGGCTTTTTTACAAAATACGGTGATGGTGGTGTTGATATTAGTCCGATCGCGGATCTACTAAAGACCGAGGTTTATAAAATGGCAAAATCTATAGGCGTCCCAAAGTCAATTCAAGAAGCGATTCCTACGGACGGCCTGTGGGGTGATAATCGGTCAGATGAAGAACAAATTGGGGCTTCGTATAAAAATTTGGAATGGGCGCTAGACTTTTATGATAAAAACCAGCAGGAAAGTAGGTTCTTGACACGAGAGCAGAAAGAAGCACTGAGTATTTATACCTTGAGACATATAAATAATAAGCACAAGTTAGAGCTTCCTCCTGTATGTCTTATAGGAGAAAAATTTAGAAATGAAAAATAATAAGAAACGAATTTTGGTATGTGGCGCTGGAGGGTTTATAGGAGGGGCGATGGTAAAGAGGCTCAAAAGTGAGGGACACTATGTTCGAGGAGTGGACTTAAAGCATCATGAGTTTTTTGATATTGCGGCCGTGGCTGACGAGTTTCTAATTGGCGATTTGCGCGATCCAAAGGTCTGTAATTTAGTTCTTGATAAAACGTTTGACTGGGTGTTTCAGTTTGCGGCGGACATGGGGGGCGCTGGGTTTGTTTTTACTGGGGACAATGATGCAGATATAATGCATAATTCCGCAATGATTAATTTAAATATAGCGAAACAATGCACGAGAAGCGGGGTTGAAAAGGTGTTTTATTCCTCATCTGCGTGCATATACCCGGAAAGAAACCAAATGGATCCTAATAATCCTATGTGTGCGGAAGGCAGCGCATATCCTGCTGATCCCGATAGCGAGTATGGATGGGAAAAGTTATTTAGTGAAAGATTATGGTCCGCTTTTGCAAAAAATTATGGACTGGACGTATGCATAGCAAGATATCATAATATCTTTGGTCCTGAAGGAGCGTGGACGGGTGGGCGAGAAAAAGCCCCCGCCGCGATGTGTAGAAAAGCGGCGCAGGGAAAAGACGGGGGGTTTATTGAGGTGTGGGGTGATGGATCGCAAACACGGTCTTTTCTGTATATTGACGAATGTATCGAAGCGTCAGTGCGCCTAATGGAGTCTAGTTTTGCGGGCCCTGTTAATATTGGTTCCGAAGAAATGGTGACTATACAGGAGCTTGCCAAAATGGCGATTGATATTTCTGGTAAAGATCTTTCTATTGAAAATATTGATGGCCCTTTAGGAGTAAGGGGCAGAAATTCTGACAATACTCTAATCCAAGAGAAGCTTGGGTGGAGCCATTCCCAGGAGTTAAAAACGGGGATGGAAACGACATTCAACTGGATCAAAGGACAGGTTAAAAAAAGTGAAGATAATTTCTGAGATAGGTATTAATCACAACGGAGACTTTAGAAAAATTGAGGAGTTAATAAGGCAATCCGCTATTGGCGGCGCTGATTTTGCTAAGTTTCAATTATATGATTCTGTTCGGGTATTTGGAGATGAGTCTAGAAAAAAGAATGAATTCAATTTTGAGCAAGTCAAAACAATAAAACAAATATGTGAGCATTATAATATTGAATTTTTCGCTTCTGTTTTTGATGAGGAAAAAATTGAATGGTGCGAAGAGTTGGGGGTCAAAAGATATAAGATTGCAAGTCGAACGATAGTAAAAGAACAAGAGTTGTGTAAAAAGATCGTTGACCTTGGAAAGCCGACTTACATATCACTTGGCCTTTACCAGGGGCTTGGAGTACCTTTTTCGGCTCCCCATGTTAAATATTTCAATTGCATTTCAAAATATCCAACAAGTTGTGTAGACTTTAAAATGTTTGTATATAATGCTAATATTATTGGACTTAGTGACCATTCATATGGTATATCATACGCTCTTTATAATATTGCGCATGGTGCGTCGATTATTGAAAAGCATTTTACACTAAATAAAGGTATGAAAGGGAACGATCATATCGGCTCTATGAACCTAGACGAGCTAAGAATGCTCAGAGAGCAGGGCTCTCAGGTTGAGGGCGTTAGGAAATCTATATATGAAAAGAAATAAATTATTTGGAGGCACCTTAAAAATACTAGGTGTAACATTGGCTCGTGGCGGCTCAAAGGGCGTTCCTAAAAAGAATATCCGGAACATAGATGGCAAGCCCTTAATCGCTTATACGATTGATGCGGCATTAAAGAGCGGAGTATTTAGTCATTATGTGGTAAGCACGGATTCCAAAGAAATTGCCAAGATATCTGAAGCACGTGGTGCTCTCGTTCCGTTTATGCGGCCGCAAAGACTATCTGGAGATGGAGTGTGGTCAAGGGACGCATTAAAACATGCTGTTATCGAATGTGAAAAAATCTACAATATCAAGTATGATTATGTAGTAGAATTGCCGTGTGTAGCCCCCCTTAGGACCGAAGAGCACATAGAAGATGCGGTCACGAAGCTTGTAAACTCGGGAACGCACAGCGTTACGTCTGTTGTTAAAATGCAGGATAAACATCCGGTTAGGATGAAAAGAATAGTAGACGACAGGATCGAAGACTTTTGCAAGGAGCATCCAGAGGGGGAGGGGAGTAGAAGACAAGATCTTGAGCCATGCTATATTAGAAATGGGGCCATATATTCGATGACTAGAGACTGCATTGTTAAACAGTTTTCTAGGCATGGTAGAATATGTCGCCCTTATATTATGGATGAAAGAAGCTCTGTAAACATAGACTCGTGGAATGATCTAAAACTAGCAGAGATTCTCCTAAAAGATAGAAGGGCAGAGCTTTTATTGAGAGAAAAAGATGAGAGTTAAAATTGATTGTCCTGTGGGTTTTCTAAGCAAAAAAGAGCTTGGAGAAATTTTATTTAAGTATGGTTATAGCGCGAGCGGAGAACCGTCTTGTTTAATCGTAAACCCCGGAACAGATTCCTATCTTGGGGAGAGATATTTTTCTAAGTTCAGAGGTTTAAAAATCGTCGGAACCCCGTCTACGGGCGTTGGACATATTGACTCTAAATACCTAGAAGAAAAAGGCATTGAACTAAAATGCCTTCTTGATAATAGGGATGCGCTTGAAAATATTCATGCGTCGGCGGAATTTACGTGGATCCATATAATGAACTCCTTTAGAAAATTTACCAAGGCTGTTAAAAAACACAGGCCCTGGAGAACAGAGGCAAACGAAGAGCTACTGAGATCCAATGAGTTGGCTGGCAAAAAGATTGGAATTGTGGGCCTTGGAAGAATAGGTAGGAAAATAGCGAAATATGCAACTGCATTTGAAATGGATATTTCATATTTTGATCCGTATGTAGACAACGAAAAATACAAAAAAGTTAAAAATATTGATGATTTGAAAGATCGTGATATAATTTCGATTAATTGCTATTTGACAAAAGAAACAAAGAAGATGATAAGAGAGGGTGTTTTTGATGACTTTAGAGATGGCTTAATTGTCGTGAATACTTCAAGGGGCGAGGTGGTCGACGAAGACTATATTCATGGCCTTATAACTGATGATAAGATTTTTTACTCTTGCGATGTTTTATGCAATGAACAAGATGTCTATAACATGAAAGAATCAAAGTTATTCAATTTGCGACATGATAATCTTGTAATAACCCCCCATGTTGCTGGTGCGACTGTAGAGAGCCAGAGAAAGGCCCTGGAAGGGATTTTAGAAGCATGTACAAGGTAACGGTAGCTGTGTGCTGCTATAAACAGAGAGACTGGCTACACAGGTGCCTTAGAAGCCTTATTGGGCAAACCTTACCCACTGACGAATTTGAAGTTATAATCGTCAATGATAATCCGGATGAAAGCCTAGATGACATTTGTAGTATAGTTGAGCCACATTTGAATATTAGACTTATAAATAATAAAGAGAACATAGGGTTGCCTGCGTCGTTAAATAAGACCCTGAACCAGTCCCTGGGAAGGTACTTTGTTCGAATAGACGCGGATGATTATGTGTCGAAACACTTCCTACAGTCGCTGTCATTATTTTTAGATATGAATAGAAAATACCAAGCAGTTGCATGTGACTATAAAAAAGTTGATGAGGTTGGCAATACCTTGGGGGCATATAATTTTAGCGACGAACCAGTCGCATGTGGTATAATGTTTACTTACGAGTCCCTATGCGGCATTAATTTCTATGATGAAAAGTTTAAAATGAGAGAGGGGCATGACTTGTTAAAGCGATTTTCAAAAAAGTATAGTTATTTTCATTTAGAGATGCCGCTCTATAGGTATAGACAACACGCCAGCAACAGGACAAAAAACGTGGATGAAATTGGCCAGTACGATAAGATTTTGAATAAATGAGGAACATATGAAAATAGGAATAATCGGACTTGGTTATGTTGGGACCGCAATGTATGATTTTTTTAAAGATCATTATGATGTAGTTTTTTACGATCCTGGAAAAAAAGGGAGTTGTAGTAAAGAATATATAAATACATGCAACTTGGGGGTCGTCTGTGTTCCAACCCCCATGGCAGGCGATGGTAGCTGCGATTTATCTATTGTTGAAGATACTATTAATTGGCTTGACACTCCCCTTATTCTTTTGAAGTCAACTGTTGAGGTGGGAACAACTCAAAGACTCAAAGCGAAAACAGGCAAAAGTATTGTATTTTCTCCTGAATATTGTGGCGAGTCTACATATTGGTCTCCGTATGCTTTTGATACGGATGTAAAGGAGACCCCATTTTTTATCTTCGGAGGAGACCCCGTGGATACATCAAAAATGGTTGATTATTTTATGCCTGTTGTTGGCCCCACAAAGAAGTATGTAAAGACAAATGCGACTTCTGCGGAGTTCGCTAAGTATATGGAGAACTCCTTCTATGCAACTAAAATAACGTTTTGCTACGAAATGAAAAATATTTGTGACGCCATTGGCATGGATTATAATGAAGCAAGAGAGTTGTTTCTTTTAGACCCAAGAGTCAATCCGATGCACACTGCTGTTTTTCACCAGAATAAACTACCGTTTTCTGGGAAATGTCTTCCAAAGGATATCAATGCGTTGACTTGCGCTGCTGAAAAAGAGGGATATTCTGCGGAACTCCTAAAAGAGGTCTGGAAATCCAATCTTAGAATTGGGGAAATGAGAGGTATGAAAAATGAGTAGGTGCCTTGTGACAGGACATAAGGGCTATATTGGCTCTAGGCTTTTTGAAGCCCTGAAGAATCAGGGTCATGAAGTTATGGGAATAGACTTGAAAGAAGAAGTTCCAAAAGATATTACCAAGTTAAATGGCCTAAAAGAAGATAGCGATGGAAATTTTCATCCACATTACTTTAATTTTAAACCAGAACATATTTTTCACTTAGCCTGCTTTCCTAGGGTGCCGCTTAGTATTGAGCAGCCTGTGCAGACTATGGAAAACAATGTCTTGTCTACGAGTGTTGTATTAAATTTTGCAAGAAAAGTTGGAGCAAAGAGAGTTATTTATTCAAGCTCCTCTTCTATCGTCGGCAATGGCTACGGACCTGAAAGCCCATACGCGCTGCAAAAGCTGGTCTCTGAACTGGAATGCGGACTGTATTCGAAACTATATGGCCTAGATACGGTTGCCCTTAGGTATTTTAACGTGTACTCAAAAGATCAGCCTGCGGATGGACCGTATGCTACTGCGGTAGCAAATTGGATCAAATATATTCGAGAAGGCAAGAATCCGTTTATAACGGGAACCGGCGGGCAGAGACGGGACATGCTTCATGTTTCTGATGCTGTGTCCGCAAATATATTCTCTATGCTATATAGTGATAAGTTTAATGGAAAGGTTTTTGACGTTGGGACTGGTGCCAACATTTCATTGAATGAAATGAAAGAAATAGTTATGGCGTTCAATCCGGACGTTAATTTTGATTATGCACCACCAAGAAAAGGTGACGTCATGGTCACTCTGGCAAATAAATCAAAGTTGGCCAGATTGGGGTGGTTTACTAAGGTATCAATTGAAGAAGGAATTCGAAATTGTTTTAAGGAGGTACTAAAATGAATTTATCGAATCAAGCGGTAGGAGCTATAATGATGGCCTTGCAGAGGGGAATTTTACACAAAGTAGATGTTACGGGGATCCTTAAAGAGTTCAGCTTGGAGCCCACTAATGATGGACTTGTTGTAAAAAACCCACCGGTAGTCCACCTGGATGAAGATCCGGGAAAAGAATAAGTGCCGGCGTATTCGTATAAGTGCAATAAGTGTGAAAGTGTTTTTGAACTAAGGCATTCTTATAAGGATGAGATCTACAAAAAACCTGATTGTGATGAAGGTTGTGAGCTAGAAAGGCTACCAACGATTATTACGATTAATGATAGGAATCCTTTAAGCTCCGGTACTGGAGATGAAATAAAGAAAGTAATAGAAGAAACAAGACATGATATAGAATCGACAAAAAAGTCAAGGATTAACTACGAAACATGATTTGGATTATTTTAACATGCGTCTTGGCTCTGGCACTAATAGTAATGTGTTTTTATGTTAGGTTTTTGTTATTTCAATTAAGCTTTCTAGTAGAGAACAAGAAGGACCTGATAGAGGCTATAGACGATTTTTGTAGTCATATTAGGGTTTTGCATAATAATAGGTTGTTTTATGGCGATCCTTTGTTCATAAAATTAATGAAGCATGGGAACAAGCTCACGGAATACCTTAAAACTTATGGAGAGATATACGATATGCTGGATGACGAATATGAATACGACACTATCGACGATGAAGAAGAACTATACTCATATGAAAAAAGCCGATGACAAAAAATATTTTACGAAGCAAACACAAGAATCAATTGTTTCGTATTGTGAGACTGACTGTAGAAAAGAAAAAGAAGAATTATATATAGAATCTATTAATCCTGCTTTTGATGAATTAATAGAGAGAATTGTTTTTACATATAATTTTGGTTATTTAGCCGATCTAGATTCTTTGAAGCATGAATGCAAACTATATCTGGTTTCTATTTTAAGTAATTTTGATCCCGAAAAAGGTTCAAAAGCCTTTTCCTACTTTACAATTGTGACCAAAAATTGGTTTTCTTACAAGTGCAAGAAGCAAAACAAGAAAAGGTTCACGGAGGTGCGAGTAGAGGATCTGGACGACATTACAAAAAGCCAAGCCCGTCATACTGAAAAAACTATAATATACAATGGCTATATACGGGACAGGGAACAGTTTGAGTTGTGGTCTAATTTATTAGAAAATATAGGGGCCTGGAAGAGGCACTACAAGGGAAATGATTTAAAGGTTTTATATGCTATAGAAACCCTTTTTGGCAATATTGAAAATATAGAAATCTTCAATAAAAAAGCCATTTATCTCTACATAAGAGAAATAACTGGCCTTAACACTAAACAAATAACAAATAGCTTAAAAAAAATAAAGCAGCGATATTATGAATTTAAAAGAGGCTGGAACGAGGGAAAAGTATAGTGTTTTCTAATTATTAGGAGAATACGTATATGAGTGAAAACACAGAAGAACTGCTTGAAAAAGCGCTAAAAAATATTGAGAACGACCGTCAGAGGACGTCGAAGCTCTTGACTGGCCTGGAGGAAGTCCTCCAGGGGCAACCGCATGACTATGGCGCGCTGGGTACGACGGCTGCAAAGTTTGTTGAAACACTGCAAAGATCCAATGAACAACTAGTTAAAATTGTAGGCATATTAAATAAAAATACGACAAAAGAATCAAGAACATTATCAAAAGAAGAAAAAGAGGCCCTATATGAGGATCTGGAGGGACAAGATTAGATGGGGATAGGAAATCACAATAAACCACTATATCTAGATCCTGGCGGCTTTCCAAGTATGGACAAGGCGCTTCGTAACCTTGGAAAGGTGATGAAGTTCACGCACCAACATGATACGCTTGAGGGAAGAAGTGTGTTCATGGCCCGTGTTTTCGATGTTAATACTGTGTCGAAGTTAACGGCAAGAACAGGCAAGCACGCTGTTCATATCGAGGCGCTTACCCAGACTGGCCAGACCGATGATCAATTTATAGAGATTGCGGCGTATCCGGAAGGGGATGGCATTAGTGTTTGGCCCAGCCCCATGCCGACGGGACCGAAAGATCAGCGAGCTATTGCCCAGCTTCCCACGTTCATTGCTTCGAAGAGTGCCAATTTGCCAATTCCGCCCATAGGTAGTTTAATAGAAATAAGCTTTTATGATATAAATGCCCTGCCTAATGGCGGGAGGTATAATCGTTTATTGGCAAGAGCAAACCCATATCCGAAGATAGACGAAAAGAGCGGTGGGGCTTTGGTAAAAAAGGCCGGTTCTAACCCGACTACATCTATTCATAACCCATCTAATTTAACTTTGGGATTTGAATAACTATCGGGAGGCCGTGACATGGCAAAACATTTTGTCGTAGAATATGATCCATTGACGCACTCTCCGGAGAAAGGAGAGGAACTTAGAAGGCGACAACTTGCTGGTCACGACGATCCAAATGAAGGTACTGGGTGTACGTATTCTTCAAAGATCGTCCATCCTCTATACTTTGAGGCCGAGGCAGATTTAACTATCACGAATAATTTAAACTCTTGGATAGTTTTGGGACGAGATAGACCTGCTGGATATGGAACAGGTTATGGAGGAGAGGGGGACCGGGCCTGTGCAACGATCGATCTAGTTGTTGGACGTGGCGGGGTCGCCCCCAGAAAAGTAGACCCCGAAAAAGTGTTAGATGAGGTTGGATACCATCCTAGTTTTTCGAGTGACGCTGCGCGCCTATATATTAGTCAAAAAAGTGACGTGGATGATAACTTTGCAGTAGCCCCGGGAAGCATTGGCTCAAGAAGAGGCAAATCCGTTGTCGCCATGAAAGCAGACAATGTTAGAATTATGGCTAGTGAAGGAATTAAGTTAGTCACAAAGATTACAAATTATACCACGGGGGACAGCAGAGGGAATATTAAGACCCTAGGCATAGATTTAATTGCTGGCAATGATAGCGGAGGCCTCCAGCCTCTCGCCAAAGGCAAAAATCTCGTAAGCGCTTTGGATGAAATATACGATTTAATATTGAAGCTAACATCCACGGTGGCGCAGATAGTGAGAACAAACGTCGCAGTGGCCAGTGTTGTGGGTGCACATACGCATGCGGTCATCCCCAACCCGGTCGGCCCCGGTAAGATAGCGGCAGCCAGCGTAGAACTGGCCCTGGCCGAGTTGCAGGCGCTATTTGAGGACGTCTTAGTTATATTTGATGAGGTAACCACAAAAGTTAATTGTGAAACTTCGAGAGTGGCATACTTATCGCCTGGGAGTAGGGACTATATATGCAGCAGGCATAATAACACAAATTAAAATGAACGATATTGTATATTACATAGATACCGCGATTGATACGATAGACTGGCGGAATAATGAAGACAAGATTTGGTATACGACCGATAAAAATTTTGTATTCACGACTGTAAAAGTAACGGCTGTTCTAACGCAGGGCGGCTCTGTTGATAAAGATAAAACAACCGACAAGGCACGAAAAAAAGCACTTGATAACATATTAGATAGGTTTCAAAGAGATCCTAATGCGCAAGTGTTCCTAACAATACCAAATGATGAGTCCACGGGGAATCCAGCGATATATGTGGAACCCATTAAGATCGCTGGATTTAGAATCTATAGGTTCCTATTTGCTATTGACGCGAATGAGATTTTGGGACTCGAAGGGGCGTCTGCCATTGATGCTGATTCCCCGCAAATAATTAATCCCCTTGGACCGGCGATTAGGGTTGCTAGGTGCTCAAGTACGAGTAGAGGATGGATCGTCGCAAAAAGCGCGTCAGAAATTATAGGGTATGCGCCGGTCGATGAGGGAATAAACGAAGAGTTGACTATTGGTATATCAAAAAAGTTTACTGATACGCTTGGGGTGATCCTTAGTATATATAAGGATCCTGGCGATGTTGCTCATCCGAAATCTTTTTTTAAAAATGACTCACTCTTAGTCAAATCTCCACAAAAGGTGGAGGGCGTATCGAACCAGCAAGTTCTTCTTCCTGTCACAAAGGTGATAACTCTGCACACTGCTGAATTTGCATCTAAGGCAGAGGCGCAACAAGAGGAAAGAGATCATGTTGCCGGCTTTGTTGCGGGCGTTAGTGAAAATATGGACAAGTTCAACAGTATCCTATCTGGTAAGAATACTGCCTTAGAGCAACTTGGGTTGCCCAAAGAAACCACCGAGCTTTTGAGCGCAGTCTGGGCGACACCGGAACTAGAAGCCCTGGGATTTGCGCAGGACTGGACGGTTTTCGGGCAGCAGGAGCCCGCTTTTGAGACTTCAAAAGATGCACTAGCAAAGAAAGAACAGATAACCACATATGCTACAGACAAGGGGATACCTTTAAAAGATGCGTACAAGGCCTTTAATTACGCCTCAAGGAACAAAGATCTCTTAAGCAAGCTTGGTCTTGGTGGGCAAGGAGGACGCTGCCTTGACGACTTGCTCGAAGCGACCAACTTTATAACAGATCCAGCCGGCATTCTTGATACTTTATATGATAGGATGGTTAACAAGCTCGACTGGAAGGTAATCGTCATGGTTGTGGCGAAACTAACATTGGAGGCCATCCCGGATAGTCTTCTTGAAAGAAACGATGTTATAAAATGTATTTTTGGTACGGAAGATTTTAAAAAGTACCTTGTGTGTCAAATAGCAGACAGTGTAAACCAAATAGAGGCAACAGTTAACCTGATTAAGCAGTTTGTTGTTTATCTCAAGAATCTGAGATTCGAAAATATTTTAGATCCGCTAAAGATCGAAAGGCTTTTAAAGAAGCTGATCATGTTTGCGATAATATCGGCTGTTTATTTGTTAATAAACTTTCTGCTCAAACAGCTTGGTCTTGATACGTGCGATTTAAGCTTGGACAAGATTGATGAGTTTTTTGCATTGGATTGTGGGTCTGCTGGACAAAAGATTGGAAATATTGGTGCAATGAGCACACTGGCACTCTTGAGCGATGACGCGAGATTTAGAAAGAATGTAGCGGAAGTTGAAGGAGGGATTTTTGCCTTATCTACCTTATCAAAGGATGCTATTCAAAATTTTGATGATTTTGTAACATCTAATATTGAAAATTTTGGATTTGATATTTCTGTAGACGAGTATAGAAAGCTTGTGCAAGCGGTTGATATAACATTCAGCAGAGAAAATCTCCACAGGCTATTCAAGGGAGACACATCAAGATCAATTAGGCAGACTCTAGATTTTATTATTGAAGAGTTCAAAATACCGCTATCTTCAAGAGAGGCCGAATTGTTATTCAAGGCCGCTGGGACCGTATTGGCAGATGAAGACTTTGAACTCCGAGAAGACGAACATCCTGAAGACTGTGATCCGGTTGATAAGTTTGATCAAGCCACCGCCTTTTATAGTGATCTGCCCGCTGAGGCACAGGAGCAGATTGAATTAGAAACACAGAAAGTTGTTGATACTATTACGGATATTTGCGATAAATTTGATACACCTATAACTGTTTTTGATATAATTAGGCTTCTTTTTAACGCGAATGAAATCCCTCTTGTCCAAGAAACCGCCTCGGCGGCATTGAATTTCTTGTTTGATTCGATTGACACGCAGTTTATAACCACGCTAAGATCTAAAGAGGAGTCTAATTTTTCTGAATTACTAGGAGATATGAGTCAAGCGGCCCTCTGGAGAGCGTACCAACCCGACTTTGATGTGAAAGCCGAAGAAGATTATGAAGTATTTCTCTCTCTTGGTTTCAATAGGGCAGAAATAACAGAAATGAGGATATTATCTCCAATATACAAACTGTGCGACACTTCTATCTACGAAAAATGCCTATCTTATGGCCTGCCCCTGGAAGCCGCTTCTAGCGACAATCCTTCGTCTGCAATGTCCTATGCGGGCTATGGGCTTCTGGGGATGATTGGACAAGGAAGACTTACGAGTGCGGTAACTCTAACGGGAGGCAGTGGTGCCTCGGCGCTATCTGGCCTATCAAAGACAATAGAGAGGGGAGATGCGGACCAGATGAAGAAGGACTTCATTAGGAGTTCCGCAGAGTTAAGAAGGACTTATTATAATCCATGGGTGTCTTGGGGATCACTTGGTGCAAATTTACTTTTTCCGGTAATTGGAGGCTATCTTGCGTATGGATGGCTATCTAGATTTCAACGTGGAGGCAATTTTTATTTAGAATACAATGCCCCCGAGGGGATTGACTATCTAGACTTTGGAAAAGAGGCTAACGAGTGGGAGCTTGATGGGAAACTTCCAAGAGCCTACCAGCCCGCATACTCCTGGGATTCAAAAGGTCAAAACCCAAGAAGAAAAAGTGGCGCAGGGTTCATTTTTGAAAAAAATAACCAAGGGGAAATTACGAGCTACAAGTATCAACATGCGAAAAAGTATCAAGATGTAGGAGACGCGGAAATTTTTGATCCCACTTATTCTTTTGAATTGCTTCGGGATGAGCCAAAATTAAAAGTAGTGCTTACGAAAGATATCTTGGGCATTCTTAATAGGCCCCCTATCTGGAAAGATGGAAGGCTTACGGATGAAGAGTACAAATATAGTAGATTTGTTGACCTTGCTTCGAAACTAGGGTCGGAGATAGAGCAAGACAAATATTTTGGCGACTGGAAGCCGCTTAGGGAGTATCCTGATACTATTAAAACAACGAGCGAAACGAATATTTTTCTCCCTGGAAAAGTAGAATACGAACTGGAGATCATTAGAGATAACGTCGATCCGGTCTTTGGCGAGCCGGCGGAAGGGAAAATTGAAACAACGGAGAAATTTGCCGGAGTATTGCCGGAAGAGTTGCAATGCAGGTCCCCGTTTAAAACATTTAGGCAGTGGTACACTGATAAGATGATAGCCCAGTTTGGGACTGCTGAATTAAACGATACAAATGGCGAGGGCAACACCCCACTAGTTAGGACCGACGCGGAAGATCCTGGTGGATCTAAGGAAGGGTTTTTTGATAAGCTATACGGCAGAAATATTTATTATGATGATGAAGAGGTCCCGTTTGAAGAATGGGTTTGTGGCTCCTTGTTGATGTTTATTACCCCATATAAGGAAAATTATATTGATGTAGAAGCCCAGAGCGCCATTGACCTAACAAATGAGTTTAACAACTATGTACAAGTTCAATTTGACCCATTTGCGGCGACCTTGCCCGGAGGGACGGAGAAGGCCGGTATTCATAGCGCGGCGTTAGCGCTTAAAGGGAGTGACGACGGGAGCCTCTTTAAGGAGGACAATAATGGCGAGGAAGTACCGAATAATATAAGGGTATTTATGTGGATGAGAAACCCTATCATGAGGGCCCAAAGGTACAATTATTCGATAGGAATAAAACCGGATAAATATGTGCAAACGGAAATGTGCTTGTTAGAAGAGTCATATAAGTTTGAACCGTTTTATATGCAAGAGTCTTATTATATGAATCCACATTATACAAAAATAAACAGCTTAAGAAAGAAGATCTTTGAAGAGGATGTCTGGAAAGACCTACTTGATATATCTTCTATTAAGTCGAGTGTTTTTGATAAATTAAGAAATGAGTTGCTAAAACTAAAGAAGGAATAAAATGAACCCACTTGAAACTGCAAATAATCATAAAAAACATAATATTATAGGTTTGTTACGAGTTAAGGCAAGGATCCTTGCACTGGAGAAAATATCGGCCTCATTTCAATTCCTGCTCCATTCGGATCTAACTCCTAATAATGAGGGCGGGTCTTTTTTTGCATCAATAATAGCAAAAACAATTGAAGAAATGTTGATGGCAACGGAGCCCGGACTCTTAAAAATATTTTATGAATATCTTAGCATAGAAGAAAGCATCCAAGATATAATCATGGAGGAGACAAAAATTGTCTTAGACAACATTTCTGGAGTTGGAAAAAGATTTGCGAAAGAAACTGAGTCTTTGATCAATAGCGCAATAGGAGAATTGTTTGAGTGGGACGCACCGTTCAATTTTGACATTGATGAACTGCTCATAGAACACCTTGCAATTATAGATTCTCCGTATACATTTTATCCATCGTATAAGATTCTTGATGGTGATGTAAGTGTTCCGAATGATATAATTAATTCCACATTTGGAAGAGCCAATGATAAAATATCGTACAACTCGATGATTCAAGAAAGTTTTGCCAAGAGTGGTATACTCCATCAAGTCGCCCCGAATACGCATTATATAGTAGATAGAAAGGGCGCGTATGGGCCCTTGGAATACGGATGGAAAGATGATGACGGGGGAGGATACTGGAGTGACGACGAGGATCTTGACGACTCCGTTATCAAGGACAAGGGGTGGGTTACCAAGGATTTAATCCCGTTCTTCAGAAGAACCTTCTATCTGGAGAGGTTTATTGATGTTGAGTTTGAAGATGGTCAAAAATGGGTAATAAATTTTGATTATTTTGTAAACAATGCCTATACCACGGAGGAAGATGGGAAGTTTACGGTATACCTTGCGCCCGATCCTGCAATTAGTGACACTGATCAAAAATTGGTCTCAACGGCCGCTGTCGGATTGCGCCTAATGGCTGTTTCACCAACCTTAAACTCTGTGCTGGATGGAGCAGAGACGGTAGATTGTAAAAAAGAATATGAATCGTTCGTTGGATCAGAAGTTGCTCTTGACGGCGATGATTTTTCTGAGTTAAGCGATCTTGTACTTGAACTCGATGGAGCGGATACTCTAGAAAAAAAGCAGGTTCTTATAAGTGAAATCAACGAGAACATTATAACCATAATTGATAAAAAACTTAAAAACCCTATAAAAGTAAGCTTTGGCTCATCTCCGTGGGGCCATTTTACAGAAAAGACCTGGCAACACGCGATGAGAAATAAAGAATATTTTAGAATGGAATTAGTGAAGCCAAGGTGGATGCCAGAGGAACCCTTGGATGAGACTGCCGAGTTGTCCGGGTTTTTAGATGACAATATAGAGGAGACGAGCGACCTCTTTCAGAAACACGAGGACGCCTTGATCATTTATCATCCGATTGAAATCGCCAGGACAACGATTCTAGAGAGCGATCTACAGGGGGGAACGTTTGAAGAGCTTATAGAAGCCGGAGAGAACTTGTTTACTTATTGGAATGAAAACAAAAACATTGATGAATTTGTAACGCCGAATGGCAAATCTATTTTTAATCATTTAAGAAATGAGAACCCTAGGCTAACGGCCGGGGATAGTGGGCCCGACTCTCTTGATAGTGTTAGTGGTCTCAATGAGGATCACACGTTTCTTTTAGATACGCCCGATGGCGAAGCGGAGATGATTGTCGACGATGAATTATATAAAATAATTTTTAAGACTGATGGTAATAAGAAAATATTATGGAACGAGTTGACAGAAAAAAATTATGCACAAGAAAAGAAAAATGTAACGGGAGTTCCGGCGGTGGTCGATGGCTTCACCAAGAAGACCTTTTTTCCACAAGTAGATTATTACGTTGCGCTGGAGGGCTGGAAAACACTTGGGACTTGGATACCTGGAAAGGTTCCAACAATTACGCAAAATTTAGGGGCCGACATAACAGTTGATCACATGAAAGGGGCGCGGTTAACCACCGAAGAACTAACTTTTTATGGCGATGGCACTACGCCTCCGGAAGATGTTCCCGACGGTCCGTTTGGTGGCGGTGAGTTTAGTGGTGGTTTTGCACGAGATAAGGCCAATGTCATACATAACTGGACAATGGAAAATAGAAAAACAGGAGATATAATGGATGTTGGCCCGTCTCATGATGGATATGGGTGGTTAAACACACTAAGGCTCTCCGAGGATATACGGGAAGTAAAAAAGCTACTGGAAAATGAACAAGACAAGCTTAAGTCCATCAATATTTTGGCATATGATAGAGCAAACTTGAAGAACGCTCTTGATAAAATCGCTACTATGTTTATTGATTATGAGGTACACTTTTGTAGGGTTTTGGAAGGGGACGGCGATGTTGGAGAAGGAGCGACGGCACCCGGCGCAAGCCCATGGACGCCGCAACTTTTTAATTTTGTAGAGGGGCCGCCTATGAGTGGAAAATTTGGCAATAACAAACAGAGTGCATATATAGGCCCTCTCGGATTTTTAAAAAGACGCGCAAGCTTAGAATTTGAAAGTGGGAAATGGAATGATTGGCCGGCATTAAAACAGACCACAGGTGCTTTTCTTAGCGATGACGATGAGAGCTACCACTATAGCATCATACAAATAAATTCCTACATACAGGCTTATTGGGATCTTTTCCCTAAGCAGGACATGACAAAAGATCTTAGGACCGACGTTTTGCCGCCTGCGTTTTTTAATTGTTTATTGGGGGAAACGCCCACCAGCCTACACTCCGATGATCCTCACCTTTCGATTTATCCTGAAAGCTTACCTTGGTTTGCGGACACGCCTTCATTGCGAGAGTACAAAACGTACTGGCTGGAGAGGATGCAGTGGGCAATACTGGCTCTCCATACGTTTGGCGATAAAAATATAAATAGATCATATGGCTACCACCTATTCTACGCCGGGGAGGCGGTTAGGGATTTTTATTCTATTAAGGAGAAGTTCTTTAAATTTTATTCTTTGTTCAATAAGTCTTGCGCTGGAGATGTAGAAAACAAGAGTATATTAATCGGGCTGGACAACTATAACCCATTGCTAAAGAAAAGGCTTATAGAGACGGATGAGTTCAAGTACTTCTTTAGGTATGTTATTCCCCTGCAATTGGTTTCAATGTCTTACGGGGCGTTTTTCTTAGAAAGGTCAAAAACTCTTGAGAGCGTATCTAAGATATCTGGTAATTATGCGGATTTGTCCACGATGATATCAAAGATGACCGTTATTCTCCATAATCTAACGAAGCCGATAACTAGGCCGCCCGACTGGTCCAATGAGTCGTTTGAGACCTAAAGAACTTAGGTCATAAATCATTTGTCGTAATAATTATTTAGAGGAACTTTAATGGCTTCAGGAATATCACCAGCATTACCGCTTCGTTATGATCCGATTGACGGTCCGTATAGGCTTAACAAGACGCTTCGTGACGCAATAAAACAAAATATTAAAAATTTATTTTTAACATCCAAGGGAGAGCGAGTAATGCTTCCTTCTTTTGGCGTAGGGCTTAGGAATTTTTTATTTGAAAATTTTAACTCCGAAGTGGCAAATAAAATTGAAAGAGAATCTTATTCACAAGTTAAAAAATATATGCCGTTTATAAACCTGAAAGAAATTACATTCACTACTCGTGATGAATTGCCGACCTTGCCTCTGAACATGCTTAGGATGGAAATAGTCTATTCGATTTCTAACTTTGGAGTTAGCGATACTATCGTTGTTGATACAAAACTTATTGGAGGAGTCGTTTAATGGCAAAGCCGATTATAAAATATACCAATAGGGATTTTGCTTCTATTAAAAATGAATTGACGGAGTATGCTAAAAAATATTATCCGGATACATTTCAAGACTTTAACGAAGCTTCCTTTGGCGCTATGATGCTTGATCTTGTCGCTTATGTGGGAGATGTTTTATCTTGGCATGTAGATTATCAAGCAAATGAATCGTTTTTGTCTACGGCGATTGAAAGAAAAAATATTTTAAAGTTGGCAAAGCAATTTGGGTTTAGGTTAGGAGGCTCCACTAAACCGTTTGGAACGGCGGCGTTTTATATAAGTGTCCAAGCGAATGCAGATGGAAACGGACCAGACCTGAACTACCTACCTTCTCTAAGGCAGGGCGCAACATTTAATGCGGCGGATGGCACGTTATTTACGCTAGCAGAAGATGTTGATTTTCGACAAAAAGACTTGTTGACCGTTGTAGACTCACAAGACGGAACCACCGGGGTGGTTACAAGATACGCCCTGAAGGCCTTTGGGCAGGTTGTAGGGGGGAACCTACAGACGGATTCGTTTGTGGTAGAGGCACAAGAAGACTTCCTAAGATTGACACTTAGCAGACCGAATGCGACTGAAATTATAAAGATCGAAGACTCTGAAGGAAACGAATATTTCGAAGTAGATTTTTTGAGCCAGAATATTGTATATAGATCGGTTAGAAATACCAACTCTGTAAACAACAGGTTGGTTCCTTATCTAATGAGGGAAGTTAACGTCCCAAGAAGATTTATTGTAGACCGAGAGGACTCTTTAACGTCAGTAATATTTGGATATGGCTCACCGGACAAAATAGAAAATCCGAGAAATATAGTGTTAGATGTATTTGGGAAAAACTATGTCAAAGATGATAGCTTCGATCCTGCAAGAATCACCAATAGTGATAAGTTTGGAGTCGCACCTAGTAATACGACTCTATCTGTTACGTACAGGTATAATCCCAGGCCCATTATCAACGTTCCGGTGGGCAGATTAAGCACAGTGGGAAATTTTTTAATGGACTTTTTAAACGGCGGAACATCTGCCTCCGAAAGAGCCAGTGTTCGATCGAGTCTAGAGATAACGAATGAAAGATCTATCTTAAATAATAACCCTATCTTATCCGATGACGATGTGAAGAGAAGGGCGATAGATTCTTTTGCGACTCAGAATAGAGCGGTCACGCGCCAGGACTATATCTCGCTGTGCTATAGAATGGATCCAAAATTTGGATCTGTTAAAAGAGTAAACGTTGTGCGAGATTCGGATTCTTTACGAAGAAACATAAACGCCTATGTCGTCTCCGAGAATTCTTCGGAGACGCTAGTTGAGACGGATATCAATATTAAGAATAATCTAAAAAGATGGATCAACTCCCATAGGATGATGAATGACACTATAGATATTTTGAATGCCCGGATTGTAAACATTGGCATTGAATTTTCAGTTATAGGCTCATTGCAGTTTAGCAAGTTTGATGTGCTGACACAGTGCTACCAGGCCCTGATAGAAAAATATCGGGAAAAATTAGATATTGGCACTCCATTTTATGTGACGGAAGTATTTAAGACGCTAAATGCGCTTGATTCTGTTGTAGATACTAGGGATGTAAAGATAGTACTAAGGAGTGGGACTGGATATACGTCATCAGGCTTTGACATAGAGGAGGCATTGTCGTCGGATGGTAGATTTATTGACGTGCCGGAAGATATAATTTTGGAAATTAGATTTTTATCAAGCGGAAAAGACCTACAGGGCGTTGTTATATAATGGCAGTAAAAAGATTCACAGCAACAAAGGATACAACAATTACGAATGCTCGTGATTCCTTTAAGCTTAAAAACGGCGTTAGTTCCAGCATGGGTGCTGCCGATAGCCTACAAACGTTTGTTATCTCTGGAAGCGGCGCTCCTAGAGATAACGAGTTAAGTCGTATCTTGCTAGAGTTTCCGATGCAAGATATATCTGATTTAATTACTAGAGGAACAATACCGTCGGGAACAATTACAAACGGACCACAGTATTTTTTAAGACTCTATAATGTAGTGCACGATCAACAGACCCCGAAACAATTTCATTTATCTGTTAAGCCAGTTACCACTTATTGGGAAGAGGGCAATGGCCTCGATATGTTCAATTATTCCGATAAGGATTCTGCCAATTGGGCAAACGCCACGGATACCAAAAGAGCAGGCACGTATCAGTTGGATTGTGTGGCAGACACAGCCGGAGATACTGGGGGCAAGTATTTTCTTCTCAACGATGCAAATAATATCTCGTATAAAATCTGGATTGATGTTGATAACTTGAGTGCCGAACCAACGGTAGGTGGGACCGGAGTGTCAATTGAAGTCGATATAAGTTCCGGAGCGACTGCCGCTACAATAGCGACTGCTGTGGCCGGAGCGGTAAATGCGAACGCGAATTGGGCATCTACGGTTCACGCAACTGATGTGTCCCTTATCCAGTTTACAAGCTCTGTTGGTGGTGCGGTACCAAGGAACACAGTACAGAGCTTTAAGGGCATCAATGCTGGCACCCTAGAAGGGCTTGGTGCTGGTAGCTTTGCGGCGGAGACGTTTACGAGTGGAAGTAATCATACTCCTTGGACCGCCTCCGGCGGCGATTTTACTTCTTTTGATGATCAGTATACCGCATATTTTGAAAAAGGTACGGAAGACTTAGAAGTGAACATAACCACCTTGGCCCATTCCTGGCTTCGCACTACCAATGGCTTGGAGAACAATGGTCTGGCGGTCATGTTTACGTCGAGTTTGGAAACCGGTAGCGTATCGTACTTTAATAAAATGTTCTCCGCTAGAGGCAGCCAATATTTCCACAGAAGACCAACACTGGAAGTTAGGTGGGACGACTCCACGCAGGATAGCAGGGGGAATTGTTTTTTCAGTAGCTCTTTGGCGAACCAATCAGGAAACTTGAATACAATTTACTTATATAATTATATTGATGGTCGTCTGCAAGATATTCCTGATGCGGGCACGGGGCCCATATATGTTTCTTTATTTTCCGGCAACTTAGGAAATAATGCTCCGGTGTCTTCTGCGTTGCTACTGCCCCAGGGCGGGGGTGTTACCGGGAGTGCTGCGGGACAAGTAATCACGGGTGGGTATTATGCCACCGGAATCTATACGGCGTCCTTTGCGATTACTGGAGTGCTGAGCAACCTTTCGAAAGTATATGATATATGGTCCAACGTTGGGTGGGCGGACAGAACGCAAACGGGGTATACGGAATTTTTTACGGGCTCGATTGATTTAAATAAAAGAAAAACAACTGTGGTTAACGCTGTTTCTGAGTACGTCACAACAATTTCTAATCTTAAGCCGGTGTACAAGGATAATGAAAAACCTCGGTTTAGGGTTTTTTCCAGAAGGAAGGACTGGAATCCTAACCTGTATAGTGTTGCAACGTCAAAGCAAACCCCTGAAATTATTGAAAGAATGTATTACAAAATTTATAGAGTTGCTGACAATTATCCTGTAATCGTATACGGAACAGGAAGTACTGTGGCGCAATCAACCAGGGTTCTTGATTATACCAAACTATCTTACGATATTTCTGGAAGTTACTTTGATTTTGATATGTCTTTATTAGAGAAAAATTACTCGTATGGTATATCTTTCCTGATCAGCTCAGGAGAACAGCAGGACGAGCAACCGGAAAGATTTAAATTTCGTGTAGAGTAGGAGATTTTAAGTGTCTCTTAAAGACAAATTCGAAAAAAATGTAAAAGAGTCACATAAGTCAGGATTTATAAAAAAATCTACGCTGGAGACTTTTTCAGGCGATGTCGAGTCCAAAGATTTTGTTTTTCATTCTTTAGAATCAAGAAAGGAATTTATTCCGGATATAGACTATGCTTCGGCATCTAATTTTGCTAGATTTGGGTCTGCCAAAAGATATTTTTTGGATTCGACCGATAGGATCATTAACACATACCCGTATGATGGGTCTGCGGCTGAGAAAACAGCGTGGGCGAACAGTTCGTCGTATTTGGACAAGTATGTTTTTGAAAAGGAGTACCCCAGGGCGACAGGGTATGCGATCTTTTCTCCCCATGCTGCTGGTGGCTGGGGAACACTATCGACACCCTTAATAACAGATCCCACCGATCCAAACTGGGCCGAAGGATATGGGAGTCCTAGTGATCAGGAATATATTGCTGTTAGAAGTGGTCCTAACGTTGACAACGTATACAACACAGGAACATTTCAAGAAGAAAATCTAAAATTTGACTTAAGTGGCAGTTGGAAAACTGGGGATTTTGGTGGCGCGACTGTTGAGTTTTGGCTTAAGAAAGATTCATATATTCCCACCCTAACCGGGAAAGAAGTCATATTTGATTTGTGGAACGGAGAGACGGATCCCGATGCACATGGCAGACTCTTGATTGAGTTAACTAGTAGCGGTGGCCATCCTCATGGCGCACCAACATTCTTGGTAACTGCTATGTCTGGTGTAATCGGCGGAGCGGGAGGCGGCGTCCAGAGGGCGATAATTGGCTCTGGTTCATCTGATGATGATGTTTTCTTTGGTAATCCTGAGAATACAATCGCGGCAATAGGAACGGCATCGGTAGCCGATAATAATTGGCACCATTATGCGATTGCGCTGAGGAACGATACAGGATCAATAGACACTATTGATATAGATTTTTATGTCGATGGAAGGCACCATGAGTCGGTTGCGACAGGAACAAAAATCCAAAGGGTGATGAGCAATCCTAATATTGCTCCTGCTGGTGGCAATATTGCTCATATTGGCGCGCTTAGGGCTGCGCCGCCTAATAATTCCAATGCTGCCATCGGCTGGGGAAAACTTTCCGGCTCTATTGATGAATTTAGGTATTGGAAGACTTATAGAAACTCAAAAGATATTGCCAAGAATTACTTTACACATGTTTTTGGTGGAACAAACACGGATACTTCCAATACGAAGTTGGGAGTATATTATAAATTTAATGAAGGCATTGTAGGAAATCCTGCATTCGATTCTGTTGTGTTGGATTATTCGGGGAGAGTATCCAACGGCAGATGGGTAGGGCTTGACACGGGCAGCCACCGCTCAGAAGGATCCGCCATTAATGAATCTAGTGCGTCTTCTACGCCAGAATTTAAAGATCCGATTTTATATCGAAATCATAGAGATATTATAAATTATATTGAAGAAAAGGAGTTGTCTGGAACACTTCATGATTCTAGAAACAACTCGTACCTGCTTAATAATTTACCAGGATGGATACTTGATGAACAAGATTTAACATCTTCTGGTTCCGTTGGGGAACTGACTAAACTCACGCAAGTTATAGCGAGCTATTTTGATAAGTTGTACCACCAGTCGGAATTTTTGTCTAAACTCAAACATGTAGATTACGAGAAACAAAATTCGTACCCTGCGGGAATGTTAAATTCTATTCTTCAATCATATGGCATGAACTCTGCGGATTTCTTTATCGATTCCGATGTTGTTCAGGCCCTTTTTCGGAGAGATGAAGATCGACTCTTTGAGAAGAGCCTGCATGATATTAAAAATGTTATTTATAAGAATATACACAATAATCTCATATCGATATATAAATCAAAGGGGACCGAAAAGGCACTAAGGAATGTTCTTCGGTGTTTTGGTATTGATGACGAAGTATTCAGGTTAAATGTTTATAATAAAAACGGAGTATATGAACTCAAAGATCATGAAAGGATAACAACGGAAAGAAAGAGGTTTGTTGACTTTTCGACGGCACAAACGGGAACGATTTTTCAAGCGACTTCATCTACGAGTATTTTAGGAGGAGAGCAAACCCCAAATATGTCGCAGGCCTATATTAATTTTAGTACTGCTGATTTTGGCAACTCACATACTTGGGAAGCAGGCGTCTTTTTTCCAGATAGAAAAGATTTCTTTGATCCAAATTTTATATCGGTATCGCAAGTATCGGCATCAGTTTTTGGCGTTACAAATGTGGGCTCATCCCCGTCCCCACTCACAACTCACACGGGCCAATATGATCAGAGGATAACCCTATATGCCGTTAAGGTGGATGATCTTGGTAACCCGGATATAAGATCAAAGAAGGCCAAGTTTGTTGTCAAAGAAGGGACAGGCACGGGAGATCTGGCAACGACTCCATTTACGTCTTCAATATTTGATCTATATGAAGGCACACATTGGAACTTTGCTCTTAGATGGAGCCCTAGAAATGACTGGGGACATCTTGTTGACGCGGCTTCCTCTATATCCAATTCACATCTTGCAAGTGGATCGGCGGAAAAGCCGGGGATTAATCCTGGCGGTGGTGGTTCAATACCGGATGTGGGTGGCCCCCTTGTCGCGGAGCCCACGGCTATATCCACGTCGGATCCCGTTACGGGTGCCCCACTTACCATAGATAGATCGTATAATATTGAATTATACGGAGTTCAAATGGACGCTGGAGAAATTGTTCGTGAGATCTCAGGGACAGTGTTTCACGCACCGCCGGTCACATCAAGTGTGAGCCTTGTAAGAGGGTATATAGGGGCTACAAGGACAGGACATACGGGCACGGTTCTAGCGCCTTCTGATGTAATGGTTAGAAATTTTAGGTGTTATAAAACATATGTTGACAACGATGAGGTGAAGCGGCACATATTGGATCCATTCAATTACGGCCTTAAAACTCCGTATTATAGCAATTTTGTGTTTAATGATAATCAAACATATTCTGAGTTTTTTCCAAGAACGGATTCCCTTGTTTTAAATTGGGATTTTGAATATCCTGAGGAAACTGATGAAGCTACTGCGTTGACTGGAAGTACGGCTACTATTACGTCTCCGCTCGGCCAGTATAATGAGGTCCTTGATATTTCGTCGGGGTCGTTAAAAAGGGTCGGCTCTCCGTTGCCTGGGCAGACAAACCCAGACAATATTGCGACTGAGCCCGTATATAAGTATCATCCGGGCCGCGCCGTTGGATTTGACTCCGGCTCTTCTCTGTTTAGAACGAAGTATTATCAAATGCTCGATTTAAATGTTCCCGGAAATTTACATGATTATGATCTAATCAATATTGAAGAGACAAATCCAAATACGTTTACCAAGAGAACTCGGCCCACAAATATGTTCTTCTCTATTGAATCAAGCATGTATGGGCTCATTTCGGAAGAAATGCTCCATATGTTCTCAACGATCCAACAGTTTAATAACTACATTGGAAACCCTGTCAATAAGTACAGAATCGAATATAAGGAACTTAAAAAGCTAAGAGAGATTTACTTTAGAAAGATAGAAAGGCAACCGGACTTTGATAAATTTGTTAATTATTATAAGTGGCTAGATTCGTCTATAACGTACTTGGTCCAGGATCTGTTCCCTGTCTCTGCTGAACACTCTTCTGATATTAGAACGGTAATTGAAAGCCATGTTCTAGAGAGAAACAAGTATCAGCATAAGTATACGAATATGATCTCGGGAACTTCTCGCGAACGGCAATTTGCCCCGACGGGTCATGGTCTTAGAGACAATCCAAATCTCAATTTCAATAATACTACAAAACTTCCGCCTCCTGTAGGCGGGGGGAACTCGTCGGCCCAGGGGCCGAATAATGATAATAGAGAAAATTCCAATGAAAACGATAGAGGCGGAACTAATTTTGCCGACGTTCGAAATTTTCATGTCACGCCGGATGGGACGTCCAAGGCTGGAATTACGGCGCTAAGGATTACAAAGGATGCGGCAGATCCTGAAATTACGTCTGGTGACGTTGGGGTTGATGCAACGCGCCAAGCGATTAGAAATTCTGCAAGGGTAGACTTGGGCAGGCGAACAACGGTGAACATGGCTTTTGTCACCAATATGAAGGGTGGTACAAATGCTCGTCGAAATCAGAACATCTTTGCCTGGACGGGCCTGCGGTTTGGAGATACAATTGTGGCCACGCCCTCGGCGACATCAAGCGCCCAGGAGAGGATTGATAACGAGGCAAGCTTTCCGGAAAGAAAGCAGAGAATAGAGTACGAGACTGTGATTACGGATAACGCTGGTGTCACGACGTTAACGACACAAAAGATAGCGCCTGGGGCGTATTATGAGACCAATAATACCGTTGATGTCGAGATAGTTGCCGACGATGGATCAACTGTAGGTACGGAGCTTGTAGCTCTTCATGAGGACGGCTATGCGTCACAATTAAATAATCCATATGAATCATCTCTGAATGGAAGCCCTTATATTTCTGATAAGGTCGGTGGGTTTTTTCATAGGCACCATAAAGTAGCTGCAACCGATAGGCGCGAAGGATACGTATTTACAAACGGCACCACATTTGAAAGAACGTTTGGTACAACTCCGGTAACACTTTGGAGATTTCCAAAGATAAAACGGCCACTGAGCATTCGCAATATCAAGACCACGGCGGACTCTGTGGGAAATTATAGCGCCTCATACGAGATTGCACAAATCGTTAGTGGGCGAAGAGAAAATAATCTGGCTGCTTCGGATGGAAGAGCCGTAGTAAGCTCTTCTTTCGCCGAGACGCCATTTTTAAACAACGGGCAGTCTGCTAGCTTTGGAACCACTGGATTGACCGAGAGAACGCTGGATGACGGGAATTATAATCGCAGCGTCTTTGTCCAAAGGTTCTCCTCCCCCGGGGATAAATATACGATGAGCGAGGGTTACCTGGATACGTATGCGGGCGAATATTCTGTATACAATTCTCTTAACTTTAGAAACTTGGTTGTTAGAACGGTTCTGCGTAATAACTTATCGGCGAAAACTGAAAAGTTTACATTGGACACCGGCTCAATACACGGCATTTATCAGAACCCACTGAAGGTTATTAAGTCTAGTTCCCTTGGAGTAGTCGCAACATCTAGCGTATTTGATAATTTCTTTGTTATTCATCCTATACCAAGAAGCGATTCACAGTATACATGGATTACGGGCTCCGCAATTCTACTACCTCTTGGATATCAAACGGGTTCCTTGGTTAATTCAAATCATTCTGGAATTGATTTTTTGAATGTATTACTAAAGACAGGCCAGGCACCCGTAGACTTTACTAGCCTGAATACTAGAGTGGTCGAAACATTTAATGTAACGGCATCCGTCCTAGGAGGGACTGATAGCTCTGAAGCCTTTGTAAACACAAAATTTGGCGTGCTTGGCGATCAACTCAACGCAAGGCTGTTGAATAGAAACGGGCCATTTGGATGGCCTATTTGGAAGCAAATCAGGTCGTCTCAGAACCCAGTAACAAGGTGGCAAAATAGAAACAACGTTCATTCTGTTAATTCTGTCATAGGCGCTGAGAACAGATTGGTTAATGATGGAAAAAATCTATTTTTGTCGTCCTCAGTTGTAACCGTCAAATACAGGCCGGTCCAGCATAGTGTTGAAACAAAGAAAGGTCCAGCGACGTATCGGTACACACATGCAGCCGAGAAAGACTTAACTCCACACCAAGTACTAGATGATGGTATTTATGATAAGAGAACTATGCACGATGTGTTGTTTGAATTGTATTCAGATACAAAAGTTCCGGAAGGTATAAATCCCGTTAAGTCTTTTAATTCTTTAATTTATAAAGAAGGAGTTTGGCCAAGAGAAGTAAACGCTCTTCGCAATACAACAAGGACTAGAAAAAAATATATTTCACCATTTTGGAAAGATAGCAGGGACGCAAGGACGACTACCACTAAGGTTAACTCGTGTGGCATTGCTACGGCGTCGAGTATTTGGCCGCTGGATGCCGATTCGGATTGGACCATCGGGACAGCGACGGCAGAAACGGGAAACTTGACGTATAACTTTGCGAGTGGAACAAGGGGAGAGTTGTTAACTTTTGATGGTTCTCCGGCATATGCCGCCACCCGCCTTCAATATGTGACTAATATTGGTGCGATTAAGGATTGGGATATATACACTACAATGCCTCTAAGGCTCCCCTCTCTTGAGATAGCGGATAACCCATCGAGGAATCCTTACCATAATAACGAGAGGGATTTTGAGAGAAATACCAAACTAGCCGGCCAGGGCATGTCGGTGATTCCGGAGTTCTCATTTAGCAAGATCTTGGACAATCCGGAGATTGATCCAGCACAAGGAATTGGTAATTCTGTATTAAAAGATTTAATAGTGTTTACCTTAACTGGTTCCTTCAATATTGCGTTTAGTGATTTGGCAAGCACCACAAAGGGCCCGGAATTCCTTGGTTCTTATTTATTAACGGATCCGGTGCAATTTGCACCAAGTGATTACGGCCCTACTAGTCAAGTAAGCCTAACGTTCAGGGCCCTAAAGAAATTTAAGCCGTATGATGGATTTTATCCTGCCGAGAGAGTGCTTCAATTGTCTTCCATGTTATCTTCTTCTATAAAAGATATTGTGACCTTAGCGGGTCCCCAGAGGACAGCTAGAACGATGATACAGCCGTTTACTTCTCCGGGTATCTTATTGAATTCTATTAAGTCTGGAATCGCGGTAGACTATCCTTTAGTAACGTCGTCGGTTGTTGCGTATAACGCCGCGCTAGCGCCGACTAGCGGCTCGCTTTTTGGTACGCACCTTATAGAGTACTCTGCTACGCTAAACGGCGGTACGGGCCTAAGGAGACTTCCGTTTGAGGCTCTTAGAGATCCGATCCCATATTTGTTTCCGCTTGGGAGCACTGGATGGCATGATAATTCGGCGGGCCCGGAATACTTAACGAATTCAACTGCTTCAATTACACAAGCAAAAGTTGAGCATAGAACAATTCTGTATACTAAGGCGATAGATAATTTTGAAACTGAAGTTGAGTATATGAATCTTGAAGGTGGCGGCGCTGAAATTTTATTCCCTGCGGAAAGAAAATGGAATTCTTTTGAAGTGAACGAAACCTATAAAGGCAGAATTTCTTTAATGTCTAATGATTTTTTGAGTTGTGGTAACGTTGGGGGATATGGACCAAACTTTCTTTATACAAATATAGGAGGTCTAAGAGAGATATTTAATCCATTTGTGCCTTCATTTGTTGAAGCGGCTCGCAAATTAGATGAGTCATCTGCATATAGCGTTGAAAATAATCATGTTGAATTAACATTTATACCGTCATCTTCTAAGCCGACTGTGCATGATGTATTGGGTACTTCCACAAGAACATTTAAGGATTGGAGAACTTTGGACGCGATAGGAACAGTCACGGCCCTAGCAGATGTTCAAAGAGATCTTATGGCCATCACTGCGTCTTTGAATATAGATGAGATTGTAGTTGATCCAGGCACACAGGTTACGGACGATAACAGAATAACAACTGTAGACGATGCACAAACAAGCGATAAAATTTGGAGAATTAGGCCGAAGTGGCAGACGCCCGCCATTAATTTTGTCAATGTACTGAGAGACCTGCAAGCGGCGGGAGCATCTGGAGACTTACTTGAGTTACACAAGAATCAGACAAGCATATGGACAACCGCCGGAGAAGTCCCATCTAAGAATACAAGCAACGGGGTCTTCATGATTCTTGATGAACCAAATGATGGTTCCAAATCTCTATGGGATGCAATTGGTATTCCAAGAGAAGACAGAAGAAAGAGGATTGGCGAGGTAAGAGAGTCTTTTGAGATCAAAGAGGCGGTTGTTGCGGTTCCGATGAGAATAGATCCGGTAACGCAGGACATCTTATTTTTTAATTTATGCGAGGATCATCATCTATATGAGCAGACACGGGAAGCATTGGGGGAGTTCTTATTCCCGCCAAGATTTGACTTTGCAAGAAATCCCCAGTTTTCACCGGTTGTTATGCACGTATTTGAGTTTTCTACGGAGTTGTCAGAGGTTGATCTATGTGCCATATGGCAAAATACAAATGTTAACCTTGGAAGGGATGACAACTTTGAGATTAAAGAAAAAACAATTGTAGATTTAACTACTTTTGATGATATGGAATTTACGGATGAGATTAGATGGATGATATTCAAGGTGAAACAAAGGGCAATAGTGAATAAGCGGTCCATAACTGAATTTGGCCAAGAGGTGGGACAGGACTTAACATCTAAATATTCCTATAATTGGCCTTATGATTATTTCTCCTTGATTGAATTAGGGGAACTTGAGATAAGCCTAAAATTTGGAGAAGATACGCGAACAACCAAGATGAAACCGCTACAAAACATATTAATCGATTCCAAATCTCAAGCGAAGATAGATGAGAAACAAGAACAAAAATCGGAAGTTTGCGGTATGAAACAAGAACAAAAGACAAGAAAGAAGAAGGCGGCAGCGCGGGAAGCTGAATCGGTTACGAGAGGTAGAAAGTAATGGCGGAATTTTTTAATAGGAAAGAAGAAGTACTGGACATAAAGTTAACAAAGCACGGCGAAAGGTTATTGCGAGACGGCAAACTAGACCCGGCTTATTATGCTTTTTACGATGATGACATAATTTATGATGTTAGGTATGCGTCCGCCACTAGCTCCAATTCCCAGAGAGGCCTCCAGCTAGAAGAACAGAGCGAAGCGACGGAAAGAATTTTTGAGACACCCAGGCTGAAAGTTTTTCATAAAACACCGCTAAATCAATCAACGTATGATGTTGGGGACTATGGAGGCTTGGATTACCAAGAGGAGGTATGGAAATTAAAGCCCTTTTTTGGAGGAGAGCCTGAACTTGGAGGAGAGGGTCCACCGGGATCAGAACCAGAAACAGGCGAACAAGAAGAGATATGCTTTGACCCTATTAAGGGAGTCCCGATACAATGCGACGAAGAAGATGCGTTTAGAATGCCGGCCTCCGTAACGCAAAGATTTGAACGCGTTGTTGTTAGAGATTTCGAAACCAGAACGTTGTCGCTTTCCGCTCTTGGGCTTCTTGGACTACAGGGCTCCACGAGGCTTGGGAACTCTTCGCTTCATTCTGATTTTGCGCCTGCGTGGGATGTAAAATTACTGACTAATGAAATTAGCGGGGCGGTTACGTATTTCCCAAACCAGGCGGAGTCGTTCCAGATTGGGATTAACGAGCAAATACCACAGATAGATATAGAGGTAAAATCATTTTTAAACATAGACACTTTTGAATTCGAAAGGATCGATGATCTTGTTTTCTCTGCATTGGAAACTAATGGAGTCTTTGAAAAAGAGAACTTGGATATAGAGGTCTACATGGTGGATGAATCTGGCTGCATTAAAAAAGATCTGACGGATGATGAGATTACGGATCTTAAAGCAGGATATGTGCTTAAAAATCCGGCTGCGTCAGCGTCAGAGCAAGATGCGTTTATTGATTCGCTTGCTTACGAAGGCCATTCATGCCCCGAATATAAGCAATTATTCTTTGCGGATCCGAGTGTACTTGGGGAAACTTCCTTTAACCTGGGTGCTAATTACGTTGAATATTGGTTTAATATTTTTGTAGATGATCAAATAGACACTAGTTTTGTGAAGCTAAAACCGACGCAGGTATATAGCCCGGATAACATAGAACCAGAGAAGGAATGTTGAGATGAGTTTCCCTAGATCAATTGTTGAAAAAATTATATTAGATGACCATACGGTGTCTTGTATTTTTTCGTTCTTTTCACAACCGAAAAAAAGAAAGCTTCCCTGGATTTTCGATAAAAGCTATGTGAAAAACTTGAGAATGAAGGTCGTATTGGCGTACAATAATAAACAAGTACAAAACTTCGTAACGAAGATAACTGACATGCGGACATTGGATGACTTAGAATATTTGCTATTTGTAACGGAAACAGGTGAATTTTACAGGCCGGGGCTTCCATTTCACGAACACACTTTTAATAGCCCCTCTCCGGAAGATGGCTATGTTGGCTTCATGGAGGGCGCAAGTCACCATGGGACTGGGCAAAGGAAACTAACAAGATACAATGTAAAAGACTATATTTCGATAGAAGATCACTCTCTGGAGAGCCTTTTCTTTCTTAATAAAAATGACTTCGTTAAGTATAAAATAAAGAGCGACGCTTCTGACAGGTTTACGTTTAAAGTCCCGGCCCAGGCGAATGTGAGGCTTCCGGTCCCGGCGGACAAGGTAGAAAGCTTAGCCTTGTGCACGTTTGTATACAGTAGCATAGGCAGGCAGCGATTTAGCAAAGATTATTATGCTGCGATTGACGGTCATCAGCCGGCCTCGAAGGTTGTCAACAACAACCTGCTAATGGACCTTTTAAGAGCGTCTGGGACGCCATTTAAGACTGGACCGCTGTCGTCTATACCGGGAGACTCTGATACGGCGATAATGGCTGAAGATCTGTACGGTAGTATACAAACGATTAGTCCTCTAAAAATATCAAAAATGCCCGATTTTAATAGTATCGGAGGAATATTTTCAATTAATATTAAAAACTTACTTAGGAAGCATACAAATTATGACTCTCTGGTGGAAAATGAGAGTTTGCTAAGAGAGTATTTGTTGTTTTCGGACAGTATGCGGATTAGAATTGGGGTTGAAAGAGTCCCTCAAACGGGAGGAGGGATTTTAGTATCTGAAAGTATTTTCAATGGCAACGAAGAGGGCTTGTCTGATCTGTCGGGCAATGGAAATAAGCTTGTTCATATTGACTTAGATAACAATCCACACCATACAAAATCTTTTTATTTTATTGATTCAAGAGTTAGCTATGATGGAATAGGCCCCGAAGAGAAATGGAGATATAAAATAAAGCTAACGATACCAAATAGATTTGAAGAGTACCTAAATAAAAAAGTTGAAGAGGCAGACAAGTATGTTCTCTTGTTGAATCAGGTTTTGGAACACATACAAGAATCGGGGGCGTACAGAGATAAACTTCAAATAATAGGAAACGAGATGATCAAAGACCTGGAGAGTGAATTATCATTAAACCAGATAATCAATTTTATTAAGGGCGTTATAATAAAAATTTTGCCGATTAGAGATTCGCGCTTGAATTTTATTAATGTAATGAATTCTTATACTATTTTAGGCATTGACGACTTGCAGAAAATGGCTAATATCTTAGTAAACATTTCTAAGTACCTGGGGACGTTTAAATTAAAAAAGGATCGATCTGTTATAAATGAGAAAAATGAACGTAATTATGTTGATAACAACAATTTAAATGAGATAGTAATTGAGCATCTTTATGAAGAACAGTATGTGCCTTATAGGTTTAACTCGGGCTTTAACTTTGTTGCTGGGAACGCCGAACCAGTGATTGATTCTAATATTCTTCTAGAGAGGTTTTCGAATGAGACGAATAGGTTGGCTGGGAGTGATAATGAGGGGTATCTGTCAGTCCTTAGTACAGCCTTGGATGGAGAGGTTATTCAGGGGTTTAATGACACCCCCGAGAATGAAAATTTAGCGTTGGCAAAGATTATAAACTATAATGTTAATGAAAGCTTTGAAGAGGGAAATTCTCTTCAGGAAGAGATCCAGGTAGTGATGTCGAATCAGGGATGCATGCTTGTTGATCGAACAAACCAGCATCTGCTTGATCAAAGCCCTGGAAATCTATCAAGGCAAGATCAAAATAAAACCACGGCCCAAGACTTATATGGAAAAATGAACCCAAGGCAGTTTTTTAAAGACTTTACGTCGGAGAAGCAAAAAAGAAAGAAGATAGAAAGAGATCGTGATTTTGAATTATTTAATGATTTAAATATTGCAATGATTTTCTCAAGAAATAATTTATCAAGAGTAGACTTTGGAGAAATAACAAGAGGCATGACAGCTAGCCCTCCTCATCTTACAAATTTAAATGGTATATTAAATTTTACAAATTTTGCGTCTGTAGTTTTTAGACGTAGAAACCTGGTAAGGGTTGAGTATTTGGATAGAATTACAGATGGAGGTAACACCTGGACCGTTTTAACTCGGGAGGCGTTAACAACACTAAGAAGCAGAAAGGGGATGCTGTGTCGTTTGGTCTCTTTGCCTCCTGTTAAAAACACCGACTTGCCTATTTATAGTGAGTATTTCTATGTATATAAAGGTACGGAAGAGTCTGTGACAACCTTGGACACTGTTTTAACTCCCACCCCGAGAGGGGCGGAAGCAGTGGTGGCAGAACTACCGGCTGACGCAGTTGTTGAAGAAGGAGCCCTTTCAGGCATAGCCGAGGAATTATACTAATGCCGCATTTAAAAGAAAACAACCTACAGTTTGTGTTCTCCTCTCACTATAAGAACAGAAGATTGGCGACTGCTCTAGAGGCTATAGGGGCGGATATGTTTAGGAAGTATACTGGCCGAATATGGAGTTCGGATAATGTAAATTATCATGGAACGTATGAGATACCCGATAGTGCGGCAAAGCTAGGGGAAGATTTTATTAACGCGGATGAAGCGCAATCAATGGCATACTTATCTGCCATTCATGGAACAAATTATGAGCTACTGGGGCATGAGACTTACTCCAACAGAAAAAACAACGCAGAATTGCCTTCTGTTCTAAATGTTATAAGGGCTTCGGAAGATATGTCAGAGCCTGGCCTACCGCAAGAGTTTATTGAGGAATTTGAAAGTGAGGATATACGGAATCGGTTTCCGCATATTGAAGTGGGTCCTGCGGCCCCTCTAACAGAGCTAGATCCTGATTTCGATCCAGATGTGCCTAAGAGAGTTGAAAGAGTCACCTATTTAGCTGCCCATCCGGATATGAATAAGTTTGACTATCGGCCATTTACGCCCATAAATGAAAAAGAAAATAACTTTTATACGGACATGTACGATTTTTTTAAAACCCCGGTTGTAGGAGAAGAGGTAACAGTTTTTGATGAGAAGGGCTTTCCGATCGTCATACAGCCGACGGTAGAGCAACTAATCAAGGACTTGGTTAATTTTAGACCAAATGAAGAATTTGATGATTATAATTTTCTTATTGATAGGCCTTTAGATAGAAGCTCATATGACATATTGTTTGAAATAGGAGAGGTTGATCCGTCAACGTCAGTTCCCGATGACAACGACGTTGAATTCGCTCCAGAAATAACGAATTTGTTTCCTATAGATGAAATCGATAGGTACAATTATTTCTTAGATGATTATGAGTTCTTGATTGCAACCAAGCCGGAAATCCCGGAACAGGTGTTGCCGAATATATATTTAATGTCTCTTGTTGCAACGGACAATGTTGTCTCGGAGGACCTAGAAGAGATTATTTTTGATGACGATGGCAATCCATTTTTAAACCAGACTACGTATAAGGATTCTGAGACGAACTTTGATAGATTTATTACACTAGATGGGTTTATACAAGCGGCGGATAGTATATCGAAGGCAACGATGAAGGAGTATTATAAGCAATACGCTGAAAACTATACTAAAGTTACGCTGGATTTTGCGGATAAGACGGCGATGGCACAATACTGGACCTCGGCAAATATGAAGATGTTTGATGAGAGTGCACTTTTTAATACCAAATTAAGTACGATACCGTATTATACGATGTTCAGAATCCCCAGAAGAGTAGATGCAAAAGAACATTTGTGGCCATCTTTATTTAATAAAATAGTTGGTGAAGGAGGTCTTGCATTCCAATGGGATATTTTGGATCAGAATGGTTGGGAATACCTATGGGGAGATATTCAGACAAGCCTGATAACCGCTCTTGTACAGAAATTGTCGGATAGGGCGGAGTACTCCGCTATACTTGAAGACTTGGAGTTTAATGGAGAGGTGGTTGATTTTTGGGAAAATATAGAGCAGGCTGTCCATATTTTCAATAAGATCCAGGGATCTGAATCGGGGGTACCTCATTATTATATTCATCATGGGCCGCGAATCCTGGAGAGTTCCAATGTTTTGTACGACGTAATACGCGAAGGAAGCTTCGTTTCTCCGGTATTTACGGATTGGTTCAACGAAGACACAATTTTTAGTCTCTTGGAAAGCGCAACGGACAACCCATTACTTGGGGGGGTTCCGAATATATTCTAATTTTATATTTAGTTGAGAAGATACGATGCCCGATATTAAAGACGCAAATGAAAACATCGCAGCGATAATAGCTGAAGAAATAGAGCAATATTATGGAAAAGCCCCAGGGGGCGGTTCTGATTTTGAAGGCGTTCCCACTAGAACCTTTAAGAGGATTTTAAAGGGGGATTTGGCCCTTAACGAGACTCTATTTTATGAGCTTCAAAAATACGATCAGAACAATAAACTGCTTCAGAAAATCTTTTTGCCCGTGGGGCCATTTAGACAGTATACAGAGTTCTATGATTCTCAGGTAAAGTATGGAAAGTTTTATAGGTATAAGATTTTCGCCTGGCAACTAATCCATGGGACTAGGTATAAATATAGAAATATTGAGGCCGGAACCATTAAGGGCGTTGGAGCCTCAATTCCGGCGCTTAATTCCCTATTTGGAGAATTAAAAACATCTTTTTCTAAGCTTCAAGACGTGGCCAATAATGGATTTTTCTTTTTCGAACAGAATATAAAACTAAGCTCTGGAAAATTTAAAAACTTTGCGACCGAGATGAATGGGTTTATGCGCTATTTGGTGGGTTTAGTAGAGAACCCTTCGACCACTTCACAGTCTGTGTGGTGGAGAACGATTGACAATCCGGGTAATATTGGTTTATGGCCTGATTTCGTAGAAGGTTGGGCATCGGAAGGTCCAATCGAAGGGCTGGCAACAAATATTAATGATGGCTTCCTATCCGCTGCGGCGGCCTTTTGTCTGTTGCCGCTAGATCCACCACCCTTCCCGGAAGAAAAATCTCAATCTAGAGCCGCATGGATAAAAGAGTTTATCTCGGAGGGTAATTACTCCTATAATCAACTTATTTCTGGAAAACAGAATTTGGGAAAGATTGTGCAGATGCTTGATGCTCAAGTGGGATCTTTTCGATCTATACATGAGATGATGGCCGCTCCGTTTAGCTCAGCGACATGGGGTGAGCACTATATTGAGAATATAAACCCGGAAAACGCCCAGCAAAACCTGATAGGCAGGATCAACTCCTCAGTGCAGAGGCACATGAAAGGTATCGAAAATTTTGATTATGAGCCATTTGGAAATCCCATAGGCGCGGATTATTCGTATATGCACGATCAGATCGCTGTTAAGATCCGCACTCTTCTCGACAGTGCCATGAACCCGAATCAGGCTTTCCAGCAAGAGGTAGTCTTGGTTCTTAAAGACTTGTACTACCAGTTCCTAAATGCGCTTGAGTGCCATGAGATTGAACCGGAAGAGGATGATGGAATTGTCAAATTTGAGTTTGAGGTGGTTACTGAACCGTCAAACAAAATCTTACGAGTTCCCATTTATACGTCAGAAATTTATGTTCTTGACGATCCTCCGATAACTCCGAAAGTAGAAATCTCTCCGGTAAAGGGAAACAACGGGAAGATACTAATATTATTTGAAGAAATAATAGGGGAATATTTTGCACCTCCGATATCGATTGAACCCGAAGACTCTGAAATATTTGGAAGGCTGGGAGAAAGAGCAAGAGTGGAAGGAAACTACAATAATGGCCTTCTACTGTTTAAAACAAACCATGAGACGATAGATCCCGAAATCACGGAGAACGATCCGGAACGCGCTGCCAGGATGGTGGTGACCAATAGACTCCATGAGACCTATGGATTCGAAATATTTAGAATAGGTCCCGATCCTACTGGCATAACTCCCGTGCCCGAAAAGTATTCTGATTTTAGTGGTAAAAAAATTGGGGTAGCCAAATATCAAGAAAGTCTAATATTTGAAGACGACACACTCTTGCCCAATACAAAATATTATTACACATTTCGTTCTGTTGATTTCCATGGAAATGTTTCAAATCCGACTATCGTATATGAAGTCGAGCTAGTTGATGATTATGGCTTGGTGTATTTATTGGTTAAGCCACTAACAATACTAAAGATTAGTGAAGCATGGCATCGCTCAATGCAAATGATTGCTCGCCGCTCCCATACGGGGCTCCCTGTGCATTTACCGATCGACAAATACTATATTCCTCCCATGAACAAGTATAAGACGGCCCGACAACTTGCACAAATAGTTCCGGCGATAGGGCACTTTAATGTGGCTGACCCCACTACTTTTTTTGGGGACCTCTCTGTGTTTGCTTCTCTTGGAGGCTCTCAAGGGGCTCCGGTGGGCGGTGGAACTGATAATATATCGGACTTTTTTGCTCAGTGGATGAAAACGCAGCAAGAAACACAAATTCATATGAAACTGGAGCAGGCGCTTGCAGCATTTGCCGCAGGGGAGCAGTGGCCGGCACCGATATTGAACGGCCCCGGCTCAGGTTCTCCAAGTGAAATATATCTTCTTCTTCTTAAATTTGTCGAGTGGCTTCAGAGCGAGCCGGGGGGAGCAGGCCCTGCTATAGCGCAAACAATTAATGATTCACTACTAATAGATGCTATTTCTGCTGAAGAAGAAGTCCCTGCATGGTACGACCAGGGAGCGCTCACTATCACCGGAGGAGGGCTGATAGGGGGTGAAGGACCATCGCTACAGGTTCTTGAGGCACTTGATACGTTTGAAGAGCAGCAACAACAGAAAAAGGATCTTCTAGGAGTAGTTGAGAAAATTAAAGAGTTGGCTGCCAATGCGGGAGAACACATTCCAAAGTTTAACCCCGAACTATTTGGTAAGAAATTTAAGATAAGAGTAAGTTCAAAAAACTCAGGTAAAAAGTTTGACTTAAATATTTCTTTCCCAAGGATAGAGATAAGAACAAAGGACTCAATCAATACGGATATTCAACTGAAACCATCTGTACCGAAGGAACTGACATCTAAGGGGAAACAGCTAGTGATTGTTGGGACCGGGCGAGATTAAAATGAAGCGACTATTTATACTTAAACAACTATTTATAACAGCCTACAGGAGATAATTAATGGGTTTCTTGGATAACAGCGGGGATATCATCCTCGACGCCGTTTTGACCGATGTGGGACGAAGAGCATTGGCAAAGGGTGATGGAAGTTTTAATATTACACATTTTTCTTTAGGGGATGACGAGATCGATTATTCCTTATATAATACGGATAACAATCCTGGTACGGAAGACATTGACATTAGAAAAACCCCTATTTTGGAAGCAATCACTGATTCAAAGACGGCACTTAAATATAGGTTAATGACTCTATTAAACACTGAGTTTGTATATTTGCCTGTTGTTAGGCTTGCGAAGTCTCTTTCTACTCAAGGTGGTGATTTTAATAATAATGGATATTTTGTTGTTGCTGTCAATGAGGAGACCTCTAATCAGCTTGTATCCGACGGGGCGGATAAGAACCCCGGGGTTATTTTAGGGCATACAACGCAGGCTGCGACCAACTCTCTAATTGAAATCCACCAAGGCATCGAAACGGATATGGGAGATCCCAATAATCTGCAAGCTTCACTGAGCGAGACTTCTTACAATGTATTTGTAGATACTAAATTTGTTCGTTCATTAGTTGGCCAAACCGGCGGAGCGTCGCCTGCGACTATTAATTCCGATGGAATTGGAAAAATATCTGTCGGTTCGGATCTGATCAGCAATCTGTCCCCGTCGGAGAAGTCTCCCGTCATTAAGGGGCCACCGGGAACTAGACTTAGGTTCTCTGTATTTCCCACTCTTAACATTAGTGGAAATTCTAATTTTTATTTTACACAGCTAGGAAGCACACAAGTAATCAGTACGACTACGTATCTTACATTAGATACTAATATTAAGATTGTTGGTAGAAAGACAGGTTATCAACTTACGATACCGATAAGATTTATAAGAAAGCAATAGGATAGGTAAAGAATGGGTTCATTTGTTAAGCCTCTTGGGGCGCAAGATAAAATAACAACTAAAACAAACTTATACGAACTAATCCCGGTTACAGGGACGGTTGTGTCTGCCACATATGAAGAAGGCAGTGGTGTAAAAGACCTGGTTGAGACAAACATCAAGAACTATAGCCACGGACTATTCCAATCCGTGTTCGATTACCCGCATGCAAGTTCGTCGGCGAACCATATTTTCGATATTACGGCGGGGCATGCGTCCTCATCTTGGACAACGGGGACAACATTTCAATATAATCGCTCTGACAAGATTCGAATGTATAATGAAATGGCTGCGCAACTTATGGGATACGATGCCGATGGCAATCTAAGAAGATTTGATCTAGATGGTAATTTGGCCACTGGAACGAAGATTAATGAAGCCTTCTTTATGAACTTTGCTAGGCTTACCACAAAGGATGAGATACGCCGGGGTACGTTTAAGCTAGATATTAA